TTAACCTTTACGACCTGGAACAGTGTATCGGTGTCCTTGATGGTCGTGTTGATGTAGTTCTCGAGCCCGGAGATCTCGTCAGCTGTATAGCTCGGCTTCTCGGCTGCTTTCGCCCATGCGTAGACATCACCGGCGTAAGCGGTTATATAGTCGAGCTCGGCGAATTTCTTTGTGCCGTCGCCGATTTTGATAAGAACAGTCGGCTCGTTCTGGGTGACTCCGCTCTTCGCGGGAACGACTACGACGGCAGCCTCACCGGCGAGAATAACGGGGTTGTTCTTCTGCCAGTTGGCGAGCGTGTCGTATTTGAGTCTCAGTCTGGTATTAAGAGTAGTTGTTGCCATTTTGCTTTTCCTTCCATAATAAATAAACACTCACGGAACCCGGGGATTCCGTGAGTGAAAATGATAGAGTTAAATCAGGTGATCAGACCTGTGCGCTTGTACCGCCGTCAAGGATGAGGGTGTCGCCTTCAGCCTGAGTCAGCTTCGAGGTGCTGACCTGATTGAGCTTCATTGTACCATCAGCGTCGACCGCGATTTTGTCTGTCGCTTCCGAACCCTTGACAGCACCCGCGGATTCTGTGGAGCCGAGAGGGATGTTGACGGATTTCTTTTCGGCGTCAACGCTGAGAGCCACGCCGTTCAGCATGATTGCCTCGATTGTGTTGACCTGAGCGTTCTCGTTGACCTTCGCGAGCTTTTCGCCTTCGGCTGTGGTCATGAGGCGCTTGCCGTCCTCGGCGTCTACTTTCTTTGCGAGCTCGCCCGCGAGACCGTCGATCTTGTCCTTCGAGATCTTACCGACAGTGAGCTTCTTTGCCGCGTCAAGAGAGAATTCGGTTTCGTCAACAGACTCGATGACGTTGACTTCCGCGCCCTCAACCATAGCTTCGAGCTTGTTCTTGAGAGCGGTCGTGAAGTCGTTAGACGAGAGACCCTTGCCCTCTTCCTTTGTGACGTAGCCTTCGAGGTTGATATTGAAACCGAGCTCAACCCACGCGGTGCCGTTGTACGCGTATTCTTTGTCGCCGATCTGGTAAACGTCGCCGTTCTTCTTATCGGTGAGAGCGTTCAGAGCGTCAAGAGACTCCTGTTCGCCCTTGAAGTGGAACGCGCCAGCGACCTTCTGGTCAACTTCACCCTTGGTATAGGTGTCTTTGACTTTCTCTTCGAGCGTACTGATCTGAGTGGTGTGCTGACCGACAGTGTCCGCGAGTCCGGAGACTGTGGAGGTGTCGGGAGTGAACCACTCGAGTTCGCCGTTGGCATTCTTCCTGAGCTGCTGATTAGCGGAAGCGGCGTCGAAGCCCTTCAGAGAGAGGATGCCGTCGGTGTCGATAACGGCTTTGCCGTCAGCGGAGAGTTTGCCGCCGACAGAGACTGTCTCGAATGTACCGTCGATTTTCTCCTTGAGCGCGAAGACAGAGAGTTCGCCGTCAGTGGCGAGAGCGACGATCTGACCCGCGTACGGGTAAGGCGTCACATCGAGCCAGTACTGCGAGACGCCTTCCTTGGATGCGCCTTTGGTGATGTAGTAGTTGAGATCCGCCTGAGAGTTGAATACGCTCGAGATATCGAGAGGACCGTACTTCTGACGGTTGAGGTTTACGCCGAGAGAGGCGAAGTTCTGATATGCAAATGCCATTGTGATTTTCTCCTTCCCTTAACCGATAACGAGGTTGTAGTGAGTAGCCGAGAAACCGTTGGCATTCTCTGCGCACCAGACGTTGTAGTTCATTGCGGTGTATCCGTTCGCGCCTTCGACGGCGACAGTCGAGAGAGTGAAGTTCGCGAATACATCGAGACCCATACCGTCAACGTCGATGACGCTCTTCAGCTTCTTTGTATAGCCTGTGCCCGCCGGGATGGCGACGAAGATACGCTTTGTGCCAGCCGGAATGGTTACGCCGTTCTGAGTGGAAGCGTTCTTGCCTGTGCCCTTGGCGGTCGCGGAGCGGATGACGGCGCTCGAAAGTTCGGTTTCATCTGTACCGACGTACATGAACCAGTTTCTGAAGCCGGTGACTGCCGCGGAGGACGCGGTCTTGGAACCGGCTTTGATCTGACCTTCCGCGCAGTCGTTCTTGATGTTGGTCTTCGGGATCGCACCGTCACCATAAGAGATGGTTGCGGAGACTTTGTAGTTCGTGTCGTCGCCGACGGTCATCTCGTCGAACGTGCCGGTCGCTGTGTCAGCGGTCTTGGAGTTCGAGTCGGAAATGGCGTAGGTAGTCGCCGTGATGCCGGTCGCCGGACCGAACTGATACTTGCCGGGATTCAGCGACGCGGTGTATGCCGGGGTGAACTTGCTGCCGACTTCCTTTGCGCCAGCACCGGTCAGAGTAACAGAGGCGGAGGGCTGAGTGATAGTCGGGTTGGTTTCCTTCGCGAGGATCGACGCGAGGACGTCGTTGACATTCTTGCCGGTCGACGCGATGGAACCGGAGCCGGAAGAGGGAACGGTCAGAACGCCGATCGGAGCGGTGTAGGTGAGATCGCTTGTGAAGTAGACGTTTTCTGCGGAATAGTTTCCGTCCATAGCGCCCCAGTGTGCACCGTCATAGACGAACGACTTGTAGGAATATTTGTCGCCGGAGATGAGGGTCTTGACGATGCAGATGTCGCCCTTGACGAGAGCATGGTCTGCTGTCACGCGAGCGATTACCGCGTTGTCGTCTTCACCTTCACCGGTGATTCCCTCGTAATGAGAGAAGGTCGAAGCTCCTACGGCTTCGAGGTTTTCGTATGTGGTCGCGCCGTCACCGATCTTGAGTATGCCGGTGTCGATGTCGAAGCACGGTTCGCCCGCGCCCGGAACCACATCCTTGTTGAGAATCCAGTTTGCCGTAGTGTCACGACGAAGCTGGATTCTGGTCTTGAGAGTAGTTGTTGCCATGAGTTTCCTCCTGATAATATAAAACAACCGGACGATTGCCCGGTCGAGTTGACATATTATTCAATTCCTGCCGCGTTTCCGCCATCAATGAGATCTATGTCAGCGGATCCGCCCGCGCCCGGAGCGGATATAGCCTCATATGCCGATCCGTTCCACCGCATGAAGTAATTCTTGCTTTCCACGTAGTAGAGAGCGTTCATATCCGGGTGTTCGTTGGCGTCCAGCGCGGACGGCGTGGCGTATGACTGGAACCCGCCGAGACGAATGCGCGTCGTGTCGTCGATATCGAGATAGAGGGCGTGCTCGTCAGTGGTTACGTAGACCGTACCGGGCGTCTTTTTGGCGGGAAGATTGATGGCAAGCCCTTTTTTGAAAGCGATTATTGCCATGTGTCAGTTCCTTTCAGTGGAGAATGGTGAGAGTGATTTTCTCACCGTCGATATAGACAGCCGGAACGGTGTCCTGCGTCATTTCGGTGTCGTTCGCGCCGGAATACGCGTAGACGAGCCGATTTCCCGGGCAGGTGTTGCCGTTCATGGTGAGCTTGCAGCCCGCGAAGGTTGTGGTCTGCTTTCCGAACGGCTGAATACAGAGAAGTCCGTTGTATTCCGGATATTCGGTGTCGATTTCGTCAATGGTGTTGTCGTTCATTTCAATTTCGCATTTCGGGGTTCCGCGTGCGCCGAACCTGACTGTGTTGACGAACTCGAAATGGTTGCCATTGACGGCGATTTTCGCGTCGTCCGCGGCTCCATAGATGTTGATTGAGTTGTGTGTGCAGCTGTTCTTTGTGAAGTAATTGTCGCTGAACGAAGATCCATCCGCGAGAAAAGCGTGCGGTTCGATCATGTTGTAGAGCGAACCGGAATCGGTCGCGGCATTGTCGCCGAAGAAGCAGTGCTCGACGACGAGACGAACGGGATCGGACGTATTCGCAAAGAGCCAGTAGTTCTTGACGCCTCCGGTTGTGTCGAGTCCGTAGATACGGCAGTTACGAATGGTGACGCTGCCCGCACCGAGAATCCGGATATAACCGTGGTCCGTAAAGTCAAAGCCGTCAAAGACTATATCTTTACCCGGCGCGTTGATTGTGACAAGATCCGTGATTTTTGTGACACTCATTTTGAGACCTCCTGCTTGAAGTTCTGCTTCAGTCCAGCGTTCATGCCTTCGAGCGTCACGGCTTTGTCTTTAATGGTCATCGCGTCGACTTCGCCCTCGGAGAACGAGATGGTGTCTCCGTCGTTTGCGGAGGTGACTGCCTCGGACGCCGTGGATTCACTGAGATCGACGGAGGTTCCCATGTCGACCCATGTGAGGCTCTTTGCGATGTCATCGAGGACGTCGGTGAGATCTTCGGAACGGTATGTGACTTTCGCGGAATCGACGTTCTTGATTGTGACGGTGCCGTCTTCTCCGACGTCGAATTCTCCGTTCGGTTTGATGCCGCCGGATCCGCCCATTTCCTTAATGAGTTCCTTAACCTTCTTATCAAGACCATCGATCGTTTCGGTCGGAATTTTCTTGATTTCAAGAAGACCCTTTTCGTTGACGATGATTGTCTCGTTGTCCGGCGCAAAGAGTACGGGAACCCATTTGCCGCGGTCTGCGTCAAGAACAAATCCGCTGCCGGTGTCCTTGCATACGTACAGTATCCCGTCGGCGGCGGAATCAAACGGCGGCAGCTTCGCGAAGGTTTCCGCAAAACGGACGCCATCTGAATAGAGGTCGTCGCCCTTGAATAGTTCCTTTGTGTCGGTACAGAAGTACAGACCGTTTGTCAGATGTACGGGGAGCGCGAGATACTGCGCTTTTGTGCCCTGTTTGTAGTAAACTTTTGTTGCCATGTTTAATCCTTTTGTAAAAGTGATCAGGACATAGGCTCCCATTCGGCACCGTCGATGACATCGTAGCCGAATTCGTCGTCGATATGCCTGAGGGTTCTGTCGGGATCGATCATGTAGAGATTCCACTCGTCAGCGTTTTCGCTCCTGATGACCACGAGCGTTCCGACTCTGTCCTCGGATTCATTAGCGTATGCCTGAGCTTCGGCGAATGTCTCGAACCTCGGATGGTTCGGATCAACTTTGATTTCGTCGATTCGTTTGTTGGTATCGGCTATAGCGGTCATGAGCTGTTCGGCGATGGGTGTGCCGATATCTCCGGTCGATCCTCCGCAGCAGCATCCGCCGCTCTTGTAGACCTGAATCGGACATTCGATTGTTGTGATACGGCTGCCGAGTCCGTTGATTCCATAAAGCGAGACGTACCATGTTCCCTCGGAGAGATTGAGGTGCTGCGACGCCTCGATCTTGCCGGAGCGGAGCATAAACGGAATGGGATTGCCATATGTGCCATCGGCGTTCAGTTTTCTGAATGACGCCCAGCGTGTGCTCATGCCGTCCCAATCGTCGCCGATGAATTTGAATTCAGCTTCGAGATAGTCGGTAGTGCCCGCGACAATTGTCGTATTGTTCGCCTGCTTCAGAACTTGTTTGATTACGATAAATTCAATAGGTTTAGCTATTTTTCTCACCTCCTGTTAAGATAGCACAGAAGGATCAGAGACTGATCTCTCCCGCGGTGACTTCACGCATGAAGTCCGCGTATTTCGCGCCGACTGTCCTGGCGGCTTCTCTTGCGCGCTCGACGTTGCCGTTGTTGTGACCTCCGGTGAGAGCGTTGGATGTGACGATCGAAAGCTGAAGGGTAGCATCCATCATTTCGAGTGACAGAAGGCTTTCTTTGCGCCGGAGTTCGGCGTGCTTTTCAGCCTGTTTATTTGCGCGTTCGACACGGATACCGACAACGGCGGTGATGACCGACGCGATTCCGGCAATCACAGCACAGATTATATTGACCATGATTCTTTCCTTTCTGAGAAAGAGTTTACTGTTCGTCGGTAACGTCAGAGGTGCCGCCGAATTCGGACGGAACAAGCTCAGGCATACCGCAGTCGTTGATTATGATTTCAGCGACGGAAGCCTTGAGCTTCGCGGGAACAGCGTCAAAATCGGTCTTGCCGAGAACTACGCGGCAGGCAAAAAGATTAGCAATGTTGGACATGGTGATTTCTCCTTTATGAAGTTAATAAAAAAGACGGCGTCGCCGTCAGGATTTCACGTCTACTATAAAGATATTGGCTGTGAGGTTGGTCTCCGGAGTCTTCTTGCACGTGAACGTGAGCTGCCCCGATGACTGCGAGAAGCATCTGACTCCCGCTTTTGCCCACACGTCTTCACTTCCGACGGCGGGACCGACAAAAATGAAGTTATCAGCGGTTACACCGGAAACACTCACGACCTGAACATTGTCATTCCATCCGGCAGACGTGAGTGCCGCCGTTGTTGCTGTGTGCTTTGACGAGTAACCGATGATCAGCCATCCGTCAAGAGTGCTGTCATAGACAAAGGAATATATGCTGTTGGCGTTCGCGAGAAAATTATTTGTCATTGCGACGCCGTTGTAGTAGATGGATTTCGCGGTCGTGTACGACGTTCCGGTCGATGTCTTGATTTCGATTTTGAGCGTCGGGTTTGCCGCGGTGTTCCCGTTCTTGAACCTGACAGTGACCATGAGCCCGTGCGTTAATTCGGAAATAGAACCTTCGATGACCGGAACCGCGATTTTACCGGAGGCACCGGCGATGGTCTCGCACAGACAGTGACGCGTTACGTTCTGTGTACCGTCAAAACCGATGCCGTCGATCAGCTTCGCGGTCGAGAGCTTCGCCGCCTGTCCGGCTGTTCCGGCTTGGCTGGCGATGTATTTCTGGACGTCGTCCTTGAACATTTTCTGAAGCGCGGAAACAGCGTCCAGAAATTTGTTGATGGTCGACGCGTTGATGATCTTGTTTTTCAGGTCCGGATTGTCCGTAAGCAGCTTTGCGGCAGCCGCTTGATTCCCGGCTGACATATATGACTGATACTGATTTACGAGGACGATGTCACCGCTCGTTACGTCAGAGAGCCTGTCGAAGACGTCAAGCGAATCGGGGAAATTGGTCTCGGGCAGTTCGGGATATGTTTTACTCATGTGATGTTTATCACCTCAATTCGTTTGATATTATTCGAGCCACGGGTAGAGCGGCTGAAATCTGACGGCGTTTATGGTCATAGTACCTCCGGTCGTTGATCCGGACTTGCTTTTGACCATATAAACTGTCTTTTCTCCCGTAATACCGGGAGTGTATTCGATCTTCTGGTTGACGCCGAGCCACGGAATCTCGATCATTTCGAGCGATATTTCGTTTTTCATATCGCTTGCGAGCCACAGTTCGTATTCGGCGCGTTGCAGTGCGAGATCTTCGGAATAGATATCCGAGTATTCTCCGCCTGAGCAGACTTTGCGAATAACTCCGATCTGGTCGACGCCATACGGAGTGTCCGGCTCGACGACGTATGAGATATTCGTTGTCGGGCTGTCTACCGCGTCGGCGGCTTTTTCTTCCGCGGTCGGCTCGCGTGACATGAGCTTCGCGATACCGCAGATCTGATATTCGCCTTCAAAATAAAAATAGCTCTGAGAGCCATTCTTCTTGAATTTTACGACGTATGACTTGTCCTTCTTAACGCGTCCGGCGGCGATTTCCTCATTGTTCTCTCCGTAGACCGGGTAAGCCGTGAATGAATTGATCTTTACCGAGAATCCGCCGGTGTTTTCGGCGGGAGCCTTGAATCCGTACTCCTCGTTTGCCGAGAGTTCGGCGATAGCGCTGTTTGTGATATTGTATGTGTTCTGCGAGTATGCCACTTCGGTCGAGTACGTGTCGGTGTCGTTGCATTTACCCCAGACTTCAACAATGTTGTAGATGCCGGAAAAGGATGTGTTGAGGCTTTCGTCGATCACGAGCTCGCGCATGATTTCGTCGTCGATGATAATCGGGTCGGACGCCGCTGTCGGATACCGCTGGCACACAAAGGTATCGTCATCAAAGAAGGTCTCCCAACCGGGATATAGGTCTCGGAGCTCGGTGTTTATCGCCTGGACATTGGAACCGGTTGAGAATTCGAGGTCATACGGAACGTCTTTGCCGACGTCGTCTATTCGGTATTTCCGAATTCCTCCGAGTTCGGTGACGTTTGAGACCATGGCGTTCCGGATGCCTGACCCGGCGGGGATTCTGGTGGCGAGTCCGGAGAGAACGCCGCCTCGTTCGCCGTTGAGAAGGACCATAAGATCCGAGAGCGAAATTGTCAGCTGTCTGGTGCTCGCGTTGTAGTTGTACCCGGCGTCCATATAGACGAACAACCCGATATCATACCATACGGTGTCGCGCTTCCGGATATTGAATATACCGGTTTTCAGTCGGATATATTTGTCAAACCATATACGCCCGTCGTTCCGGAGCTCAAAGTCTGAATCTTTGACACAGAGGGTAATGTTCGCGGTTTTGCGGACGTCGCTTGTCGCGTCAAAGGAATAGCTGTCGCTGACAAGAGTTCCGTCGAGCGTGCCGATGGTCTTGAAGTTTTTGTTGAGCACATCGATACGCGCGTATACTGTTCTCGACGATTGCTTCAGAAGGTTGATGTCGTCCTGAGTGATGACCGCCATTACGTCACCTCCGTAAGCCCCGTGAGCGCAAGGTCTTCGATCTTGTCACAATCAGCGACCTCGACCCAGTCGAAAGCGGTCGTAACAAAGTCCTGTACGCCCTGTTCGGTGTCGGAGACCGTAGCGGAAGAGACTTCAATAATCCACATCCGCCCGTCGTCAATTTTCAAAAGCTTCATGACGCCGTTGTTCAGGAAGTTTTTGAGCGAGTGCCTGTAGACGTGAGAGCCGATGGTGTTGTAGGTGTCGCTCACACGGTCTTTCGGATTGTTCAGCTTCTCGACAAAGTACGCGCTGATATTGCCGGAGTCGTAGTCGTTCGCTCCGTTCGCGATGACATAGGGGTATTTGCGGTTGATGGTCGTGATGACTGAGCGCGGTTTGTTGCGTGCCTCGGAGATCTGCACCTCGAGTTCGGACGCGTAGACGCCGGTCGAATCCATAATGAATATGCCGCTGAAATCCGTCTCGACTGAGTTCGTATAGAACGACCCTTCGACATCGCCGAAGACCGGTACGAGGGTGTATTCGTATTCGCTCCTGCTCCGGACGGTCAGGTCATGCCATTCAAACGTGAAATCTTCTTCCTTATTAATAGCGCGTTCGTAGACAGTCTGCCACGTGAGGTCGCCCTTGAGACGGCGCTTGAGCCGCATTTTGTCGACCGACGAGACGTAGAACGTGATGTTGCCCGCGAGGAGATTGCCTTTGAACCCGGCGTTCAGAATGGTGTCGAAGTTCCATTCGGACGGAATCGTGAATCCGTCGACGACATCCTTGCTGATATAGAGCTGATCGATGATTCCGCCGCCGACCCTGACTTTGGTGAATCGCGGTCGGTATGTCACGGGCAGAGAGAGTGCGGAGCTGTCTCCCGCCATGTTGTAGCCAAGGAAAATCATGATTGCACCTCCACGGAGTAGAACCCATCGAAGGTCACTTTGATTGTGATAATAGCGTCATCCGCCGGAGGATCAATAAATGACGAATAAAAAACGTTGCTTCCGACCTTGAGTTCGGCGGAGCATTTGCCGTTTGCCGCTTTGCGCCATCGGAGACTTATGGTTTCAACTCCGCCGGATAGCTCAACGACAAGCGCGTTCACAACAAAGGAATAGCCCCTTACAAAGAGCGTGAAGTTGCCGCTGACGTCGATATTTTTAAGGAATGATACGCTGTCGTTCCTGAGATCAGCAAATTCGTTGTCAATGTAGACGATTTCGGAACCGGAATCAGAAACACCTTCAATGCTCGCGACGTTCGTCGATACTTTGACATATCCGCCGTCTCTGATGTTTTCGAGATAGACGGGGGAGTAGAAGGATGGAGTCGCGTAGCTGATATGAATGATTAGGTCGTTCGGATGCTCTGTGCGGGTATCGAACGCGAGTCCTTTGACTGTGCGCCCGTAGGCGCGGATGTAGTACGCGGCGTCGTCGTTCAGTCCGGTGACTGTGACGGTGTCTGCCGCGGCGTAGAGCGAACGGCTCTGGTAGAACACGGTGTGTGACGCCGTGTATACGACGATGATAAATTCGTCGATAACATCGCTGTCAGCCTGAGCGTAGTTCACTCCGATCTGAAGTGACGAGTTCGCGACGATTTGCCCGTCTGTTATGTCTTTGATCTCCCATGTCGGGGTTGTGAGACAGTAGAAAACTGACGAAGACGATGATGTGATCGACTCCTCGTCGTTTCCGTTTTTGTAATACGCGGTGATTTTGATATAGTATGAGTGCCCGTTGGTCAGTGTGCCCGCGGGTATTGTGTGACTGAGAGAGAAGGATGTTATGCGTTCATTGAATACTTCCGCGTTCGATGAGCTGTCGTAAACGACAATTCGGTTCGCTATACACTGGTTGCCCTCATACCTGAATGAGACTTTGTATTCCCCGGACGCGTCGAAAGCGTCGGGGGTATTTACTGTAATTGAAGCCATGTGGTTATGTCACCTTCCCGAGAATTGATCTGTTGTTCGGGTTGTTCTGCTCAAAGAGAACGCGCACGGTGTCGCCGACCGCGTAATTGTCCGGCGACCGGATAAGGTAGCTTTGTCCTTCTATGAGGACGACATAGCCGCCATCCGTGACCTCGGAGACGAACCCGCGCTTCGTGACGTCGAACCGGGCGTTTTCAACGAATTTGGCACAGGTCTGCTCAATGGCTTTAAGAATTATTTCGATTGCTTCTTCGTTAAGCATTGGAACCTCTTGACTTTTTATGGAATGTGTGATATAATAATCTTGAATGGAGGGATGTCTGTGAAAAGGAGATATATTATAACGATTATTGCGGTGGTTGCCGTGGTTTCGATGCTTGTGCCGGTGTCTGTCTTCGCGTACAGAAACATCAATTATTCCGCGGGAATATCTCATTTCGACAACGAGGAGTATATAAAATCTGTCGAATGCTTCAGCCGTGTACAGAATTATAAGGACTCATATGCGCGATTGGCTATTGCTCAACAATACGCTGAATTAGAATCCAAATACAAACAAGCCGAGCTGTATTTTGACATGGGCAATTATGCTACAGCTGAACAACTGTTTACGGAAGCGACCGACTATCGTGACGCGAGTGAACGTGCCGCCGACGCACATAACGCGAATATATACCAAACCGCTGTTGATCATTATAATAATAAACAATATCAGGCAGCGCTGAGTTTGCTGCACTCTATACCCGGTTATAAAGACGCGACGGCAAGGGCATCGGAAATTCAGGCTGAATGGGATGAACAGAGATATACCGCTGCTGTTGACGCGCTCGCCAATAAAAAATATTCAGACGCACAAACGCTTTTCCATGATCTGGGCAACTACAAGGATTCGGCAGATCAATATAATACCCTGTTGACATATGATAACTTGTATTCGAAGTTCAGCAATGCCATCAAACATTCGTTTGCATCCGCTAAAGAATACTTTGATCTGCTGCCGTCGGATTATATTGACAATGACTCGCCGCAGTATGTGTATTTTGTGGACTACATCGACTATTGCGGTAAATATGTTTATCAAGACGGCAGTATAACACTGCTTGATATCGATTTCTATCTTGATGGCACGAAATTATATGCTACAGACAGCATATGTCCATCGTTATGGGATCTTAATAATCTCTTTGAAATGCGCAATGACACTACCAGCCTGCCACCAAACGCTATAACGAATGTGCTTGCGGGCAGACCGGGCACCGTGTTTGATTGGTGGACGGCTTCAGTTGTTGATGACACCCAGAACGGCGTGATACATCATGGTCGCGCAACCATAACATTCACAAACGGTCAGATTATTATTGATGACACATGGAATGATGAGGACACCGTACAAACATATAATAAGAAAGGAAATAACTGATGATAGCATTAACGGTCGGCAATAAATTCCCGCCCATGAAAAATCATCCGGAGGGAGCTTATTTCACAATAGACGATTCCGGTCTGATGTTGATTTACAATTACCGTATGCCGACAGAGAAGGAGTTGTCCGCCGTAAAAGAGGGGAATCCGGCGGAATTCCGTTTCCTCACCGAGAACGGTATGATATTCTTCATGTCGAAAATGGGAAGTCTTCCATGGAATGACAGCCCGTTTGACCCGCGCCTTGAGCGAGATCATGGTCTTGAGCTTCCGGTGTCAGAGAGTGCCGGATATCTGATGACGTTTATGATGGTTGACGCCGCGACGAATACGATAAAGCATATCCGCGCGATAGGTCTTGGTCACGAGTTTTCATTAAAGCTTTGTGCCGCTGTCGATGAGTTTTATGACAGGGAAGAGAATGGTCAGATTGAGAGCATCGACGCCCTGCGGCAGATCAACGATGTCCGTATTAATATGGTCTACGATAAATTCACAAGCGACGAGCTCGCGAAACGCGCGACTGTGTCATACAGAATTAAAAAGAAATAACAGAAGGGTCCGTGAAATTCGCGGACCCTCTTTTTACTTCCTGCCCATTCTCTGAATCAACCGTGACGGCAGCTGCCTGACAATAGCTTCGGCGAGTGTGTCGGGGCTGTTGACGCCGGAGAGGTTGATGTCGCCGATGGTGACGGTCGTTTCCCCGGCTTTCTGTACCGATGGTGATGTCGGATTGACAAGCTGTCTTCCGTGAAGTACGGAGTACAGATATCCGGCGTCGGCGTTGTTGAGCACGAGTTCGGGCTTTGATTTTGTACCGTGAAGCATGGCGACGCCGGTGTAGTCGGCGATGCCGCCTTCGGCGTAGGCTCTGACGCCGTTCTTTTTCCACCATATGCCGTCCGCGTCTCTGGTCCATCCGAGTGATTCTCCGAGGGCTTTGTTGCGGTCAGAGAGGGTTTTCTGTTCGGATTCATTGGCGAACCACCAAGCGGCAGAGTTCTGCTTCATTTCGTTGATGACGTTCTGCTGTTTCTGCGCTGTGTCGTCCGCGATGGTTGGATAGGAATCGCCGTAATTGGATGTGTTGATACCGTTCAGGGAATCGAGCGCGTTCTGAAGTTCGTTTGCTTTGTCGATGAGGTTCTGAAGATTCTGAACTCCGCTCTGAGAGAAGTCTTCGAGCATGGCTTTGCGCTGTTCGAGCCCCGCGCCACGGAATTCGTCCTCAAAGTCCATGAGTTCGTCGTATCTGCCGAGCTCATATTCGATATTGTCTACGGCGTCGCTCCACTCGTCCTTCAGGTCTTCGAGATCCTTGATCTGTGACGCGATAGAACCTGTGACATCTTCGTTCAGCTGATCGCAGATATCCGAATAATTCTGTGCAAACCCTTCGATTTTGTCAGTACGCATATCGAGTATCTGCTTTTCCCAGTCGGCACCCAGAAGAGCCATTGCTTTCTGTTTGTCGATGTTCTTTTCGTAGTCATCGATAGTTGCCTGCCATGCGTCGCGATATTTTTCGAGAGCGTCGATCTGGTCGTTCAGATCCTGCTCACGCTTCAGCTCGTCATAGCTTTCCTGCGCCTGTCTGACGGTTTTGTCGTCGGCTTCCCATTCAAATCCTGTGCCGTTGTCGCGGTAGATATGGATGTTGCGCTGACTTCTGGCTTCTTCGACGGCTTTCAGGGCTTTCTGAAGCTTCAGCTGTTTGTCGAGTTCGTCGGATTCCTCTTTGAGCTTGTCTATCTGGTCATTGATGAGATCGACGACCGCGGAGACGGTGGACTCGTAGTTGCCCTTTTGCTTTTCGTAGTTCTCTTTCTGCTTATTGAGCGCGTCAAGCTCTTTCTCCATGATCCGGACGGCGGCGTCGGCAAAATCCTGCTGACGCTGCTTTTCGGCGTCATACATACTTTCGAGTACATCGAGCTTCTTCTCGAGATATGTCTTGTAGTTGATGATGCCGTTTTCGTATGACTGGTCAAGGAATTTGTCGACACGCTTCCACGCGGCAATTTCGTTGTCAGCGCCCCAGTTGCCGAATTTGTTCCGGCGGGAGATATAGTCCTCATAAGCGGAGAGACTGCGCTCAAACATCTCGCTCTGGATGGATTGGATGTTGTTTTCGTATTCCCACCACTTGGTCTGCATGTCCTTGATATATTCGGAATGTTCAATTTCGGTGTCAGACATTGTGCCGGTCATTTGCTCGCGGTAGGTGTCCGCCGCTTTGTGAACCATTTCCTGCATCATGCGATATGTTTCGATCTGCTTGACTTCGCTTTCCGGAATACCGGAGGAATTTACGGAATCGCGATTCTGCATGAGCGTGATATCGTGTTCATAATCCGAGAGCGTCTTTTCAAGCATCTCGTTGCGCCCCTCAAATATCTTGACGAGTTCATCGACATATTCGCTGGTCGTCGAGAGATTTTCCTTGAAACGCTTTTCGTTGATTTCCTCGATCTTGTCGTAATAATCCGAGAGGTCGGTAAACACGGATCTATCCCATACCATTCCCGCGTCATATTTCTGACGTTCGTCCTCAAGCTTTGAGAGCATATCGTCATATTCTTTGACGCTGGCTTCTTTCAGCCCCTTGAAGACTTCGATAAGATAGTCCTGATATTCGTCCGCGTTGATAGCGCCGTCATTATATGCCTTCTTAGCGAGTTCGCCAAGGTTTGTGTAATAGTCGCGCAGTGTCGCGAAGAGCGACTTGTCCCAGTCCATGCCCTCATCGAATTTCTTCTTTTCGGTGGACAGAGTATCGAACGACTTCTGATAACCTTTCTTGACTTCCTCGCGCAGCCCATTGAAGACGTCGAGTACATATCCCTGATATTCGACGGCGTCGATTTCACCGGCGGCGTATCCCGCCTTGGCAATGTTCGCGAGCTTCGAATAGTAGTCCTCCATAGAGGAGAGATTATACTTGACGAAAGCCGGGTCGAGTTCCATCTCGGACTCGAGAGCTTCTTTCTCCATATTGAGCTGCTTTAAGTTCTTGGAGAACTCGGTCTCGGATGACGATGATTTCGACTTGTTTTTCAGTTCACCGGCAGGAGCTTTTGCGCTCATTGCGTCGAGATCAGTTTGAGCTTGCGCGATTTCCGCAAGAGCCGCAGTGTATCGTGTAACAAAATCGGCAATATCCTGATCCTCGACAGAACGACTGATACTATCCTCATACTCCTGAAGAGATTTGAGATCGTTGTCGTCAATCTGCCGGACAATTCCATATACCTTTTGTTTAGCTTGCGATTCGCTCCATCCAGAATTCTCGAACACATCAATCGCATTGAGCTTCAACAATTCAAGTCTGACTTCTGTCAACGATTTGATGAGATCGTAGTTCTTCTGCATCAGCGAGACAACGGAGTCCCCGATAAGATTATACTTACCGGTAATCGCATCCAACTCAAACTGAAGCTCCGGAAATGTGTTCTTAAGTGACAGCATTTCGCTGTGGGCGAACTGTTCCTTGCTTGCTACTTTGTCATAAGCATCGCCGAGCTTTGAGTTTTTCTCAGCGAGAGCGGAAACCTGTTCTTTGACGCTGTTTGCACCTCCGAGATATTTCTGAAGCAGTGCGTACTGTTCGGATATCGCACCGTTGCTCCGGAGCGTTTCTTCAGCCGCAGACTGTTGCTTTTCGATATATTTTTCAATATCTGAATCGACAATCTTCCATCCGTGCTGACCGGTAAGTTCATCGTCAACACGTTCAAGAGTCGCGACGAGCTCGGTATTCTGATCCTTAAGACGATCATAGACATCATCGGAAATAATCTTATCATCGCTGAGTTCCTGTGCCGCAAAAAGTCTGTTGGCAGCCTGTACCGACGCGTTGAAAGAATCGATTGTTTCTGTGATCTTTGCAGACTTTGTCGACGCGGCGACAGCTTCGATCTTGGTTTTGCACCGATCGAGTTCTGCGTTAAATTTCTCGAGTGTATTATCTGGCGCGAGCGTATCCCAATCAAAGGCATCACTGAGCGCAACCTTGATATCTGCCAATGAGAACGATTCACTGATGGCTTTACCGAGTCTGGACCCGAACTTGACCGTCAGATCCTGCGTCCATTCATCGATGTCAAGATCGCCAGACTTCAGATATGACCCCAGAGCGGATGTCAGCTCTTCGGGCAGAATCTTGCCTATCCGGTCGATTTCTTTCCGTATGCCATCAAGCGTGTCTGCGTCGCTGAGCGACATAAGATCGTTGATGGCGTCGCTGATATCCTTCTTTGTAGAAGAATCTGACAGGGGCTTAATTATTGCCTTCTGAAGCCACGGGAAAATGCTTTCGTCGTTCTTGGCGAGCTCACCCACAAACGTCTTGTCAACGTTGTTGAGAAGAGCGATGATTTCGCTCTGCGTTTTCTCGTCGAGACCGGAGAAGATATCATTATTGTAAAGATAGGCAGAGACTTGCTTGCTGTAGTTTTCAAGAAAGTCTGTGTTAAGCTCTGCCGCCAGAGTCTGAATACGAGCGCTGACGACATCCTGCCAACCATCAATAAGATGGTTGAGATCAAGCCCTGCATCCTTAAATGCCTGATATACATATTTATCACTTGTCGTTCCATCGTCTTCTTTTGCTCTGTACTTAACCTTGGTTTCATCAAGCCCAGAGTTAAGAAGACTTTGCAGAATCTCATAAGTCCGATATTGGTTTGCCCCGGTCCAGAAATCGTCACTGAACCACTTATCCTGCAAACCCTTAAGCGCGTCTCCTGCTTCGGTGATTACCTGATTCCGCTGTGCTCGCGCTGCCTTTTCATATTCGGCATTGAGGTCAGCGACACCGTTTTTCAGCTTTACGACGGCGTTGTACTGACTATCATAACCAACTATCAGAGACGGGAACAGGTCTGCGATCTGGTTCGAAATCTCGTGGTAACGGTCATACTCGTCCGCGGTCAGAGAGAGATTTTCTCCATACGCGCTGACACCCTTTGAAAGTTTTTCAAATTCGTCGTAGGAATCAGCCAGAGATTTCACCGAAGACTTCATGTCTTCGAGCTTATCTTCAGCTTCTTTCCACGCTTTGGTAATCTCAGTGGCTGTATCGATGGAACGCTGGCGCATGGTGGAAACATATTTAATGAGACTGATCATCCCATCAATAGCTGCACCAACAAGGAACCCTGTGAACGCATTTAACGCGATGTTACCGGCTTTGCCCGCGAGGGTTAACAATTTCGTTTTTACGGTTGCCTCGCCGAGCTGCGTCGCATATTGGCTTGCGAATTCTGCCGCGTCACCGAATGAACTCTTGGTAGCCAGATTGGCTTCAAGTGTTTTTCTGGTTTCGCTGTGCAGTCCGGCAAATCTGCTGCTGACGCTTTGTAACACATCGCCGTATGATTCTGCGCTGCCTTGTGCATCTTCAAAATCTTTGGCAATTTGTTCCATAATCTTGGAGTCTGCTTTGTCATTTCCGACAAGCATCCCCCATAACGATCCGTCTTTGATCCAGTTTTTAGAGCCGTTGCTTTTTGCCTCGAGCATTGTTTCGAGGTCCAAAAGACCATAGCCAGCAGCGCCAGCGACACTGTTCAGCGTTCCGATAAGCGCTCCACCCGAAGAAACAGATGCTATTTCATTGAGCAAATCAAGCACGCCACGAAGCAGATCGATACCACCCTTATAGATGTCGCTGTTTATGATAGAACTTGACAATGCTTCATATGAGGACTTCAGAAGATCGAGTTTACCCGTAATTGAGTCGAGATATTTCTCGTTCTCCGCAACAGCACTACCGGTAGAGTTGACAGAGGTTTCGATAACTTTGTCGACAGTATCGAAATTGTTCATTATCGCGGCAAAGACAGACTGCTGTCTTGTACCGGCAATAAGACGCGTGATTTCAGCCTGATCAACGTCAGAAAGCGTGTTCCAGACTTCAGAGAGTTCGCGAAGAATCTGAATGGTCGACTTGAATGTCTCGTTATCGTCCTCGAAAATATTGACTTTGTTACCGGAAGCTTTGTAGATCTTCTGCTGAAGCTGAGTAATACTTTCGGCAGCACCGTCAGCATCAATCTCCATCTCTGCAAGCTCGCCGGATGTATTTCGGATACGGGCGGCGATAGTGCGGAGAGCCGTTGCGGTCTTTGAGTAATCCTGTATAACCTCATTTGTAGCAGTAAATAATGCCACAGATTCATCAAAGTTATTTCCAGCTGCTTCAAGCGCCGCACCGGCGTCTGCCATAGCGTCCGCGATATTACCGGAAGTTACTCCAAATGAGTTGGATACTGCGTTATATACGTTGACAATCCGCATTGCGTCCTCAGCCGCAATGCCAAAAGCTTTCATCGCAGAGATGATTGTGTTCGATGTCTCGTCAATCGATCCGACATTATCCCAGACGTTCTGTGCGATAATAGCGGCGTCTCCGAGCTTTTCAGCTTCTTCGAGGTTGTAGCCCATTCTGGCAAACGATCCGGTCGCGATAACAACGTCCGACATGGTCGAGCCGAGAGTCTGTGCTCTCTTTGCGGCGTTTGTCAGGAATTTGTCGTATGTAGCGTCAGTTTCCTCTGTGACCTTTCTGAGTTCGGTCATCGCGTCGTCGAGCGCGTTGACGTTCGATATCATATTCCGGATCTGCTGAATAGCAAACCCGAACGAGGTCACGCTGACAAAATACGATGTGAGCTCCTGCATCTTGCCTTGGATACGCTGTTCATATGTCTGACCTTTGTATCCGAGTTCACTTGAAAGGCTGTCAAGAAGACTGAGGTTCTGTCTCAGTTTTGCGATAGACGCTTCGTCGAGCTTGTCTCCGGCGTTCTTAAGCGTCTTAATCTGAGCGTCGATATTGGACGCCATAACCCTGAGTCCGGCGTTTTCATTGACTTTGCCGTTTGCTGACATGAAGTTGCGGAATGTCGCCTCGAGGTTCTGAAGGTTTCTCGAGTTGACAGCCTGCGACAGTTCGGCGGCGGCATTTTTCTTTGTCAGACCGACGAGGGTATTAGCATTCTTGTTCAGAGTCTCATATCGTTCTGACGCAATACGCAGCTCTTCTGCCTTTCTTTTCTCTTCCTCTGTGCCTGCTGACGCAAGAGCAAGATATTCGTCGGCAAGCTGTTTGAGTCTTGTATACTCGGTTGAAAGTTCGCTGACTGCCGCTATTGAATCGGAAGCATATGCCTTATCTGAAAGTTTATTTGTATCCAGCTGATAACCTGCGAGCTGTGTTTTCCACGACAAAAGGTTATCCTGAATATTCGCAACGGAATTAACAGGGGAATTGCGTTCCGCGACAATCCGGCTGTTGAGCGCCTGTATCTGCTTAAGAGCGCTGGCGACAGACGACGCATTAGCCGCGCTTCCATCGAACTGATCGCTGATGCTGCTGACAACCGCACGGACATCTTCAAGTCTCTTCTTGAGTTCGGGAGATTTGACTGTGAGTTTGTTGAAGCTTTGTTCGGCTTTCTGGAAGTTCGACTGCATTTTATCGTAGTCGACATTGTATTTTTCTTTGCGGCTGTCGTTCAGTTCAACTGCCTTAGCCGCGCCGACATAACCGGAAAGAAGCCGTATCTCGGTCAGATAGTCGCGTATTGCCTGAACACGATTCTTGACCGCGTCGACCTGCTTATCAACCGGCAGATTTGAGATAGGCTGAGATTTCGCCTTTTCAATAAGATCGTATGTCTCTTTCAACCGTTTGAGGTTGTCTGTAAGATCGATATCATTGCCGAGAATCGAGACATTGGAGTTTTTGAGCTTCCCGATAGCTACGGTTAGCTTTTCGAGTGTAGCGGGCGTTTTCTCAAACTTTTCGTACTGATTTGTCAGAGCGTTGAATGAGTCGCCGCTCTTCGCGACCTGTTCGAGTGCGGAGAGATTTGACTTGGCGGCAGAAATCGCGCGCTTCAGCTCATCGAGTTTATCTTTCGTGTTTACGATGAAGCTGTCATCAAAATAGCCTTTGAGCGAACCGGTAATAACGGCGTCCCTCGGCTGATGAGAGGAATCAATCTGCGCGTAAAGCTGATTTTTAACTGCGTCCGCCTGAGCCTTCAGGAGCGCCTCATTGACCGTTTTCTCGTTTTTGAAGGTCTGTATCAGTCTCTCGTGAGCGAGTTTGAGTTCATAGACGCCGTCTTTTTTGGCATCCATCGCTTTCTTCGCGGTGTAGCCCTGAGAAATGGTTGTTTGGAGTTCTTTGTTGAAGTATTTGAGAGAACCGGTGATGTTGGTGATTCCGTCGGCGTCAAATACTTTGTCCACGCTGACGGCTTGCAACTTATATCCGGCTTTCTCCTGTGCGACGGCGAGTTCGGCGATTTTGTCGATGTCGCCGGAGTTCATTTTGATGCCCTGAGCGACCCTGACGTCGTTGAGCGTCCTGATATAATCGGGGTTGGCTTCCTCGCCGGACAGAATATCCGCGTGAGCTTTGGCGGCAGCATTGTTCTTCGCAATGGTCTGTGTTTCTTTGTCGATGGCGTCGCCTGTCGCCTTTGACTGCTTCGCTTTCTTCGCTTCTGCCTCGGCGGCGAGCTTCATGACGTCGACGTGATCGTCAATCTGCTTGTTGGAATCAGCTAACGAGTCGGATTCAACTTTGACGTTCCGTGCGAGGATCTGCATTCCGGAGATCTGCGATTTGACGGCTTCGTTGATTTTGTCCGTGATATCATCAAGCCCGGCGTCGATATTGCTCGCGTCGAACGGGACATATTCGAGCATGGACGACAGCTTCTTCGGGAGATCATAGGAAGCCTTGCTGACCGCGGGATGAACAGAACCGCCGATGCTCCGGAGAATATCCGTCAGAGAACCGCCGTTAACGCCCCACATATTGTCGTAGGTCTGCTTTGCCATGTGGAACGTGTCGTATTTCGATTTTGACTGTTCGGTCTTTACCGCCGTATCAAAAGCGTTGCGTTCGCGTCTTGTCAGTTTTGAGCTGAATTGCTTCAGGTTGTCTTCGTATGCCTGAAATTGATCGAGAAGCTTTTCATAGTCTGCCGACGCCATCTTTGACGAGCGGTTCAGAATGTCCGCGACCGCGGTATACAGCTTCATTTCCTGCTCGCTGTACTGCTTTGCCCATGTGTTTATGAGCTTGCTCCGGTCACTGGGAAGACCGTTCGACGGCTTCGCGGTGCCGCTTGTCGACGTCCCGCTGATATTGCCGGAGATTTTACCGATCTGCACATTGGCGAGCGACTTCTTGATCGCGGACGCGATATCGTTGCCGATCTGCTTTCCGAGCCCATCGAACTGCTTTATATGAACTGATGACACGGAGCTCTGAATCTGATTTTTCAGAGCTTCCTTGTCGATCTGTACTTTCAGCTTTTTGAGTTTTGTGTCGGTGTCTTTATTGATCGACGTGACGGCTTCGTTTATGGCTTTAACGACGTTCGCCTCTATTTGACCCGCGTCTGCGCCGATCGTGATTTTGAAATCGGGTTTGGTAACCGAGCCCTTCATGTCCGATTGATTCCTTTCCTGTATTCGTCGAGCAATAAATAACGTTCATCATCAGATAGTTCGGGCTCCGCCGTATAGACGGTCATAGCGCGATCTGCTCTGGTCATCGGTCGGTCTACCGCTACGTGTGTCGGTGTGCATATCGCTGTCGGCGACAGTTCAAACGGCGATGCCGTACAGACGACGAGGATATCGAATGTGCGACCCATCCATGCTTTCGTCCGGACGGTCATTGTCGTGTGTTCACCCGATGCCTTGTATCTGATGTTTTCGATGTTTGCACCCGTGAGGGCATAATTAAAAGGAGCTTCCAGAATCTCTCCGGAAGCTCTATTCTTGTACATAATGTTGCACTTCATGAAACCACCTCGCTTTATCTTACCGCGAGGACAGGGAAGTGCTGATTTCAGAAGTATCCTGCGCTCAGATTGGCTGACTCCCATTCTGAGTTCTCGCTGTCGTATGCCGGATTGTATGTGAGAGTCAATCCGTCGTTTTTGTGTCGGCGCTTAAATTCTGCCGCCGTTTCCTGAATGAATTCGCTGGCGGCACGAACCCTGAGGCTTCTGCGCCATTCGCCGTCTATTTTCTTGTAGACGTAGTTTTCCGCATCGTACCCATTGTTGAACAGGACGGGAAGATATACGTCGAAGTCGTATTTGATCTCGTACCACGAGCGTCTTGCGACGACTTCGCGGTCAAAATATACGTTGGCGGTCCATCCGACACCGTCGTCAAAAAACACTTCGGATCTGACGGCGTCGCTGAACACTTCCTTGGCTCTGGGGCTGAGAATACTGTTTGAGTCGATAACGTCAAGCAGTATGTCCTTCAGCTCCTCGGCGGCGGCTTTGGCGACGCTTTCGGCTCCTCCTCCGCTGCTCTTGCCGATTTGCGGGTTCTTCTTGATTTCTTCCCTGATCCGCTTCTGCACAGGCGCGGAGTTCAGATAGTCACGAAGCCGTTCATTAAGTTCTTTCATTTTCCTTTTCCGATGTAACTTTCAGAACGTTGCGTACCCGCTCTTCGTCGTCCATGTTTGCGATCTTATTGACGTCCGACATAACGGCTTTCAGGTCAAGGGAGTCAAGGCTGTCCCCAACCTTCACAAACTTGTCAGTCAGAGCCTTGACCTCATCAAGAATAGCGTCAATGTCATGCTGTCTCTTCTCACGGATATCTGCGTTGATAGCGTCGACGGCGCGGTCGATGGTCAGCATGATGTCTTTGTACTGATCCGGCGAGACTGACTCTATCTTCGAGATGAGATTTACGTTATAGACGAGGAACGCGAGACGTTCCGGCGTGAGGTTGTCCGCTTTGATGTTCGTGAAATAGCTGATAATGGCTGCGTATGTGACGTCATCCCGGACATAGGGATTGTATGTGTCGTCGTCGAAGAGCTGTGCTACAACTCTCGCACAGAGCTCTGCCTTTTCTGTCGGCAGAAGATACGACCTGACAGTGATATTGAAGCCGCCGTTGTCCTCTCCGCCGCCTATAGGGAATACCGTTTCGTTGTAACCAACGGCGTGGCGTTTTTTGATCATGTTATCAAGCTTTTCGCAGCTCACCTTTTTCGTTGCCATAGTTAAATCTCCTTAAAATTAGTACATTTCCCATCCATAATATCATCCGATACCCGTCCGGCTTTCGCCCCGGCGAGTATGCTACAGTTTCGTTTGTATCGGCTACAACCGACGCAGCGTGATTCAAAACTCTCAAGCTGAGATAAGTTTTCAAAAATACCTGTGTAGTCAACGGGATGGATGATAAGTTCGACACGCGGGTTCTTCGTGTCGTAGAGTATTCTCTGTACGCGCTCGCATACGACATTGTCGTCGACCCAGATAAGCCCGGAATCGGTGATCGCATCGAGCAGAATTTTCCAGTAGTTGTTGGCGTCCATGTCGATACGGGGAAAATAAAAATACGCGTCGACATAGAAGTGCCTTGCTTTATCCGGTGTGAGTGTCCAGTTCTGTTTTTTCGTTTCGTCTTTCAGATATCCGATAAGCCATTTCTGGTATTCGAGAGCTTCTTTTGTCTTGTAACTCATAGCCATAGGCTTGCCGTTCTTGATAATCGCCCGGTACGCGAGATAGTGGTTGACTGATACCGGAATGCCTACGGTGAGTTTAAGCTCCGGCATTCTGAGCCTCCGGCGACGCCGCTTTGCACATTTCTCTCCACCTGTGGAAGAGCAGAAGTGACGGCTTTTTCATGAAGATATAGACGATTTTGTCGTTGTATCCGCACTCGAGCCGTATCGGGCTGAGTCCGTTCTGAAGATAGAAGTATACCTGTTTCGGATTGACGATGCGAACGACTGACTCGTCCTCCGGAATCATATTTTCGTTGTTGTCTGACTGCATGACAGTTCTCCTTAAAATAATAGAATTCCCTTAAAGTAACGTAAAAATAAGGGTATCAACTCGGAGTGAATCGATACCCTTAAGGTCAATTCAGTTTAGAGCAAATCGATGATTACTGATCGGGATCGACCATAGTCATCTCGTACATGTCGCCCTTGCCGTCCGCCATGAGGTCCCATGTAACACTGAGCTGGCAGACGTTGTTGACGTCCATTGTGAGCTCGACATTGGACTGCGGCTTTGCGTTGAGGATCTTGAACATGCACATATCGTCCACACCGTAAGTGTCGCGGATAGCGAATGTACCATCCATATGGTAGGAGCCAGGGAATGTGATATTATCGACGGTGAACTTCTTACCCTTGACACCGCTCATATAGACGACGGCGACACGAGTACCATCCACTGCGTCAGCGATAGTAAGATCGCTGCCATTGACGGTGACTTTCTCTGCGGCGATGGGATCCGACACATCGGTAAGATCCTTCTCGGTGACTTTGTAAACCGCGGGAGTCGTGCCGGTGAGCGGAGCCTTTGTAAGCTTGACAGCGCCGGAGGCACCGACGGTCAGAACCTCGCGCTCGAGGAACGGGAGAGCATCGCCGGTGACGACATCGGAACCGAAGAGCAGAGCGAGCCACTCCATGTTGAAGAGCTCGGTGGTGGTTGTGAACGTACCGGTTCTGTTGTTGTCCCAGCGGATGGCGTTTACCGACTTGTTGTGTGCAAACACGGAATCAGCGGTGAAATTGATGGTAGTGGTCTGGCAGTAATCTGCAAACAGAACACACTTGTCATCCTTGTTCCGATAAACGCTGAAGTTCGCGGCGTCTTTAAGACCGTAAAGCATTATTTCGTTTTCCTTTCAGATATTAATAAAAAGATCGGCTATGTGCCGATCTTCACGCGCTCAAGCCAGAAATTGTTTCCGGACACGGACTTGCCGTCGCCGGAAGCGATAGCTACCCTGAGCTCGTCGTTGTAGTTCTTTATGCCGACTTTGTTCTTGTAGAGGTTCATCAGTTCCCACATTGACATGGACATGATGGTGTCCCATGGGACCATGTATTCGCCTCCCCAGAGACAGATGTTCAGCATATCGCAGAAGTGGACCGCGTTCTTTTCGGCGATCCTCTTTCTGCCTTGTAGTATTTTGTTTTTGGCGTCGTTGAGCTTCGGATCCTTGTATGTACGAAACTTGTCCTGTTCCTGCCGGTGCAGTCCCTGCATAAGGCATACGAGGTCGGCGAGCTCATCGAAATTGTTTTTGTCAATCACAAGCGTCCGGCGTTTTTCTCCGCTCCACCAGAGTTCGATTCTGTTCGAGAACAGCTTACTGCCGTTGTATGCGGTCAGCGTTTTGAGTCCCTGCATCATGTCCGCCAGAACTGACGGCGTGCGCAGAATGCACTCGAAGACGCTGAGTTCACCGGCGTTCTTGAAGCTGTCGGCGACGAGTGCGAACGGATAGAACATCCTGTCGAAGGTATCCGTTCCCATTTCGATAATTTCGTCAATAGTCGTTGGGGTGAACGTAACGTCCTGCCAGATTATAGGTTTACCCGCGAGAAGACGATTAAAATACGCTTGGTGTTCCACGGCTGATATTCCTCGACTTCCCGAATGTCGCGACCTTGAAGTGTATTACCTTGCATGCAAACAGCGGCGAGTTTGCCGTTTTAACCGGTTCAATGTAACCATCCGGCTCAAGACCGCCGATTCCGAAAGCATGGCTGCCCCTCAAAGTGTAGTCAATCTCACGGATAAGATTGTCTCTCCGATTGCCGGAGAGTCCGGTGAATGTCGTACCTTTCAGAGACATGATATCTCTGTGTACACCGACAAGAACGTCGATATACGCGTCGACAATTTCGGTTCCGTCCATTTTTATGCGGGTGTCTACACAGCAGAACGACATCGCGTCGGTGATCGTCTCGTCGACGGCGATGTAGTTGTTGGTACAGATATCCCATTTCGCGGAGGTATCCCTGTCGTCGAGGTCGGCGTCCGGGATATTCGTCAGAAGAGAGACGAACAACGGATTTTTCGAGAGCTCAAGCAGAACAAGGTCGGGGAACCGGACGATTTCGTCAATGTGCGTTCTTTCAGTCATAGATACTCACCACCTTTACATCGATAGTTGACGGTTCGTATTTGCCGTCCTTATCGAGAAGCGTGATTGTGACCGTATGACCGATGACAGACTCGACAAAATCCACGCTGAGTTTAAGACGTCCCTGTTCGTCGACGCTGTGAAGGATATGTTTGTCGTCGGCGGCGTCGGATATGGAGATATCCCATACCGGCGTGACCGTAACCGGATTGTATTCGGCGTCATAGAATACGGGGGTGTAGGTATTTGTACATCCTGCCTTGACGGTGGATTTCCCGTTGATACGGCAGCGATTCCTGACGTCGGGCGAATCGAAAGACGCGGTCGTGAAGTCGCATATCATGTTCACGACGTCGTCGGTGTCCTTGTTGAATTGATCGCTGGTCAGATTCCATTCGACGAAGCCTCCGTCGATGTCCGAGTATTTGTTGGTATTTACGTCGGCGAAATCGAGCTTGTAGCACATCGGCTTGCCGCCTATGATATCGAGCATAAAGCGTTTGCCGACCGGCACATCGAGTACGTCCTGATCATACGGCAGTTTGACGTCGTATTTTCCTTTGAGAACCGAGACGACCTGTCCTGTTTCGACATTGGCTGTATACGGTTTGGTCGTCAGGCACCATCGTTTGATGATTTGCCCGCGGCTGTTCATCCACGAGATTTGTCTGTTGCATCTGACCATCGTGCCGGTGGTATAGATTTCGTCATCAAAGGCGATATCGGTCATGAGCCAGTGGAGCTTGTTCCAATAGAGGATGTCTCCAATTTTCAGCTCGTCGCCTGGTCTGGCAAAGACGGTAAATTTGTTCTGTTCCTTGGTGGGGGCGATTATCAGGTCCTGTTGGGTATCGTTGCGCAGAGCGTCGTACACGACGTTGATCGACGAGTCGAAATCCTTCGCGAAACGCGCTCTCGTGGCGGCAACTTTCGCATCCTTTGTGGTCTTGCATCCAATAGTACCCTGAATGGCTCTGAGGTATAGGTCGTCCATTCATGTCACCCCTTAATAGTTTTCGTATTCGGAAAAATCGATCCCGATGTATCCGCCCTTGTCGCGGTCCGAGTTCTTATACATATCGATAAGGGCTTCGTTGTGTACATGAACGTCGTCATACATTGCCTGAAAAGTCTCTCTGGCGTTGCTCGGGTCAAAGACTCTGAGGTCGGTCGAGGTGTAGTTGACATTCAGCAGTCTGAGCTTCGCGATCCCTCGCTCGAGATACTGTTCGAACATCAATGACGACAGTATGTGAATTTCGTCGTTGTTCAGATCTGACGCGAAGCCTTTGCCATCCTCCGAGACTGTGTCAAGATCAACTTTCGGGGGACACGCGAGCCTGAACATTGCGACTGCCTCCTGAAGCAATGCCGCACATCTTTGTTCGACGATGTAATCGGAGATTTCCGGAAGCGTGTTCAGGTAACTGAAAAAGTCCGGATCCTCCTCGACGCGATGCTTGAATCTGTCATAGATCACGGAGTAGCTGGTCATATTATTCCTTTGCTTTCTTTGCGGATTCCTGACGAACCTTCGAAACAGGTTTCTTTGGTTCCGCCGGTTCAGCGGATGCCGCTGCGGCGGCGGCACGAAGCTTTTCGAGCTCTTCGCGCAGTTTCTCGTTTTCGTCCCTCAGTCCGGCGTTTTCGGCTTTCAGCTCTTCGCTTGCGTTTTCGATGTCCTTCGGCATATCCGACACGACAATTTCTGTCTTGTGAATACCTTTCTTCAGTTCCTCGTGACGCGCGTTAAGCGTGAGGTACGCCTGATTCGGCACGTCCTGAAAAGAGATTCTGAGCATAGTCAGAATGCCCCATACTCTTTCGAATCCACGGACTGTATCGATTGCGATGAGCTTGCGAAGACCGTCCGCTGTCGGGTGGAGAATGATCTGTTCGATTTCGTTGTCTCGCAGAATATTCTGCCAGTCCGGAATGCGGAGAAGCGTATAAACTTCTTCGGCATCGTTCTTCTCGGGGAAAAGAAGTCCGTCCTTGAATACACGGGACGCGTAGTTCGCCTCGACAAGCTCGTTTTCATCGAGCAGAATCGCGGATGGCTCTTCCATCGTACCGCCAGAGACGAGGTACCCCTTTTCTCTTGTCCGGAACGCGACGGGCGAACCGCTGTAATTGAGAATTCTGTAAATTTTTGCCATTGGTTGACTCCTTATAATTTTTAGAATTTGTCTCTTTCGAGTTGATAGAGATTGTTCTTGTAATAGTTGAATATCTCACTGCCGATAAAGACCCAGTACGGTGCGCCGGTTGATGAGTTGACGCCCTCGCGTATCACCCGGAATCCGTTATGCACGCACGCGCGTTTGAATCTCTCGGAGTAGCAGTAGAAATACTTTGCCTGTGCCTGCATAGTCGCCGTCCTTAAGAATGGACGCTGCCGAGTAAACACTGATCTAATGTTGTGTTCGCAATCAAAGCCCATAAATCCAAGGCTTTTATTGCGAAACCCGAATTATTCAGTGTTTACAACCAAAAAAAACACGGCAGCGTCCGTGTGTGATTACTGAAAAACCATCTTGACAACCTTCTCAAGGGTGTCGTTGTTGTACATATAGGAGAACTCGAAGCCGGTCGTCTTGATCTTCATGACTTCGTTCTGGTTGTCGGAGTCCTCGTAGGTGCGGACCTCACCGCGCATATCGAGAGAACCGATCTTGCCGCAGACGCCGTAGAGAACATTGTCACTGATGAGCATCGAACCGTCGCCGAGCTTCTTGGAGCTGTTGATAGCCTTGAGCGGATGACCGTCAAAGTACTTGTGGAAGCCGGTCTGATAAAGCTCGTTGAGCATTTCGTTGGACTGATAGCCCTTGAGCTTACCGATAGCCTGAATATACTTGGTCAGACCGATGATAACGCCCTCGCCGTCGGAATGCTCTGCCATATAGAGAGCCATAGCCTCCATAGCGTCCTGAGTCGGCATAGTGTCAGACGCATTGATATAGTTTGCCGCGCCACTAACGATGGCATTACCGACCTTGTCGAACATGATCTGATACATCTTGTTGTGAAGAGTATCGGAAATGTAGGTGTTCAGGAGGGACACGGTCTTCCAGCCGTTCTTACGAAGATCGGCGTAGGAGATATCGGTCTCGACCTGAAGGTGTCTTGTCTCACCGTGGAGAGCGGAGACATCGAGCCAGCTGCGCGGAACGTTACCGCCCTTAGCAGCCTCATACGCGATGAGGGTGTTCTTCGGAGTGGTTACGCCCTCGATCTTGTCGAACTCGCCGACGTTGCCGCGGTCGAACATGAGGTCAAGGTAGGAGTCGTCGGCATTGATGACGTCCTCGGTAATGGTACGGGTGATGAGGGTAGCGATGAGATGATCCGGGTCAGAACCGGTCTCACCGATCTTTCTGAAGGCACGGTCGAGCTCTGCGGCAACGACTTTCTCGTTCTCGTCGAGAGCTGCGGGAGCGTGCTGAGTCTTCTCGGAGAGTTCGAGAAGGTTTACGCTTTTCATAGCCTCTGCAATTTCTATAGCCATTGTAGTTTGTCCTTTCTTCGGTTACGCGTTAGCGACAGGGGTGTCGAGCACACGGATCTTCATGAGGGTGTGACCGTTGTCGTTGTAGTCCTCGACGTAGAAGTAGCGGGAAGCGGCGGTGGCGTCGACGAGCTTACCGTCAGTGCCAGCCGCTACGGTCTTGCCGACAGTCGCGGTGCCCTTGGCGTCGGTGAAGAACTCCTCGCCCGGAATGTACGAGCGGAGCTTCGCGAAGTCACCCTTGGCAAGGTTGACATACAGGTCGTCGTAGTCGGAGAGGGACGCCTGACTGAGAGCGGACTCGGCGATACGCTCCTTGTCAACAAAATAGATGTTGTCGGCGGTAGCCGCTGTCGGGAATTTGACAGTCTTGGTCGCGTCGTCAATGACGACTGCCATACCGGTCTTCATTGCCGCGTCGGTCTTGTAGATCGCGGGAACCGGTCTGTGGAGAGTTACAAAATTGTCTCTGAGCATTTTGGTTTCACCTTTCTGTTTTAGTGTTTATAGGTTCTGAGGATCTTCGAGATATCTGTTCTGTCCTCATCCAGATCGATTCTGGGAGATGCCTTGTCCGCACTGGCGGTCTCGATGCCTCTTTCCGGCATGGAAGCCATGAATCTGTCTGCGACAATGGATTTGGCTGCTGCCATATCCGCGTCTTCAATAATCTTCCTGAAGGATTCTGTCGCGAGCTCTTCCTCGCTGACACGTTCGCTTCTGATAAACATATCGCGGACGGCATCGCGCTTCGCCTGAAGTTCGGCGGCTGCCTTCTCGGCTTCCGCGCGGTCGTGCTCTTCCTTGAAGGGCTTCAGGGAGGCAATCTCGGCGTTCAGATCATTAACAAGAGAATTTGCTTTCTCAAGCGCGTCGTTAGCCTTTGCTAACTGATCTGCAAGAGAAGAGAACGCGTTGTTCACGTCGCCGATCATGGCGATGACGCGCTCGTCCTCACATCCGGACACGGATACATGATTGTCCTTTATCTCGTAAGAGAGCGTGGGAACGGGATCCTGTGCGACGGGCGGATTTTCAACCGTAGTGGTCGATTCTGCCGTGGACGGATTCTCAACCGGCGCGGTGGACTCGGCGGTATTGGTCTCCGGAGTCATCTGATTGTCCATTGGTTCTTTTCCTTTCTGGTCGTTTTCATCCCGCGCGATTGCCGCCATATCCTTCGAGAGGGCGACCGCGAGCGAGAGTTCGTCATGATTGTCCTTTACGGACGCGTATTCGGTGATACCTGCCTGCGGGACGGCGGGGTATACTCCGATGATGCAGTTTCCGATGAATGTGATGTCGCGGAGAATGCGCCCCGCGCTTGTCCATTCCTCGTCGTGAACGGTGAGTTCCCAGGAGGAACTGACTTTGCCCTCTTCGAGAAGTTTGTCAAGGACTTTGGCGTATTCGGGAAATCTGCTGACCCATATCTTTGCCTGAATCATCAGACATTCCTTTGGAGTGTCAAAGCCTTCGATCTTCCGGCTTTCGATCCACTGCTTAGTCACGCCGCCGATGGGTTCGGTTCCGAATTTGATGACGTCCCTGCCGTCGTCGTCCACTGTCCAGTAGGTCTCGTGCCCACCAAAGTCACACGGCTTGCCGGTAAACGGATCATAAATCAGCTTCGCGAGTATCGGAGCGCCGATAATGGTTTCGCCGCATTTTTCGGCGACCGATCGGGGAATCATCCTGCCGTTGAGGTCGTATTCATCAAGAACGCTGATCAGAAATGTGGCGAGCTTGTAATCCTTGTATTCGGATATTTCGACCGGCTTGCTTGATAAAAGAATTGTTTTGTCTTTGTCTTCGTTGTTGTGCAATTTACTCACCACCTTCCTTTTTGTGGGTAATATTTCCAAATTCTAATTTTCCCTGATAACCGGCACCTTTGTATTCCGGTTCGCGGGTATCAAAAGAAACCTCGGGGGATTCTGCTCCTCCGGGGTTTTTGATGATCAGTTTTTTGCCGCAGCACGGGCAGTATATTGTAATCTCTTCCATCAGTTGCTCACATCCTTGTAATACTGTTCGTCGTTGTTCTGCTTGTCGGTGTTGTCGCTGTCCGCGGGACGTCCGGCGCTGTTGTCGGATGAGCTTGATGTGTACTGCGATGAGTGCGGGGTGAATATCTCGCTGTCGAAGTTGTTCTCGTTTTCACGCATACGCTTCTGACGCTCGTCCTCGATGTTGAGTCCGAGCAGATTATAGCAGGTCTCGTAGCTGCAATTGAGCTTTGAGAAGAGCACTTCGACGAGATCTTTCTTAATGTCCATATCAAGCGCTTCCGCGTCAATAATATGGATTTCCGGCAGATATTCAACGTCGACATTGTTGTTCTCGAGAACAATGCGATACCAGTCACGAAAGACACGCTCCAGCTGTTCCGAGATTGAGTTGATCGTTCTCATAAGCTGATCGAGCGAGATGTTCGCGATGGAGAAGTTCGCGTTGTTGTTGTCGGTGAAGCCGATTCCGAGCGTCGACATAATCTTGCTTCGATAAATGTTTATTTTGTCGCTGTTTGTGTCCGGCGTCTTGTCGACGACCCAGTCGACCGACTCGACTTGCGGAACCGCCGTATAGATGGCGACTGTGCGTGCTTTCCACGCGCTCATAAGGTCGGTATGAGCTTTCGCCTGAATATCGAAGCCCTTTTTGCTGTATATACCCTTGGAGTCCTGCATGGTCTCCTTGCGCATAATCTGAACAAGGACCTTCTTGCCTCGCGCTTTTGCGTTTATGTAGTCGGTATTCTCGTAGTTCTCGAGCATGAGTGCGGATTTGAGCGCTCTGACGATCGGCGAGACGCCGTAGCTTCTGCCGAGATTGCCGATGCGGACGACGCCTGTGTGTCTTACGTCGAGGCGGCAGATTGAGTTGCCCGCCTTGTACGCGTCATATACTTCCGGAGGATAGCAGTTCTTTATGTCTTCCTCGATGTTCTGATAGAAGATGGCTTTGTTCTTCTTGTCCTTGGAGTATGTCTTCTTGAGAGCGTTCTCAAGCTTCTTGACGTCGATACACACGACCGGCTTGCCGCCGATATCGTAGTCGCTGATATAAGCGACACCGAGCGGGTAGTGGTCGGCGACGTATCCCTTTGTCTCGTCATACCGAAGACAGGTGATGTACGTGCCTTCGCAGTATGTGAGCGGTATACATTCGCGGATAATCTGCTTTATGTTGATCTGCTCGTTGAAATCGCGTATGAGCGCTTTCGCGGTCTCGAGCTTTTTCGTCTTGTTCCTGCCTGTCAGATCGGGGAAGGAAAGAGTGTACTGCGTGTTGACATTGCTTTCAATGCTCTCATAGGTCTTGCCGATAATGTCGTTCGTGATGATGTATCTGCGGACAATATTGTTGAGCTGAAGCGTTTTTGTGAGCGACTTCTGAAGACCGTCGGCGAGCTCATCGATTTCTTCCGGCGTCAACGTCTGAGCTGTCATGTCTTCGCTCGGATATCTTGCCGAGTACAGCCTTTCGGTCGCTGTGTCGGAACGCGCGAACAGTCTGCCGCTGAACCCGGAGTCAAGACCATGTGTCGCCGACATCAGAATATCGTTTTCAAACTGCTCAAGCTTGTCTTCATATACGGTCGCGATTACGGGCGTATCTGCGTCGCTCTCGTCCGGGATGGTTACGGTGTAGCCGTCGCCCTGAATGGTAGTTTTCTCCATTTTCTCCTCCTCTCTGATTTTTTTTATACAAAGCTATTGACAAATGAGATTGTTTGTGTTATACTATATACAGACAGAAAATTGTTCAAGACGCTATTATTTTCCCCGCTTTGCGGGGGTGACTCAATGTCCGCGTTATGAACTGTTTTGTGTCTACCGCTCAGACAGAGCGTGGGTTGAAATAAAAGAAAATAACACAATTCGAGTCATGTAGACAAAAAAAGGGAGGCGCAAGCCTCCTTTTTCGTTAAAAGCTCACTTCTGAGACACACGGAGTGGTGTACTCTATATCGTCGTCATCCTCAGATAACAAATCTCGTTCGAGAAGCGAAATAAAGTAATCTCCGTATGAGACCGATGTATACCGGTCCTTCGTATTGTCGCCCTGCTCGGACACGACGATAGCTCCGGTCTGTTCTTTTTTTTCGTAGATCAGTCCGGCGGTTTCGGCTATCATGAGCTGCGTTTCGATGAATGGTTTCTCGAATTCCATCTGTTCGTCGGGCGTACCCCTGACATATCCGGAATAGTTCGAGAGGATTTCGTCCTGCGCGATTTTGAGGTTCGGCAGAAAGGAGATTCTTCCGGTCGAAAGCGACTCACGGAAATTCAGCGCGATTTCGCTGTTGAGCTTCTGCGACGCCGTAATGGCGTAGATAACAGGTCTCGCTCCCGCGCTCTGAATACGAGCGGCGATAATATCGTCGTTCATACACGTGAACGGAGCGTACTCAACATCTCTCTCGTTGTCGTACATTATCTTCGCCAGGAGGTCATAGATGGCGATACCGGAGTTTCTGAGGTCGAGGACAAGATAGTCCGCGTCAAAATCCTCGTACAGCTGTCTGACCCTGAGAGCTTGTCTTGCTGTGTCGGCTCCCGGAGATGCCTCGAGATACGGAACCGAACGCATATATCCACGTTTGACCTCAACATCTCTGTCCGCGCCTTTGTGCCGGGTGCTTTCCGGCAATGCCCTGAAGCATGAAAACGACGAGTTATCGTTTCCTTTGCGGTTGACAAATGCGAAGTCGCAAGACACGACGCGGATTTCGCCGTCCTGCTTCGGAATGAAGAATGGATTCGATTTTGCCGTGATCTGCTTTCTGGTCAGAACGTCCTCTGACTTTCTCGGATAGAACGGTTTCTTGCCGATCTGATTCTTTGTCAGCATGGAATAACTGAAAAACGCGGCTGTGTTCTCTTTAATGCGGCGATTTTTGTATTCAAGCCTGAATGAGATCGGATCCATTGTCCGCATATAGCCGATGAGCGTTTCGCGGTCCTTGATTTTGTGACCAAGGGTGATGCTCTCATCGAACGCGAATACATAATGGTCGCGACCGTTCAGCATATCCTTGATGTTGCTGTCGATGACACGCCACATCCAGTGACCATTGTCCAATCCAACGGAGCTTATATAGAGATCCTGCGCCTTAATGATAAGATCATCGTTGTTTTCGTATTCGCTCATGGAACAATACGGGGGAATCCAGTTCACCTGCATAGGACCGAGCACTTCAAACGCGAAAGATTCCTTCATATAGAAGCTCTCTTCGCGTATCGCGACGTTCGAACGAGGTCCGCGCATATTGACGACCACTATATATGATCCGTTATGAAATGTAACTCGTGCCTCATTGTTGCTGCTCTTGATGCTCGCGATCTCGCGCTTCAGCACCGGAGACATTTCACAGAGCTCATTTTCGATCTTATCTGTAATAATAAGCTTTGACTGCTTGACAAGTCCGGAACCTATGACAATCTTGGATCTCGGATAGAGAATAGCCCGACAGCATACGTACAGCGCGATGATAAAGGATTTCGCCGTTGCACGACCGGCAGGTATAACAACGGTCTGCCCGATGCCGAGATAGTAAAGCAGAACTACCTGATACGGATACAACTTGATACCGAGATAATCGATAACAAATCTATGAAGGTTTCTCCGGAATAACGTAATCCAGAGCATGGTGTTGCACACTGATCTTCTGCTGCTCAGATAATGAGTAGCGGGGAACTTCGTATTCAGCTCAAGCTGATTCTGATCCGCGTGCGCCTCGAAATCAAACTCCCGAGTGTCCGATTTTCTGGCGGACGGAGACTTTACTCCATGATTAATAACGGAATTGGCTATCATAGCCGCCTGAACACTGTTATTCATTTTCATCACCCGGACTTACATGGTATACCGGATCGTCTTCGTCCGTACCGAGAGTCAGATTCTTGAGCGGACGGAAAATATGGCGCTGACAGTAATCGTCAAGCCCATCAAAATCCTTGTACAGTGTTTTGTCCTTATAGAAATACTCCGGGGCGAACTGTGCCATCATCCCGACCGTGACACCGAGAGGGGAATCAAGTCCGTCATTCGTCTCAACCTTGGTCTGAAGTCCAGCTTCCTTGAAGGTCGCGCGGTAGGTTTCGCTGAGTTTCTTGAAAGCGTCGGCGTCCTTGGATCTTTCCGCGTATAGTTTCATTAAAAACAGCGGGCAGAGATCCTTTATAAAGATTTCCTGATTGGAGTTGCAGTTGGGGTTCTGGCGCTTCAGCATATGGTAGTGCTCTTCCATGATGCGGTAGTCGTCCGCGGAGAAGCCTTCGCCCCATCGTTCGATAACTTCGTCCGGGATAACAGGTTCGGCGGGTTCCGTCTTTTCCGGCTTTGTCTCATCCTGTTCTGCGGGTTTCCGGAAAGCGGCGGGATTGTCTCGTATTGAATCCTCGAACAGCTTATACCTCGGTATATCCCGCATATAGCACATCAGAATATCCCGTGTGTCCGAGTATCCGCTGTCCATGAGAGTGTCGATAAGCTCCGCGTCATAATACAGATCGAAGCGCTCACAGAGCCGCTTCATAGCTTCGCTCATACCAATTGACGCCGCAAAATGGTCAAGAAAAATGACCGAGCAATCAATACAAATCGGCACATATCCGTTGTTTGCGCCGAATAAAAAGGATGGAGATTTCAGAAAATTGTCTTCGCGATCCGGAAATCTCCGACCACATGCGCAGCACTCATACGGATTATTGAGTATATATTCAGCGTCGTCGTGGTCATAATCGTATATCTCGATGGGAGATGCTATTTTAGGGCGGGTATTCCTGCCCGTGCTTTTCCTTGACATATAATCACCTGAAAATTAAATTTCGAACTGATCCTTCGCGCTCTGAAGTTTTCTGGTGTCGAGCTTCAGATAGTGCTTGATTGTGACGTCAGTTCCCTTATGCCCGAGGAGCTTTGAAACATCCTCAAGAGCCATTCCGTTGTTACGGAGAATGGTTGCGGCGCTGTGCCTGAAATCATGCGGATGCAGCGTCGGAACATCGATCATTTCGCCGACAGATCTGCACCACTCACCGAGCGTGCCATTGGTCGGACGATCGTATTGCCCGTCGTCATACGCAACAAAGACATACCCGTTGTCGTCGATACTGTTCTCCTGCCGGAATATGTAAAGCTTTTGGAGATAGCCGCTCACTTCTTTCGAGAAGTATAAGTCAACTATATATCCTTCTTTTTCGCGTACGTCCTTGACTGTGCGGTTCTCGTAATCAATCTGTTCCCATCTGACAGAGCCGACAGCGTTCACTCTTGCCATAGTCGAAAGCGAGAACAGCGCATAGACCTGCATTGTCATATAGTAATGCTTCTTACTTACAGAGACAGCGTTATCGACAGCGTCACACAGCTTCTGTTTCATGTCCGCGACCTGCTCCTCGGTCAGATATGTCTGCACCGTAACATCGGTATCCTTTGCCGGACGGTCGACGTATTCCATCGGGTTATCGCGGATTATCTTCTTCTTTTTGAGGAAAATAAAAAAGGCGGATACGGACGACATACGCCGTCTCATCCGTCTCGAGTTGTTGCCCTGCTGTTTGCAGTAGAAGAAGAATTCGGTGAGATCGTCCTCGTCGATTTCCGTCACCGGTTTATTTCCCTGAAAGTCATAGACGTATATCCACCACTGATAAAGGTCGGAACGATACGCCTTGAGGGTGTTTTCACTGAGCTCCCGAAGACTCAGGTCTATTTCGTATTTCCTTAAAAGGGAGAGGGTTTCGGGATTGATAAGTTTGATTTTTTCGGCATCGTAAACTGCGATGCGCCTGCTTCTCTCCGCCATCGTGGGCTCCTTTCTTTGGTTATGTCTGACCGTGTCGTGTGGCTTCCATTATGTCCTGAAAGACTTCGTAAGCCGTGCGCGGTCCGTATATATGAGTCTCATGAAACTCAAAGTCAAGTATACACGTCTCGATAAGATCCTCTTCATGCCCGAGCGACGTGTCGTGCTCGATAGCGATAATACAGATGTCGTCGTCTCTGTACTCGACGCGCCATCCGTCGTTCATCCGGCAGAATACATGAGGAATCCTCGCGAGCGCGAGCATATCCAGAAGGCAGAGAATCGCATGATATGAAGTTTCTTTTGTGTTGAACATTACACGCATCCTCTTTACATTTGTAGAATTAAAAAATAAATAGCTGCCGTGTGATGGCATCAGAGCAAGCAAACAAAACAGGGCAGGAGACTCACCGGCGCGGTTGGTGGGTGGTGGTGAATGCCGGGAGTATGGCTGGGGAAGCCGACCTGTGGTGATTTGGTGGTGGGAGGTGGACAGGTATACTCCTGTCCTGTTTTGAATGCTTGCTCTGAGGACCCGGTCCTCGCGAGTATCCGGATCTGAACCGACTCCGGAGCCGTGGCTGACCGAAGTGTGATCTGGTGGGCAGTCTGGGTGCCGACCCCAGTGTGACGTAAGTCGCCGGATTTACAGTCCGGTGCAGTTGCCGATTTGCTACCTACCCATAAAGTCCCGCCGGGTTGCGCGTTATGAAGAGGCGTGGCGGGTTCTGTTAACATTTTCTTTCGGCGTGAGCCTATCCGGTCTGTGGAAGCTGTTAAACCCTGAAGAAGGCTCCACAGACGACCGAAACCGGACCGGTCGTCTGCTTCAATGCCACGACAGGCGGACTTGCCGACTGTCTGTACAGAAACGCCGTAAACGACGAAACCTCAGCCCTGCCCACACTTGGATGGGAGGGTAATATATTATGCTATATAACGAGTAGATTCTTCCGCAAGAGCTTTACGCAGCTTGCGCACGAGAGCGATCTGACCCTTTCCGGTAACGAGTGTTTTGGTGCTGACATACAACGTTCCGGAACGCTCATATGTGCTCTCAACAACTTCGAACCAACCGGCGTTCATGTACTGCTGGTATGGCAGATTGTCGTCCATGAGTATTTTGAGTTCGCGCAGTTTCTTGAAGAGATTATTACGCCCGAGCGTAATACCGTTCTTTTGGGCAATCTTCGCGAATTCACCCATGTCTACCGAATTTTCGGATGCCGATACGTGGTCGGCAAATTCGACCTTCGGTTTCTGTTCCTCAATCTGCTGCTTGTAAGGTGCAGTCACGACGTCCCGGTATTCGGCTATTGCCACAGAACGCTCCATCGTGTCACAGGCGCGAATGATTTTGAGTGCAGCAGCATCTTCGCTCGTCAGATAAGAGCCAGTCTTGCGGATCGTCGGGATAACATCATGAGTTATCCATCGCTTGAATGTCTTCGCCTCGGGTTTGCGAGAACCAAGAATCAGCGAATAAAGCCCATACTCATTAACGACGGTTACGTTCGGATTTCCGGAGGTTCCCTGCGTTAAACGCAGGGTATTCTTCTCGTCTTCATCAAGCCGTCTTGTTGCGGTTGCGTCAATTTCCAGTGCCTTACACACATCGACCGCCACAAACCACGGCTCGCCATTGATCATGGTCGTCCGGACGCTTCCGAACTCCTCGTTGTTGAATACCTCAACTGCATTTGTTTCGTTGTTCATAGCATAAACCTCTTTCTATAATAATTCAGTCCGAACTATCTCCGGACATAAGATCCGATTTGATTGTTTCCCATCTGCGCAGGATGTCCATGAGCGCGTCGCTCTTGTAGTAAACATAGAAGACCTTATCGCTGCGGAGATCTCGTCCGCTGCACAGATACTTCATCCCGTGCTCGCGTATGTACTTCTGCATAGTAGGAGAATAACACAGGAAAACATCATGTTCAGTGATCCTGAATCCCTCACGACCATAACCGTGTCGCTTCTGTTCTGCGGAACGCGTTTCATGCGTCTCCTTGTTCGTGGATTCATTGTGAACGTTCATCATATAAGAAACCATTCCTTAAAATAAATTTGCCCTTTGGGCACGAATTTTGCTTTATCGGGATACAAAATCCGGAAAACCATACCGTGGTTGCACGCGTCGGAGTCGAACCGCTTCTTCGGGGTATGAACCCAATGTGTTACCGTTACACTACGCCTGCTGTATCCCGGCATGAGCCGGGAAAGAAAGGAGATTATGGAAAACAGAAAACATCTGCACCTTCCGGTGCTGGAGCTGGTGAACGGAGTCGAACCATCAACCTGCTGATTACAGGTCAGCTGCTCTGCCATTGAGCCACACCAGCGTATCGCGCCCCGAGGGGGGGCGCGTAAAGGAGAGAGAAATCTCGAGAGGTTTACTTCTTGAGTTCCGCGCGGATCGGACCGGATGCCTTGAACGCGATTCTCTTGTGTGCCGGGACGATATACTCTTCGCCCTTGTTTGCACCGAATGTATATCTGCGCTGCTTCTCGGCGATGTCCTTGATGTTGAATATACCGAAACTGGTTCTCAGGTCCTCGGCACCCTCGACGAGAATATCGCCCATAGCGTCCCAGACGCGGGTGACCTCATCGGCAGCCTGTTTCTTGGAGATGCCGTTTGTGTTGGCAACGTAGTCCACGAAATCTTTCTTAGTAATCATTGTAGTAACTCCTTATAATAATTTTGAATTTTCCGGGGATGGAATTTTTATCCCCCCCATAACGAAATTTAGCGGCTCCCAAAAGTGCCCTGTTTATGGGCTTTTTTGAACCTCGATTTTGAAATAGCTCGCGAAAACGCCATTTTTTTGTAAATGGGTGCTCCGTTTCATACGACGAATTTCCGGAAGTCCTCAGTTGAGGAACACGAGTTTCGTTGTTTCCTCTTTGAAATTGCCTTCGCGGTCGCGGGTAAGGTAGAGGAACCCTTCCTTCTGCGAGTTGACAAGCATACCGTCAGAATACTGCATCTTGGCGGTATCGCAGCAGCACCCCTGTTCATAGAGCATGGTGCCGCCGATCTTGTACATTCCGATGCGGTGAGTGTGCGCCATAACAAGAGCGTCGAATATGTTACCGTTGTTCCGGAACCACATGAGAGCCTTCTCGGACGTCTTGAGAATGCCGCTTGAAAACGCCTTGGGATGACAGAAAATAATTCCGCCGTACTGATACCACCATCCGTGTGTGTATCGGAAGTCAATATCGCGGAACACATCTTTAAGCGGCGGATAGTACGTCTTTGCCGCGTTTGCCTTGTCGTAGTGTGTGAACCCATCTTCGAAGAGATATTCAAGCGGAGAGTCCGGCATAAGTTCCTTGATCTCACAGTCGATGTTCTTGTTAATATAGGAAGAAAGTCGGTACTCGTGGTTCCCGTTCGTAGCGATAACTCTGGCGGGCTTCAGCATTTTAATGAGATCGATAAGATACTGACGGCATCCGATCATCTCTTCGATGGGCGAGATTCTGTACGATTTCTGAAATCTCGAAAGCGCCATACAGTCGAGGAGGTCGCCATTTAGAACGAGGGTGTCTATACCCCCGACGTAATCGGTAAAGATATCGAGCGGCAGGTTGAACGGATAGTGCAGATCGGAAACGCAAAGGATGCGTTCACCGACCATCGCTTCCTGATCGTCATTGAATTTCTGGTATTCCATACCGCGCCGGAAATCCTTGTAGCGTATGCGCCACGAGTTTTCAGCTTTGTGCAGCCCGGATTCCTGATTAAGAATCTCCGCGATCCGATAACAGTTGACGCCGTACTGTCTCGAATTTGCGTAGAGTCTGAGCGCGAAGTCATCGAATGTCTCGTCCGGGCGGCGGGACAGCTCGGCGCGTTCATTATTCGCCATCAAGATCCTCGCTGTACGAGACGCTGATCTTTGCGTCCTTGCCATTGAAGTCCGCGATAAACGACGCGAGATCGACAGGAGTGTCGACATCTTCGACATCGATCATGATCTTGCCGTCCTCGATGTTGATGGTGCCGGTAACGTTGGCTGCGTATTTACGATTGAGTGATGACATTTTGTGTCTCCTTATAATTGATTTTCGGAGGATTTTATTCCCCCCCCATAACGAAATTAGCGAGGTCCGAAAAAGCCCGTAAATAAGGCACTTTCCAGACCTCGATTTTGGAATAGCTCGCGATTTCGCTGATTATTTGTAAAATTTCGCCGGTCAGACTGCCGCGACGAGCCCGGCGTTAACCGGGTTGATAGCCCGCTCGATGTCGATGCCGTGATCCTTACACATCGCTACGGCAACCTCAACGACGTCGTTCCACTCGTCGTCGCGAACTCTGTTAATCAGAGAACCCGTACCGAGTCTCATATTAAGCGCGATACGCTTCTTATAATAGAGCTCTTTGTAGAACAGATGGAACGCCTTTTTGAAATCGCTGTCAAGGCAGTAGAACGCGAAGCTCCTGACAAGCGCGTTAACGACAGCTCTCGGCTCATATGTACGTGTCTGCTTAGTGAGAACATCGACCTCGCGCTGAAGCTTAATGTTCACGTCCTGCGACCGCTTGAGTGATCTCAGCAGAACAGAGAGCGCCGCCTTGGTCTCGTCGTCATATCCGTTAAGGTAAGTATCAGCCATCTTGTCTGCATTTGAGATATATCCACCGGTTTTACGGAGTGTCGGAAGGACTTTATCGAAGACCCAACGTTCGAATTCATCAGCAGACGGAAGTTTGCTATGTGCGATCAAACGATACACGTTACCCTCTGTGATAAACACAGCATCCTGCGGTCTGCCCATTCTGTCCATGATACGGCGTTTTGACGTACCATCGGCGCGGCAGTGATCATGAATAGCATCGTTAGGTCTTGTATACCCAAGAGCTTTTGCCACATCACTACCACAGAACAACACATCCTCACCATTGAATACCATGCGCACCTTACCGAACGTCTGACTGACAATCTCGGAAACATCCGATTTTCCAGAAGCATCCACCGAATCGGATTCCTCGACAACACCGTCATTAAAGGACTCACACTCAGACTCAGATTTCTTGAACGAGAATATCCAGTCCTGAAATTCCTTGGCATCCGGGCGCTTGCTGTGATGGATAAGGCAATACACGCCATCTTCGTCGATGTACTCGACCATCTGCATACGACCGTTCTTACCCGGGACGTGTCTGAGACAGTTGTCGTCCCGGACATTGCCATATGCGTTCACCGCGCCTCTCGGATTCTCATACCCCAGCGCCTTCGCGACGTCGATTCCGCAGTACCACGTATGCCGAACTCGGTCATCGTCTTGATAGTACCGAATTTCCGGAGCTTGATTTCAGAGTAAACCGTGTCCGGCTCGCAGTCCTCGCCCATTGTGTCTACGACCGGATCAACAATAGGCTGTACCACTGGAACTGCGTCTTGCTGCTTCGAACGCGCGATTTCAATCTCGATCCTCTTTGCGTGCGACTCGTCGGCGTTCCTGCGCTTAAGGTACCTTGCGACCATCATGAAGTTCTGCTCGTCCATGCAGCGCATAGGGCGATTGCCGAACTCGTCGCCGAGATACACGACCTCAGCCTGCGTCTGCTTGATCGCGTTGTCGAGGTTCTTGCATGCGAGCTTGCTCATGTCGGCTACTCTCCAATAGGTGACGCCGTCCTGCTTGATAGTGGTGAGTTTAGTGTTTTCCATAAAATAATCCATCCTTTATATTTTTAGAATTTATGGGGAATGTTGTTTCCCCATAACGAAACTTAACGCTTCCGGAGAATGCCCATTTTACGAGATTTCCCGGACCTTAAAATCAAAATAGCTCCCGAAAATCCGGGGGTTTGTTGTAAAATTTCGCCCGACTCGTCACTCGTCGTACTTGATCAGGAACAGCGGATCGACAGCCTTGAAACTGTACTTTCCGTCATAGCTCCTGAAGACTATGCCCTCACGGAGTGTCGGATACAGCTTGCTTTCGCCGTGTGCGTATTCGAGAACTTCTTCGACAGTGTCAGGCATAACATAGTCGGTATCAACGATCGGCACGAACTGAAGCCCGTTCTTCTCACAGATGCCCTTCGCGGTCATGGAGTCGACCCTGCCGGTCGGGTAGATGAGATTGAACACGAAGAGATCCGGTTCGGTGACATGGTACTTGTTGCCCTGTACGTTCGACGCGATACATTCGCCTTGAATGGCGATCCACTCGTGGGAACCGATCATCCCACGCAGTGTCTTTTCGATATTATATTTCTCGGAAACGCTCCAGTACGAGGAGTTGTCCTTATTCCAGAGACGGCAGTTGCGAGAGCAGACTATGTACTCGAACTTATCTTTGAAGAATGGTATCTTCGATTTGCGCCGGACAAGCGCGAATGTGCCCGATTGCCCGTCCACTTTCTCTGTAGCGATATATAGTCTCTTGTCGGTCAGCACCCACGGCATGGATTGTATTCTCGTCTCGTCCGTTTTGCTGACAAATCCCGGAAACGCCCTCGACTGACTCTTCGGTAGCACAAGCTTCCTGAACCATGCCATGCGCATGAGGAACTTCGGATATCTGCTCTTTTTGTCGGCGATAACCGGATCGGTGTCCATCGTCTCGCCGAACTGGGTGATCCCGAGCGCTTCCGTGACGTCTGTACCGATATCCGTCTTTGTGCCATCCGGGAGTATCGAGAGAGGGAAGCATATACCCTGACTCAGGCCCCCCGCCATTTTCATGGTCTTGATTCTGAACCCCTTTGACCTTAAGAAGTCAAATTCCGGCTTGTCCGGCAGCACGGCGTCCGGTTCTATAAAAACGCAGAGGTCCCCGACATGAAACTCATCTTTCTTTGTGATGAGCTGCCACCCGAGAACCCCGCAGAGTTCGATGCGGTCGCGCCCTTCGATAGGACGCTTCCATTCAATTTTCTGTATACTTGCGAGTTGTCTCATTCATTAAATTCCTTTCCTGTATCCGAATTAAAAAACATCCGCCTGAGAGAGCAGATGTCTGTCGGAATTGTTTTATTTTCTGTCTTGTTCCGCTCATACAGATCCTTCAGCCATCCATAGAAGTAACTGGTAAGCGGAGTGGTGAGCAGAGCGGTTCGTTTCGGTTCAACATATCCCTTGCGGAGAGTTTCATGCGCGATCCCGCGAAGGAATTTCCATGTGTTATAATACGGAAGCTTTAATTTGAGCATATATCCGTTTGCGTCCTCGAGAACGAAGCCTTCAATATGACGCTTATCCTCAAAATAGTCCTTATAGAGGTAATCCTCATCCATGACTTCATTGTACCAGTCGCAGAATTCCTGCCATGAACCACAGACACGCGCTCGTTCTTTACATGGAATGTTCAGAGAGTCCGAAAGGGCACGTGTCGTCACATAGTCAAGCTTATTGAAGTCAAGTGAATTCTTTACGACGTCGAGCAGAACCAGCTGACTCTCGGGATACTCTATGATGTGCGGATCGTGAACCATGTCGACGCACTCGAATACAAATGAAACACAGCTTTCCTTAGCGAAACGCTTCATGTCGTCGAGCGCTTCCGGAGAAAGTTTTGAGTGAAGCATATCGCGGAGCCAGTCGGCATAGATCCCGTCAGGACACGATTTCGTCGTAACAAAGAGTGAATCGGTCTCATCGTTATACGAGACTATCCCGAGGAAACCATTCTCCTTGACATAAGCCGTCACCGGGAATGTAATGGTATTTCGCAGCACATCAAGGCACGTCTCCGGACGCTCGCCTATATTGAAGAATTTGTCATACGCTCTGGCGACAACTCTTCGCTCCGGGATATTGATATACAATCCGCGGGCGCGTATCGTCTGGGAGTTCCATACTTTATCATAGAAAGCCGAGCGCGTGAAGTTGAACGACGAGATGTTCCCGAACTGTTTCTCCTCGATATATTTGTTCTTGCGCATGGAGATGATGGCATCTGCCACACTTTCACTGCCGACATTATCAGACACTGGTTGCTTTCGGTAGACTTTGTTCTCAATATCCCATGTATGAGGTACACCCTCTGGAAACATCGTGACACCACGAAGACAACCGCCCATCTCAACGCCGCCTTCAAGATTGAAGCACCGGTCGTTGACCTGTATCGGCAGATTCTGAACATTCCGATGACCGTGTATCTGATAGACATGATCCGGCGTTGTCGCGAGGAATGTGTCGTCGACTTTCTGCGCTTCGCCATAACTTCCGACGCCGTTTATCATCTGAGACGTCGCGACAAATGTCAGGTTGTCCGGGATAGTACTGAGCCCGCCATGCGTGATGAGGTATGTATTGTCTCCGAGTCTGAAATACGCGCACTGCGCAAATCTGCGGCAGAGCTTACGGACTTCCTTCTTGTCGATACCTGCGGCTTCGAGCTGCGGTCTTGTGTTGGTCTCAAATTCGCGCGAATCGGTCGTTCTGCCGTTCGCCCATGCCCACAGATGGCGCTCGTGATTGCCTTCAAGCATGAGGATGTTTTCGCAATCCTTATTGTCAATCAGCCACTGTACGACCTCTGCGTTCTGGATTCCACGATCGATATAATCGCCGGTCAGAATGATATAATAAGGTTGACCAAACGACCAGAACCGCGCTGACTTCACGGCATCAACCAGCGGTGTCATGCACCCGTGAATATCGCCCAAAACGCATATCTGAAACCGTTCCGTCAGATCGATAGGCTTGATCCACACGCGGTCAAGCTCATCCGGCTTAATCACAGTAATACCGGACGGAACCTTCTGCGTCGCGAACCGGGAGTACATCTTGTCAATAACGGCATCCGGCACACGCTTCAGAGGAATACGCGACCTGTTGCGCTCCTTTGCGACCTCAATCGGCACGTCAGTGAAATCGACAAGCCAGATACGATACCGGTACTGTTCGCACAGCGACTTATATCGGTTCATCTCGGATGTCTTGGAGTTCGTCGCGTCAATGACGGTGAACTCTCCGTTCACCATACGCGTTTCGAGAAGCCGAAACAGCGTTGCCCATACAATTTCGTCGTTCTTCTGATTGATCTCTTCGAGTCCATCGGTATTAAGCGCCGGAGAAGAGCAGAGAAGCCGGATATCGTCAGCGGAGAGGGTGTACGGTTTCAACCCATTCCGCTCGATCCATGTGGATTTACCGCATCCGGGAGAGCCACGGAGTAAAAGTAAAGTTCTCATATTTTCTATTCCCTCGTTATTTATTTCTCGCGAGGAGACTCATCAAGCTCGGACCCGAAACGATCAACATACTCAATCAAATCGAGCAATTCAACCCAATTACGCGCATCCCGCCGCTCCTCGTAACGTTTTGTTTTATACTCACACCATAGAGCCATCATCTGCTTCGCGCTGACATGATGGCGGTCGTAGTTACACTTCATTCGACCCTCCGAGAGACTGCGCCTCGTTACTACGATCATATTCAGCCAATATCCCCAGTAGGGTTTCGAGATTCTTCTCGGTGCAAGGTCTAAATAGTGACCAGCATTTATTTCCTCCGACTTCAGCACACCAAATGTGGCCGGTCTCTTCCATGCGGTACAATTCGAAATATCCTTCGGGATCTGTCCATAAACAGCACACCCTGAAATGTGTCCCGGGGTGCGCCCACACCCACTCAAGAACGCGGTTTATAAGTTCCCGCACTTTATCACTCATCGAGATCACCATGCCCCCATAGTTTGCCCAGACATTCCCCGCCATAGAATATTGTTCTGTTCTTGGGTTTGTCCTCGGTTTTGTTTTCCTCCTTCTCAATCAGCGGCAGATAGCCGTTCTCTTTCATTATATCATAGATAAACTTACGTCCCTTCTGAGTCCACTGGCTGTTCATGAACACATGACCGTTGTCGACCGCGGTTGTCACGGAGTGCATATATCCGCATCCGGCATATTTCGCGTACAGGAACCACTGCTGCCCCTGTTTATACTGAACTCCCCACTCCTTGAGCATGGAGTTGAGCTTCCGGGCAGAGAGACCGTAGTCTTTCGCAATAACGGTTATCGGCACAACATCATCGCTCTGCATAACAACATCATAGTATGTCACTTTCGGTTTCTGTTCCTCGATAACTGCCTGAAGCGGAGCCGCAATAGCGTCACGAAAATCCGCGAGCGCGAGAGCTTTCTCCATAGGATCGGTCGCGTGCAGCACACGAAGAGTAGCTGTGTCGATAGCGGAAAGCCCATAGGTTCCGGTCTTGCGGATAGACGGGATTACTTCAGACGTGACCCATCGTTTGAATCGACGTGCAGTCGGAAGCTTACTCGACATTACCAGCGAGTATAACCCGCCTTCATTGATGAGCCATCCTCCGCGCTGCCCGAGACTCGATAACGATTCGTTATTGAGTTTATCGTCTTCATCGACATGGTCAGTCATTGCTTTGCTTGGATTGGTATACCCCAGCGCAACAGCGACATCCTTGCCAACAAACCACGGTTCACCGTCAATCATTACGGTTCTGACCTCGCCGAATTCTTCGTTCTTGAAAATGCTGACAATCTGATTCTGTTCCATAGTTATTATCCTTTCTCAGTGTTTGTTCTTGTGTTTTCTTCGTGTCTTCCGGGGTGTCACATTGACAAAGTCGGGGCTGTCCGCCAGATTGAGCATCGCGCCCCAGAGAGGGTTTTCGGGATATTTCTTGTGCAGAGACTCTACACGTTCGCGAAGTTCGGCGGACCGCCGTCTGTGCTCCTCATAAAATCCTCGTATATTGCACTTCATCATCTTCCACCATAGAAGAACATTCTTCTCGGCTCATACTTCTCCCCGCGGAGCTTGCTGATGAGAGCCATGGACGCACCGTTCTCCTCCATGTAATAGGTGTGCCCGCAGCTGTTTTTGCGTCTGGACGCGACGGTGACAGATGTCTTCGGGAGCTGTCTGCGAATGACAGCGGCTTCTTCCTTTGAAATGATAATCATGATTTTCTCCTTATAATTTGTTGGATTTGCGGAGGCGATTCTTATCCCTCCATAACGAAATTTAGCGCCTCTGAAAAGTGCCCATTTTACGGGCTTTTCGGGACACCGGAATCAGAATAGCTCGTCAAAACGCCGTTTTCTTGTTAAATTTCGCCGGTTCTACATACAGAAAATAAAGCATGTCCATCCGGCGAAAACAAAAAGGGAACTGCCGCGAGACAGTTCCTTTTTATTACATTTCGATCTCAGAGAACCGGTATCCGTAAATCAGGACATCGCCGTCGGGATCCGGGACGATCGCCGGAATCGGCGACTTGCTGTCCCTTATGCAGTTGTATAATGAAGGATTACCCGTGCTGAATAATCCGTAGAACAGAGTTTTCATGAATCGCGATGTGCCGGGCGATTCCACCGACTGAAGCAGCGAGATCATGGTGCTTTTGTTGATTTGCAGTGAGGTCATGAATTCATAGAATTCGCGCTTCGCGTCGATAAGCTCTCTGCGGGAGCTTTCCGTGTCGTCACTGAATTTGTGAATGTAATCGGATTTTGTTTTGAGTGCTTCGGCTGCGCTCCAGATTTCGTGTATCATGTTGTGATCGATGTAATCCGGACGATGGTGAGAGGTATTGATGACCTCAAAGAACGGAATGAACCCGTCTGTCGTCCGTCTCTGCCTTCTCAGCTTGTAGCTGTTGATTGCCTCCTGGAGGTAGTCCATTGATGTCTTGAATTTGGTATACTTCTTGGTGTGCGGGTTGTAGTATCCTTTCTGTCTGACGATATGGGCGAAGAACCACGGTTTGATTGTCCGGGGTTTCTCGCCGTCCGGGAGCTTCTGGGGGTCTTCCGCGAGCTTGTATTCATTACGGATGTCTGCGAGCTCTCGATATGAGTCTATCACAAATTCCTTCTTAGCTTTATCACTTTCTCTTTAATAATGATCGTTACTCATTATTGGCATATGCCCTCATAAGTTTCCCTATGAGAAGAGACTATATCTTTACCCGGTCTGGGTATGTACCACAGGGACTCACTTGAGTCCACTTAGTCGTTGAACCTTCCCCTGTTCGGGGCTTGGATGCTGATGTTCCGTTTTAATGATGAGTAAATTAACTAACACACGCATATTCTTTATGATACTTAACTTCAGCCTCCGCTCTGGCTTGACAAGCATCGTTGAATGACTCAAAACTTCCGAGATAGATACGCTGCTTATCAATGTTTATCTGTGCGCACCACTTTTGAGCAGGCTTAGACCAGTACACACCCTTGCGTCCGGATGTATTAGTTAATGGTGTTCTCTCGTTGATACAGTTCTGAGATCGATTCACAATGCGCAAATTGGATCGGCGGTTATCACATGTATCATGGTTGATATGATCGACCTCAATCGATGGACTATCACTCTGTATGCCGAGAATCAATCTATGCTGCTTGATTTCTGTACCATCGATTTTCGCTAAGACGTACTGGTTTGCGTCAACATGCCAACGATAAGGTGCGATCAGCTCAAAATCCGAACGATTCACACAGAATGTCCGCCCATCAAAGCATTGACCAACCACACGGTTACCATCGAAAATGTATGTATTACCGAAATACAAATTCGATTTTCTATAGTCGAAAGAGTCGCCGTTAAATCGCTTAGTTTTTGAGCATCCAGAATACACATGAAGCTCAGGATGGTTCAGATAAATAAACTCACTCAACGAAAGTGCAGATTTATATTCCGTATGCGTATATATGCCATTGCTTGTTCTCCACCAATTATACTCAGAAACAAGATCGAGATCATCTGTATCGATCTTAAATGTCTGTCCATTGTTGCAATAACCAATTACATAATCATCGCGAGATTCAAAACGATTCATCACTCCACCTCCTTTCAATCTGATTTTACTCATCATTTCGGCACTTAGGATTTAACCATATACCATCCATATCATTCTTTCTGCTTTCGCCGCGTTCGCGCTCACGCATTTCATCGTCACGCTGTAGCCGATATGGTTTTGGGATTTACCAGCAGTTCAATACATTAATTTTTGCGCACATTCCTGTACGCCGAGACTAATAAGTCAATCTCGATATTGCTAAGAATCGACAGCTTACAGACATTCTCGTAAATGTCCCTGACATCATCATACGTTCCGCCGTTTGCAAGCTCATGCCACATCAGCGTGTTCAGCTCCTGAGACCCGTTCACAATTGACCCAATCAGATTATTGCTTGTCTTGATATCAAGATCCGCCATATCCTCAGTCGTGTATCTTCTGTCGGTCTTCTTTCCCGCGACATTATATATCGCGACCTTGAACATTCCCGTGGTCTTCAGTGCCGCGCGGATGAGTGTCTTGTTGTTTGTAATTAGTGCGGTATCACTATCATAATCCGCACCCGCGAGTCGTTGCAGAATGTTCTCTCCGATTGCGTTCACGTAAATGATCTGTTCTGTGGGATTCATATACCTGTCGATCATCTCGTTCTGCCGGTTTGTCGTAATCAGCACATTAGACGCCGTGATGTGCGGACTTCTTGACCCGAGGATTGTTTCGCCCCACTCAAATCTTCTGCTGTAGACGCAATTCTTATCCACTACCCGCTTTCCGGTAAATTTGCCGATAGCCGCGAGAAGCATTTCGATCGGATTTCCGCAGAGTACTGAGTAGTTGCCTTCGACGAAGATATGCCCGCATTTCGCGTTCTTGATGAAGGAACGGATGAAGTCACATTTGAAGTCGTTGTACAGTCTGGTGTCATAGAACCGGCTGTTGACTGACATCATCTTGTAGATGACGTCGTTCTTTGAGAGCATTGGCAGATCGTCGATTTCCTGCGGCTTGTATTTGATCCAGTGCTTCATCACGGCGGGTTTGTCCCGGCAGAGATCAAGGAATCCGAACGTCGGCTCTAATAGCTCCTCAATATCGCTTCGTTCAAGCTGTATTGAGTTGATGAGCTGATAATGCGCCTGAACGAGCCTGCCTCCGAGATAGTGCGGAGGCTTTTCGTATTTGACCACACCGAAGAGAGGGTAGAGCTGATCGAACCACGCGTCGAGTGTTCCGAACTTGACATATTTGATACTGCTCGGCGTCGTGACTATCTTGATATCCGCAATACTATTAGCCCTTGTATATCCTCTTAGCTGTGACACATCGGTGACGCCATTGTCTCTGAACCAGTCCTGAAGATTGCAGCTGAACGCGCAGGATTTGAAAAAACGGTTTCTCAGCAGAATCATACCTTTGTCCGAATACCCGCCCATTGCCGATATATCAATAAGGCTTTGACCGTCCCATATCTTGTTTGCGATTTCGACATTCTCGTGTGCCGCGTGAAGCTTGCCGTTTTGCTCGGTGACGTTGATGCAGTCTTCCGTAAAGATACTGTCATAGTCATCGATAACGAGAAAGTTTTCCGGTCTCAGTTCGATTGTGCCGATAATGCTGCTCATCGTGAGCGCGATATATGACTGGAGAGCCGCGAGATCGACTTTGTCTCCTTCGCGGATAGATAGCCCGCACATTTCCCATGTGTGCATTCTGGAGTAGAGCCTTTCGTCGATAAACATACATTTGCCGACTCTGGCGCTCCCGGCGGAGCGTTTCCACCTTATGTATCTGGTTCCGTTGCATATGAACCCATCTGTGTAGAGCTTCCGCCGTATTGAGTCGACGCTCTGGACGCATGGGATGTTCTGCCGTGCGGCGTAGACTTGTTTTTCCTCATCATATGTGAATGCCCGCTTGTCCGGCGGATCCGGGATATTGACCTTTGCGCCGACCTTCACCCCGGCAATTTCGCCGGTTTTTGTCCTGCCGAGACAGTCTGACCATTCGAGTTCATTCCCCTGAAACCCGAGTTTTATGTAGGTGTCTTTGCCTTGGCGGTTCCATGTCTTGACGCTGTACTCGAAGGTGACGTTGATGATCCGGTCGCAGTATTCGCGCCTGCCGCTGCGTGAGTCTTCGATGAAGGAGAAACGGTTGTTGCGATAGGCTTTGCGGTAGACGTCCCGGAGCTGCATGAGATCGAGGCTGTAGTCGAAGACGGCTTTGTATCGTTTCTTGTTGATGTTCCCATTCTTGTCAAGAAGCGTGTAGCCTTCGACGTCCGGCTTCGAGTAGTTCGAGATCCAAAGGTCCTTGGCGTCGATCTGCGGAATATAAACGCCTTTGATTCCTGCCATCAGCAAGCCTCCTTATGAATATTAGTTGAAATCGAGAGAAATTTTGCGTACTCGCTCTTTAACACATACCTCTGATTTTCAAGGTAATCAATTACCTCCGTGGGCGACACTTTGAACCACTCGCCAAACGTTCTATACTTCTCGAAATGCGCGTGAACATCTCGCTCTATACTGAACGCATTCGAACAGACCATCGACTGATAAACGAGTTCGAGTTCAACACCCGCGCCTGTCTGCAACTGCACGATGCGTTTCTGCACATCCTGCGCAACACCGATCTTGACCGTCTCGTTAAGTGGATTCTTAAGGACATACACGAACTGACGGTTCCCATTGTTCTGCGGCAATACATCCTCGATTACGCGAGCTTTGTACATATCCGAAATAGCTTCTTCCATCTTCGTGAAAGCGTTTATGTATTCAATCTTAAAGAGGTCAGCCTGAACACCGGTCATACCGAGAGCAATAAAACTGAACCCCTGCTTGTCAAGCTCGTACTGGCGATAAATATGACCATCACTCGCGACGTATTGGGACTCGTGAATGTGCGTGGCGCAAAATTGTGCCACGGATTCATCTTCCGATGACAGCTTCGCGTCTATCATACGGAGCACCACCTTGTGTTGTTTGGCGAACTTGTTTGCTACCAACACGCTCGTCGTCGTCGGAACTCCGTCCTTGGTATATACGAGACCGTCGATTTTGCCTGTATATTCTATAGATTCGAGACGTTGAGCGGTTTTGCGGATAGCGGGAATGACATCATGAGTAATCCACCGCTTAAAAGCCTTGGCTTCCGGCTTCCTTGACCCGAGAATCAGCGAGTAAAGCCCCGCCTCGTTGACAATCGTGCCTTCTCCCTGACGCCCTAAGTTGAACTTAGACCGTTCGTCCTCATCAAGACGGCTCACCGCGACTGTGGGATTACTGAGTTCCAGTGCCTTGCAAACATCCACAGCCACAAACCACGGCTCGCCGCTTACCATAACCGTCCGGACCTCACCGAACTCCTCGTTGTTGAATACCTGAATGTTGTTTTCCATAAATCAAACTCCTTTTTATTAATTGCACACACAATATGCGTATGTGCATATTTTCTTGTAACCTCTATGCAGAACTCTCAGAACATTACGCAGTCCCGCACAATACGCTTGTATCCGCCCGGGTTGAACAACATATAATCGCTCCAGCTCATGCTATCCGGATATTTCTCGGTCACGTCCCCGGTAATATCATACAGCTTGCTATGAATCCTCACCGTGAAGTGATTATCTCCCGGACTGTACGTAACCGGAGAGTTAAACCGCATCGCCATGATCACCGCGAACCAGTAGCAGCACCCTTGCATAAACACCTCATCCACATTATCGGACGAGTGAAACCTCGCGAGAAAATTCTCGACCTCCTTCTTCCTGCTCATCTTAAACCCTTCTTCCCAAATGAAATGATATTGATCAGAATCGCGTTGGTTACATCATCCTGCGCATCAACAACGCGCTCTGTGATGACATTCACCTCATTAAGATTGAATGGTCTCCCCTGCCTCAGCGACTGGTTACAGAAACCGTAGCTTCCGTTCTTATACGTAATCATGTAAACTAATAAGTATTCGTACATCTCATACCTCCACCCCGCCAGAACGGCGGGGGATTTTTCCCCGACTCCACACGGCAAATTTCCGCCCAGAATCGCTCGAAATTTCAGACGACTATTTACTCGTCCTCACCGTCTTCGTCGATTCTGGCTTGATTTTTCCTGAATGTACTCTGGTTTCCGAACCGATTCTTGAACGCCTCCGACATCCTCTTCCTCTGCTCGTCGCTCACGACCCTCGGAGGAGATGGCTTCTTGATCCATGTTCTCGGCACCCTCGCCACCAGAACGCCATCGTTGTTCTCTGGCATGAACCGGATATCTACATCCACTGGGTGTTCGTCCGCGAGCCGCAGCATATGCCGTATGATTTTCGGCTCACTGGTCGAGATTAACGCGCGCGGTGCGTTGGTTATGTATTCATACGATGTCTCAGCCATCTTTTTCCACCTCCTGTCTGAGCCACACCTCGATCACATCCTCATCCCGAGGAAAGTCCATGATTTCAGGGAAGAACTTACACTGTCCGCCATGAAGCTCGCACCATGAGAATTCCTTCGTGCGTCCAACCTCCGGACAATCCCTCGTAATCGAAGGACAGTTATTACAGAACCGCTTCGCGAACGATGTATCCCACGGACTGCCATCATACATGGCACGCTTGGCAAGCCATGCCGCGAGTTCGTATTCGCTCATATTTTTGATTTTCTCAAAATTCGTCATAAGTATCTTCCTCTCTGCTGTCAAGCCACATTTCGATAATCCGGACTACCTCCGGCATTCTGCCGAAGAAGACCCGACATTGATGACGCGCCTCACACCACTTGACAGCTTGCACTCCCGCGCCATCGACGCCATCAACTATTTCACACGGACAGTCCTTGCAATACTTGCCACGAAACCACTGGTCCCATGTGCTCCCACAGTATTCAACGTGGTCGGCAAGCCACGCCGCAAGCTCATAGTTGCTCATCCGTTTTAATTTTTCACCGTTTGTCATATGTAACCTCCCTGACCACAATCATTCCTCCGGCTGCCGGTAGATATCCAGCAGCTCGCCCACGCATCCGGATCAACCTTAATGTGTTTATCGCATATCTCCATAACAAGTGCTCGTTCCTCACACGCGAGAGCCAATGACGTATTCGTGTATTCCGGACACCATATTTTCACGGTCCAGTTCTTCGTGATATCATCCAGAAACTTTCCGAACTTATCGAAGCTGTCGAACCGAGCCATATAAAGAGTTCTGATATCGCCCTCGGCAAACTCTCTTTTCTCGACAATCTCCGGATACCTCTGCATGTATACATCCTCGCGATCGCCGTCACTGATCAAGATCAAAGTCATGTTTCGTCCTCGTCGTCCTTGATCAGTTCACAAATCCGCTTAACACAGTCCTTGCAGATATCGAAAACATCTGGATGGATATCGTATATATTATCGCCTATCGTAATTGTCTTCCTTTCCGTATCATGCGGATCCATTTCCTGTCCGCAAAAATCACAGTATAATTTTTCCATCTTTCGATTCCTCCTTAATTTACTCGGGTACATCCTCCGCAGCATCCATGCTTCACGTTCTTATTGAACACATAACAAATCTCATCGGCGTACTTACGGTACTGCTCCGGAAGCGCCGCAACGTCGATAATCCAGTCGCCGGTCCAATAGTTGCCTTCGGTGTCGCAGTCTCCGCCGGATATCCAGAAGTCGTCAAATTCCGCTTGAGGATAATAGGATTTCTCTCCGAATGTGTGGATTTCGCCGTCTATCTCCAACAACAGCAGACCTCGGCACAGAACCGGCGACTCACCGTTATAAAAGACAAACTTTACGTGTTTGTTGTTATGGAGATCCTTGTTTGTAGCCATCATAATCCATCCTTTCCCGGACTATCTGCCGGACGTCAATCAATGTACACTCTCACCACATAGTGATCTCCGTCCTCCCGCCTGCTGTACGACATTATCCGCCCGCCGAAGCAGCCGTTCCATCCATCGCACCACGCGAAGAGTTCATGCTTTTTCGGAAACCACGGTATCCCGTTCCGTAACACTACATCGTAGTCTGTACTCCCGTATCGTCCGCTCTCGAGGCGCTTGATCTCGACGAACGGACCGAGTTCTGTCAGAATTTTTTGTTTTCTTTCCTCAGTGACTGGTGTTATCATGATGTGTACTCCTTTCCGATAAAAGCCGCTGAATCTCATCGTATACTTCCTGATGATTTTTGACTATGAGGCAGCTGTCAGCCCAACGATTACATACATACCGTTCTACGTCAGCGACTACCTCATACCCGACAAGCTTTGCATCAAACCACTGAACGTTCACCATGCCCACCATAACATACGGTCTCCTGATAAGATCTCTCGGGTAATTGTCAATAAACTCGAGAAATTCTTCTCGTGACACCTTTGCAACTATTGGCTTGACGGTCAGGTGCTCATAAATAAAGTCTCTGACATCTTGATTATTAAACATCTTCCATCTTACTTTCTGCTCTACTCAGCATTGATTCTACCTCATCGATTACGTCCTGATAATTAATCAGTACTCGGCACGAGGACAATCCTGATATGGATTCAGGTGCCATATGCTCAAAATCGTCTCGATGGAATAAATAACATTTCGCCACTATCTGCTCATAATATGGATTGATTGTATAGTCAGCCCACGATACGACACATCCATCATCATATTTGTTCTTATGGGGTATCAAAGTTCTCGGATACTGTTTGAGAAAGTCCATGAAAGCCTCTGCACTTACGTCTTTCCATTGCCCTTTGATTTTTGGCGGTTGAAAATCACTCGGATAACATACCAAACGCCACATTAAAAATTCTCCTTAACTTCTTTACTTATACTCGCTGACCCTTGTTAATACCGTTAGCTAAAGCAAGATTAATGCCGCCCGCAGTCCGGAATCCGCAGCAGCTCGAAATTCTGCCCGGCGTAATATACCCGCGGATTGACCGCGATAATCCACTCCTCCGGTCTGTCCGGCGCATTGGTCATGTAAATGAACGCCGCCTGCTCTCTGCCGTGCCACTCGAACCGGACGGAGTTGAGTTCTTTTGCGAGCCGTTTCGCGTTGTCCCGGCTGTATCCGACCATGTCCGCGAACTCGCCGAGCCGGAGATACCGAATGGCGTCGTAGTCTCTTTCCTCGGGATTCTTGCAGGCGATATTCCACTCGCGATTCACCCACGGTATGATCTTGAAAATGTACGCCAGCGTCTTGTGTGCCCGGGCGGATGTACACGTCTCATAGAGCGACTGTACGCCCTCCGCGTTGAGCCGGATAAACGACCGGTCAACCGATGTATCGATCATGCCCTTCCGGAATCTCGTGTCATCAAGGAATATCGCCTTGATGTCCCTGTTGGTGATTTCGTCCCGGATAGTCCCGAGTCTGAATAATCCGGCGGCAACCATCTCCGACCAGAAATTATCGAACTCTCGCGAAGACAACCTCATCTTGTCCTTGATTCTGTTCCTGCTGAACGGACGAACTCCACCGCCCGAGATATCACCAAGGTATCCGTCATATGTAAGAAAGGTGCTTACGTACATCAGTCTGGTATAACTCGAAAGCGAGATATCAAACCCGAGATCCTGAAGCGGAGTGAAGAAGAGGAAAGTGAACGCGCCGTAGGATATCTGGGCTTCTGTGGCTTGCCTGTACCGTATGGCGGCTTGTGTCTGCATGGCAGTCCTGATCTGCGTACCCTCGTAAAGGTTCCGCGTGACCTCGCCGGTATCGGCGTCCACAAGGTAATGCGTGAGTTTCTGAACGTTCTTCCTGTCGACATCGAACACATCAAGTGTTCCGTTTCTGAATGCTTTCTCTATGTCTGTCATTTATCAGACTCCTTTTGTGATATATCGTCTCCGGAGCTCCGGATGTTGACCCGAATAGTTAGTGATATATTGAGATTTCCTCAAATTATGCGTCAAATCGGCGATTTTTTCCTCATTCTGTGCGTCAAGTTAGCAGAGGCTTTTCTCGATATTATCGGCACTTTTGCCACTTCCCGCCCTCTTATTCTGTAGCCACCAAGTTCCCAAAAACTGGTAATATTGAACTCGACGTACCTGAGATTAGGAGCACCACTGTGCAGACCTCGCCCGAAATCCCGATGCTGTAATAATATTATACCACAAATGATATCCCTTGTCAATACCTTCTGCTGAAATTTACGAAGAACTGAACGGACTTTTTCTACGAACACTTTGAAGAATCCTGACGCCGTATAACCTGACACAAGCTGAGACTCCGCAGAGAGCAGGGAAAGAAGTACTACCGAGGACATACGAAAATTCCCGTAAGGGTAAATACCATATTATGGAAACGGAAAGACGAGGATCAGAGGCAGAACCCTCGAAGACCGTAAATGAAGCTATGATATCCGCTGAACGTTAAAGCAGGAGCACTACCGAGGGCATACGCCGGTTCCCGTAAGGAAAAATCCGTACAAGGAAATCGCACAAGCTTCACTCAGAGGACAAGAGCAGAGAGTTAGTGACAACACCGAGGACCGTAAACAAAGAAAACATACGATAGAATCTGGCTTTACGGACCCTCGGTTTACAAAACCGTAACAACTAAGAAATCAGGGATAAAGCCCCATGAACAAAGGGAAAATCAAGAATCGAGGTATCAAACTTCCCCTATAATATATAATAATATATTCTATTTATAAATAGAACATATTTATAAGTTATATTACTATATCTATAGTATATACATAGATATATAGATATACTAATATTATAGTATTATAACTGATAAATATACTTCTACGTATAGATAAATATACTTATTAATTTCTTTTTCCTTTTTTCTTTTCCGTATACCCTCGTGTATACCGTTGGCTCCGCCAAGGTGAAGGTTAGTAGTATATTGTTAGTTAGTAATATATAATACTATAGTATATACATAGGTATTATAGTATTATATAACTTATAATATATTATACTATATCTATAGTATATACTTCTACATATAGATAGATAAACCTTTTTCTTTTGGTACTTTTCTTTTTGGAGACAGAAACCATGACTGAGCCGTGTAATCATAGGCTCAGTCATGGTATATTAGTTATATAATATAGGGGAAGAACGGAGACCGTGTCTCTGTGAGGCTTGACTCCGTCTCAGTCCGCGGACTTCGAGATAATCTCTTCCGATACCGGATCGATGCCGAAGTCGAGGTTCTTGTATATCGCCTGTTCTTCGTCAGCAGTGATTCCGGCATACGCAAGTGTGATCGCCGGGGACGAGTGATTGAGCATATGTTGCAGCACTTCGAGCCTTCTGGACCTCTCAAGCGGATCGTTGGTTCCGGTCAGAACGTGGTACGCGAAGGTTTTTCTGAGGACATGGGTGCCGTGGTTCATGTCGAGGTGATTTGCGGCGAACGCAGCGCCGAGAGCACGATTCGCGGTCGATTGGTCGATATGAGCGCTCTTGCTGTCCTGCTTACGGGGAGGGAAGAGGTAATCGCCCATAGAGAAGCGCCAGTTCAGAACTTTGTCGATATAGAGACGGATGGCGTCCTTGGCAACGTCAGAGAGAGCGAACACACGTGGCTTGCCGGTCTTGATCTCCGGGAGTATGATCTCATCGCGGAACTCGATCTGCTCGTTCATGACGTCGATGAAGCGAAGACTGAGAAGGTCGGATATACGGAGACCGACGGAGATGCCGACGACGAAAAGCATATGGTTGTTGTACTGCTCCCGGGAGAGGAAGTATTCGCGGACAGACGCGATGACTGCTTTGTCCTTGATAGGCGAGGTGGTGTAGCTGCGGTACTCACCGTCATCGGATTTACGGTGTAAGGTCGACTTCTTCTTGGTGGAGCGCTTCTGGGCGTCGGGGGACGGACGGGAAGCTTCGTTGAGCAGAGCCTGAGCAAGCTTCTCGTAGTCTATATTCTGGTTCCTCGCTGTGATCATCTGGGCGAGTTTTGCATAATTGATAACCGTGATTTGTTCCATGATATCTGGTCCTTTCAGTGATTTTCTCTATATATATTATACCACAAAACTATGCAAAAGTCAAGAGATTTTAGAAAATAATCGCGCTGTAATTGTACAATTTCTATAAAACTTTTGAAGAATCCGAGGGCGATGATGAACGCGTATCGCTCAGGAGCCACCAGAACGGCGTGTGGTGAGATGAGAGCTCTGGAGGTATAAATACACTGCCGAGAAAAGAAAACGCCCCGGCACAGCAGCCGGAGCTATAAGATACGATATTGACAAGGGATAAACGAGAGCGAATCAGATCGAAACGGATAGGAATTCTCGACGATCGAGGAGAAACGGAAGAGGAACGGAATAAAAAAGACGCCAATCGATGACGTTGTACGGGAGTGGATTTGATGAAAGCGGTATGCGGATAAAGGATGCGATGGAGGAGATAGTGGAGGATGAGTGAGTATGGCATAGTGGAACGAGAGTTGAGATGGGGCAATGTTAGGAATGGAGTGATGGGAAGGGAAAGGAGAGGTGGGAGAGAGGAGGAGTTGTGAATTGTTTGTGTACGGGGAGGGGTTGAAATAAGGTGGAGACGTGGAAGAACATCTACATGGACCGTCGACGCCCGCCGCCGCCCGCCGGAAAATGGAAAATAGCCCCGCCGACCGGCGCGGAAAAATGCAAACTTTTGCTCTTTTCTTGCAAAATAGTTAGAATTCTAACTGTTCAAAATTGAGCCAAATTTTTCCAGATTTTACCAATTGTTGGTAAACAACTGTTTACCAAGCCTGTGGAAAACTCTGTGGAAAACCTGTTGAAAACTCACAGCCTGTGGAAAACCCTGTGGAAAACTCCATGTATAAATATTCACCATTTCTGCATAAATATTCATCCGTTGCATAAATATACATTCTGCACAAAAAAAATCCCTACACCGCCACATTATATCAATTCTGATATACCCTCAAGACCCGCATTATACCTGGCAAAAACAGCTCGCTACGACAAGTCAAGAGTAAAATTCACCGAATCCTCGACAATCTTCGAAATTGCAAGTTGCAATATCATATCCTGCAAAACAGAAAATCGGCTCGAGAACCCGAACACCCGCATAAATCCTGATAGAATCAGACAATCCAGCTGAAATATAAACCACATCCAGACCTCGAGAAACGCAAGATGTAATACACCAATCCTGCATATTATATCCTAAATCCAGAAAATACCAATTGTGGTCATGGCTACCATCAACCGCCGGTTGATATCCGACGTCGGGGAGACGCGACCCCAACACGCGACCGCCTGGAGCGCCTGAATCCTACCTATATTCGCGCGCCCGCGCGATACATTATATGCGCAACACAAGCGCCTGCGCGTATGCGCGTATTATATATATATTATATTACTTTAACTGATATGGTTTAGTATTATCTATAAAGCTATCTAAAGGGGTATTAAGGGCGTGAGCTATCGCGCAAAACACCGAAATGTTGCACAAAGAACCGTTTGCTATTTTGTTCACAATATTTCTATCATTTTCGCACATTTCGCCGAGCCGTTTCATCGAAATACCTTTTTCAAGACACATATTCTTAATATTTTGTGCCGTTTTCACAGAATCGTACAATATATCGACCTCGTTTCTGTAACTTCTTACAAATCGAAAAAACTTTTGCAAAACCCCTTGACGTGCACCAAATACTGTGCTATAATAGAATCACAAACAACGGAGCGCCGAGAGGAGCGGCGCGGAAAAAGTCGCGGATAGCGCGGACGGTGACAGCGTCCGACTTACCGGACCATAGATTATAGCAGACCTTGTGTACTTTTCATCATCTGATACGGATACCACCATAAGACAGCGAAAGATATCCGACCGCTGAATAAGTCGATAGCGACAATAGGCGGCGCGGGATATCGGAGTAGTACGAGATGAGCGTATAGATGAGCTTTAAGAGGAGAAAAGCCGGATACCTGCGACGGACGACAGATTGTCAACCGATTGGGCATAGTGCGTGCTATCACTATATCCATGCCCATAGGTCATGACATTAGGCGTCAACAACATTACATAAACCAACAATTTAGTTATTAAATCCGCGCTGAATCTCACACATTCAGCGCTTTTTTAAGCATTAAATCAAATATCAAATCCGTCCCCGACGGTAAATTCGGGGAGAAAGCAGGTAAACTATGTTCACACTCACTAACTCTAACGCTATCCTCGCGGCAATCCGCGCAAATCGCGCCGAAAAAGCACCGATCGCTATCGATCGTAAGGTCGCGGCTCAGGTCGCATACAGAGAGTCTGTCGAGACTCTGCTCAACGCCGCATCTCGTCTCGCGGCATCTGCTATCGAGTCTCACGAGGATCCGCGCCGTGCGGAGTTCGTCGCCTCTGTCGCAAAGGCATTCCGTTCTGTCCTTGTCATCCTCGGAGAGCACGACTATCAGGTCACGCCGTCCGACGTCGACGCTGTTGTCGCATTCGTTGGCTCTTTCCGTACTGTCGACGGTCTCCGGACGTTCGTTCCGGCAGGCGTCAAGACGTTCCGCAACTCGTTCGAGAAGTTTGTCGCGATCCGTGCAAACTCTGAACTCGTTCGCGACGCCGAGACTATCAAGGCTGATAAGAAGGCAGCCCGCAAAGCCCGCAAAGAGGCGAAAAAGGCAGCGGCAACCGTTCCGGCTCTCGTGTCCGGAGCTCCGGCTCTGTCGTCGGCTGTCATTGAGTCTGTAGCCGTCGAGATCGCATAACCATCGCATCCAGAGCGCGGAGTGACGCCGGATTTCTCCGGCGGTAATGCGGAATGAGTGTACACTCATGCGGTCACAATCCCGCAAATTTATGGGCTCGACATGCCCGAAATGTCAAGGAATTATCATGGAAAAACTCACTAACATCCTGCTCGCAATGGCGCTCACCGTCATTTTTATTGGCGGTACTTTTGCGGTGCTTTGCGCCGCATATGGTCATACCATCGGCGCGGTTGCCGTTGTTGCGATGATCGCGGTGTTTGTCGCGGTCGTCGAGTTCGCCGTCTCGACGGTGCGCGAAAAGACTCGCGACGTCGAGTAAACTCAACCGACCGGGGATCTCATTCCCAGACCGGCTCGAGCTGTGCTATTATTATACCACAATAGTACGGTTTTGTCAAGAGTTTTTTCGGAATTACATAGCGTTCTTGGTCGCATTTTACGGCGCAACAAGGGCGCTTTATCAAAAAAAATACCGTGCCGGGCAGCTAAACCCGGTAGAAGGAGAAAATCATGAAAGTTTTAAGTTTTTGGGGCTACGAGTCTAACCCCTTCGCAAATTCCAACCTCGCCGCCAACGGCGGAGGATACTCTCAGCCGGAGGGCGGCGCACTGGTCGAGCTCTCTGACGGGTTGATCGCGGTGGTCGACTACTTCGATCACAACTGCGGAGACTTCGGGCGCGATGCTCACGTCTCCGTCGCTGTCAGTGGTCGCTCGTGGAGTTTCGAGTTCGGCTCGAACTCTGCAAACGACTACGGCGAAGTCGCGCCGAGTTTCTTCGCTGCGACCGGAGAAGACCTCGACGACGTCGCCGCTCTGGCGATCGATGCGGTACTTACCGCGATGGTCGCATAAGACGCAGAGTGGACCGCCCACCGGCGGTTTAATGCGGGATAGGTCCACCTATACGGTCACAACCCCGTAAATCAAATGGTCACTGCGCCGAAAAGCAGGGAGGAACTATGCTTAATTTTATCAATGATAACAAGACGATCTCTGTCGCACTGTGCGACGGGCGTCACGCTATGCCCGAGGGAATCACGTCCTCTGTGTATCCGATGTCGGTCGATCCGACTGACATTGACTCGCTCGACCGTGTAGCGGTCGATTTCGTCAGATCCTGCGACGGCAAGGACATCAACCTCGTTGTGACGGGGCTCTCTGTCGCTCTCGTGTCGGTTATCAAGGCTGTCGCTGCGTGCGCCGCTGATAATTCGGCGGCTACAAGCCTGACTCTGTGGCATTTCAATCGCGATACTGGCGATTACTATGCCCAGAAGGTCGTCGATTACCCGCGTATATGCCCGTTTTGTGGGCATATCATGGGTCCGGGCGAATGGGCATGTGGTGCCTGCGGATCGACTTGAGAAGGAGGGCGCTATGAACTACGTGAATACTCTTAGACGGCTCGATGCCGTCATCAAGGCTTATAGGCGCGCTGAGGATGCGTGCTATAGAGCAACGCGTCGGATCGAGCAGCATTGGGACATCTTTTTCGCGCTTCAGGACAAGCGCGATGCCCTTCGCGATCAGATCCGGGCGTATGTTGCCCATCCGGTCAGAGTTCGCCGTTTCGCCGACGATTTTGTCGACGGTCAATGGCATATCGAGTATGGACGGTATTTGATCCGTCGTCAGCAGATACTGACGGCTTGCCGTCTGCTCGGTGTTGATTCCCGACAGCTCAGATTCTGAGGAGGAACGTTATGAATTACATAAATCTCATCCGTCGCATGGACAAGCTCCAGAAGGCGGATGATCATCTGCGCCGGATGGATCCGGACGGGGAAAGCTCGATGATTGACGATCTGCGTTGCAAGATCTGCACCAAGCTCTCGATCTTACACTACGCGATCAATGAGTACCTTCGCGATCCGAGCTGGACGTGGACCAGCGGGGGACTTATCGACGCCAAAAAGCGTCAAATCGAGACCGCAATGCGTCTGCTCGGCGTGAGCCGCCGGACGATGGGATGGAGGTGAATCAAAAATGATCAAGCCAACGATTTCGGCTCGAATCGGCTACAAGGTCAGGCGCGTCAAGAACCTCGAGACCGGCGAAACCAAGTTCGGTGTATACGACGGTGATCATCTTATCATGGTCGCCGATCAAATGAGCGTCGAGGCATTCGACGACGCACAGGAAAACAACGAGGCGTTCAACCTCTGCGAGGTCTTCACGACGATCGCAGGCAACATCTTTGCATACTGGCGCGACGAGGAACTCGACGAGGATTATATCACCAAAATAGGGAGTTGAAAATGAAACGGTTACTGATAGCCCTCGCGATTCTGGCGGTCTTCGCGCTCGGCTTTACGGTCGGCGCGTCGACGGCGATCCGCACGGCGGAGTATTGGTCCGACGGCGAGGGGGTCTACGAGATCGGCTATTTCGGCGGTCTCACGATCCACGAGTACAGTTGGGAGGAGGAGGACTGAAAATGATCACGAAAATTAAATCCATCGAGGATATCATCGAGCAGGCGGAGTCCTGCAAGTCTGATGCACGGCGCGATGCTCGCATTTTTTCTCATTACAAGCGCCGCTTATTGGCTCTGGCGGACGGCAAGCCCTTGCGATGGGTATGCGTGCAGTACCTGTGCAGCTTTCCTGGGCTCTCGCCCTACGATATGGGTGCGGAGCTTATGGCGGAGGGCGTGAAATTGATCTACAACAATACCGCTATATCACGTGCTGTAAATCGCGCGGAGCAGCAGAAAGTGCAGCGTGCCTGCACAGCACGAGAGAATGCGAGGAGGTGAGGGCATGACAAGACGCAAAGCGAAAATGATCGTCCTGTTTCTGACGGTCGGACTTCTGCTCATCGGCTTCGGCTTGATGGCTGTTGGAGTTTCCGGCATCGAGCAGGGCTCGAACAGAGCCGGAACGATCACGGCGGCGATAGGTATCGCAACAGCAGCGCTCGGAGCGAAATTCGAGCGCTTTTTCAATAACTGAGAAAGTAGGTTCAAGAAAATGATTTCAATAACACGCAACTACGGAACGATAATCGAGGACCCACACGCGAGGGTAGAGGCGGCGAAGAACGATCTGCTCGATCGGATGTACCATGCCCGCGAGCTTCCGACAATGGGAGGACGCGAGGTCTGGCTGGACCTGCTGGATATGTACTACACCGGCTCGTGGGACGAGATGATCGAGACGATCAGTCTCTTTACGGGTCCCGGCGGCAGGACGAGGCAGACGTGTCTGCGCGATCTCAAAATAATCAAGGAGGAGAACTGAAAATGATCACAATAAATGATTTTAAGCCGATTGGAACCGATGTGCTGGAGACATCCGGCGAGCTGACGGTCAATCTTTTCACCGGCGAGCGCACGGTCAGCATCAACTACTCGTCAATCCTGACTCGTCTGATCCAGGAGGCGGGCAGGATATGCGAGTTCTACGCAAGCGATCTCTTCATCGACTGGCGGTCGATCGTGGAGGCGCTCGATGACGGTTCGGTTGAGACCGGTTCGCGCCTGTTCGGATTCCGCAAATCAGGCGTCGACGAGGCGAAATCCATACTCTATTGGCGTAACGAGACGAGCAGGGCGCTTCCGGACCACTACTCCACAATCTGGAGGCTCGATATAGACGTCGAGCTCGTCGCGCCGGGTCGAGAGCGCGTCAAAATGAAGCTCTATCGTGTAATGTAAGAATGATCAGGTAAAAATTCCCGGGTCAAATTCTGAACAGTGACCCGGGAACAGTTTTTGGAGGTAGAAAAAATGCAGGCAACAGAGGTACTGGAAATAATCAACAATGCGGTCAGATTTATGACCGAGGACGAGCTGCGCGTCTATGAGGCGGCTCGGTCGTGGAAGGGGAATGGAGTGTGCCCCGGCAATGATCCGGTAAGCATACTCGGCACGCTCGGAATGATGGCGGGCAGAGAGATCCGCGAGGAGGCAGTTCGCGCAAAGCTCGGAGCGACGGCAAAGCAGACGGCGGCGCTGATAAACCGATGGATGCTCGAGGACGGTCAGCGCGACAGATTCCATGCCGGTTGTATGGGCATGGTGAACGGCGAGGAGCTTCAGCTCTGTATGTTTTGTTCGGTCTGTATGGTCGGGCTGAGAGAGAAAAATGATCTGGTCAATATGACCGATGATGAAACGGTCGGAGCGGATCTGGCGAAGATCATGACGACGTTCCAGAACAAGCCGGGTCAGAACTTGGTGACGTTCAATTCGTCGGACGTAGTGGCGGCGGCGAAAATGATCAAGGCAAATCGTCGGAAGGTCGGAAAGAAGACATTGGTCGGAGAGAGGACGTTGTACGACCCGATAAAGATCGCCGGAACCTGCTACCGCGCGCAATATGTGAATGATCTGTTGAAGATCATCGGTGACCAGAATATGAGATGGTATCAGGACAAGAATCCGCTGAGAGGCGCGTATATCGAGACGGACAAGGGCATCGCGATCCTGTGCCCGGTGAAACCGCTGCCGGACGCGAAGCCGGTCGAGATTGAGTGTGAGGTGAAAGAGATATGAGAATCAGGGATGATCAGGGATGGCATGGCGATCTCAGCACAATGTGGAACTACGAGAATCTGCCAAAAATGATCCGGTCAACGCTCCGGGAGCGTTTCCCGGATTGCAAATGGAGTGTCAGGCGGAAACCGGGAGGAATAACTCCGGTATTAAGTATTCGCTTGATGGAGGCTCCGGATATTCCGGTGATGGAGTGGGGTCCGCACATGGAAGGATATCGACAGATACATGGTGATGATTCGGATCTGAAGCCGTGGGCAAGGGATATGTTCAGATTCGTAAATGATTACCTCGAGTCGCTGAATTACAATCATAGCGACGTGATGGTGGATTATTTCGATGTGGCATTTTATGCAAATGTCTATATCGGAGATTACGACAAACCGTTCAGAATTCGTGAGAAAGAGAAAGCAGGTAAAAGAAAATGACCAAGTCAAAACGCGTATTATGGTCGTCGGAGATCGACTTCGACGCATGGCGCGACGATTACAAGGAAGATTATCCGGACGCAACAGAGGACGAGATTTACGAGATGATCAACGATCAGAATTACGATGATCTGGTCTGCGAGCGCGGTATCCTCAACATTAATCTGCCGGAACCGATCATCGTGATAGCGGATCTGGGACTCTGGGATGGTCGTCGAACCGGATACAGAGAGATTGCGGGCAATATCGCGAAGTGTCTTGATGTGAGGGTGTCGTCGAGTTACGAATCGACATGGTATCTTGACGAGCGGAATGATCTGGTGTGTGACGATATCCACCACGATGGAACGAATCACTACCTTTACAGGACATGGAAGAAGACGGCGACGCCGCAACAGAGGGCGGATTTCATCTCCAAGATCATGACCGGCGAGACGATAACCCGGCGTGATATTACGAGATTAACCGAAAGGCTCGGAGACGCGATCTGCGCGGCACATGGCTGGGACGCTGTGAAATATGGTATGGGTAAATCGAAAATGATCAGGCAAAATGTTCCGGCTCAGAATCCGGAGACCGAAAAAGAAATCAGAATGGCGTGAAGCCGGAAAGGGAAATGAAATGTCGGCATTGATTGAAACGATGATGAGTGTGAGGGAGAAGCCGTGGCATGGTCTCGGCGTGATAGTCGAGGATGCCCCGACATCGGCGGACGCATTGCGTCTGGCGGGTCTTGACTGGAAGGTCGAGCGTCAGCAGTTGATGCTTCCGGATGGTCGAGTGATTCCGGACCAGTATGCCAACGTCCGGACAAGCGATGGTTCGGTCCTCGGTCTCGTGACCGGCAAATATCAGATAGTCCAGAATGATGAGGCATTCGCGTTCACGGACAATCTGATCGGCGGCGATGTGAGATATGAGACGGCGGGATCGCTGATGGGCGGAAAGAGGGTCTGGATGCTCGCGAGACTGCCTGCTGAGAAGATCGCGGGTGACGAAGTGGTTCCTTATGTCTGCTTCTCGAATTCGCATGATGGATCGTCCTCGATCAGAGCGTGTGTGACGCCGGTCAGAGTGGTTTGCAACAACACATTGAATTTTGCCCTTCGGACGGCGCAACGGTCATGGAAAACGACACACGCCGGAAACATCGAGCTGCGGGCGAAGGAAGCGAAGCATACGCTCGGGCTTGTGACTGAGTATATGGAACAGCTTGACAGGATGGCTACTGACATGGCGAATGTCAGAGTTACAAATGATCAGGTGGTTGATATCTGGCGGAATATCAATCCGATTCCGGAGAAGGCGTCGGATTTGACGAGGGCACGTCGCGAGCAGGCGACGAATGATTTGATAAAGTGTGTGACGGCGGTTGATATCCGTCAGTTCGAGGGAACGGCATGGGGAGCTGCGATGGCGATCACGGATTTCGTGGATCACCGCGAGCCGACGATCCGGACGGGCACATGGCAGGAGAAGAGATGGGAATCGATCATGGACGGAAATGTCGTGGTCGATAGGTTCATGCTCGAGATGGCGAAGGCGTTCAAGGACTTGAAATTAGCGGTGAGATAATCGGAGCTTATTTCAAGTTCGAATGATTTGATAAAATTAATGGAGGTCAATATGAAAGAGCTACAGAAAATCAGGGAGAAATATTCGTCAGCGGGAGATTTGATCTTCCGCTCGGCGATGAATTATCTGGCGGTATGCGGTTCAGCCGCTGTCGCGAATACGCCGATCGGCGATCCGGACACACCGGAGGGGAGAATGATTGAGTGTGCGAAGGAGATTCTGACACTCAGTCTGAGTGACGCGATCAAAGAGCTGCTTGACCATAAGGTCTATATGGTCGTGTCGTCCGGCTTCACTCCGGAACGCGAGATTGTCGGAGTGTACGGTAAACTCGAGGACGCGAAAGCGAAGTTTGAGTCGGAGAAGAAAGCGATAAAGGATTATATCGCTGATTCGGACAAGTATTCGGTGTGCGACGATGAGGACGATTATTTCTCGGTCTACCGGGAAGATACATACGAGTGTTATGAGACGATGATCGTTTCGAAAATGGTTGAGTAAAGGAGCAGATTATGGAAAATAACAGAGGGTATTTCCTGATGACACTGCTGAAATGCGGTGCATGGGATCTGACATTGATCGATGGCGTGGGATATGAGTGGGATGACATTATCGACGAGGACGTGATCAACGAGCTAAGCTATTGTCATGAACAGCACGGTTCGAGCGGTATAAATCTAATCATGCGAAGGGTATTTGACTTTGGGGTTGATCAGCTCGAAGAAGCGGTAAATGACCGCATTTGTGAGCTCTGGGCAATTTCGAACGAGCGTGAATTGGATGCAGACGAAGAGAAGGAGCTTGTCGCATTGCGATCGGTACATCCGCAGGATGATATCAATTACTATTGCAATGCGATCATGGATACTCATGTCTGGTTTGAACAGAACAAGGAGATTTACCAAGAGTATCTTCAAGACGCTTTAGAGGCGTTCGCAGAAGGAACGGGATTCGATTTATGCAAATAATGATCGAGTAAAAGAAAGCAGGTACAAAATGAACTTAACAATAAACCCATATATCAGTCTTAACAACTCAAAGCTCGGTGACTTTATCCCGAGCGTAAACCTTCCGCCGGTGAAGACGTGCAGACCGGACGCGCCTTGCAAGGGATTGTGTTATGCACGGAGAGGAAATTTCGCGTTCCCGTCGGTAAGGACGTCGATGGATCGGAACCTGATGCTGTACCGGACGAATCCGGAATGGTTCTTCGGGTATATAAAAATGTTCCTGAAGGCGTCGGGGTTCAGGCATTTCAGATGGTTCGGAGCAGGCGATATCGTCGATGAGGCGTTCTTCGAGGGAATGGTCAGCGTCGCGAAGTCGTGCCGGTCGACACGGTTTCTGTGCTTTACGAAACGTTTCGAGATCGTAAATGATTACATAAACAAAAATGGAGCTCTTCCGAAGAACCTGACGGTGGTCTTCTCGAATTGGGGGAGCTTCATCTGCGATAATCCGCATAACCTGCCGACGTCGTGGGTTGAGTTGAAGACCGGAGCGGAGTATATTCCGGAGAACGCGACGAGGTGCAGTGGATTCTGCGGCGAGTGCGTGAACACGAAGGCGTCCTGCTGGAGAATGAAGGCGGGACAGGCTGTGGTGTTCAGACAGCACTGAAAATGATTACATAAATTTGGAGGAAAATAAAATGCCGAACAACGTGACGAATGAGATAAAATTCTACGGACAGCCCGAGGACATCAAGGTAGTGAGGTCGCTTATCAAGGGGTCGAAGGATGATCGTCCGATGATAGACTTCAACCGGTTGATCCCGATGCCGGAGAGCCTGAATATCGAGGCGGGCAGCACGACAAGGGACGCGATCAGCCTGTATCTGACAATGTCGAATCCGGATATGCCTTACCATGACAGGAAAACGATAGACTGTAAGCGACTAAAGGCGATTCTGGCACGGCTCGGTGATGGAGTTGCGTTCACGACCACTTGCAGCGCGACATTGTCCGAGGATGAAATCAGGACGATTTCCACGTATAAAAGTGTCGATGATCTGATGAAGCTCGGTGAAACGGCAGTGGACAACCTCATGAAATATGGGGCAGTGTCCTGGTACGATTGGCGCTGGGCGCATTGGGGAACGAAATGGAACGCATATGAGCAGGTCGACAGCGATGGCGACACGATTCAGTTTGATACGGCATGGTCGATGCCTGAGCCGATACTGCGGAAACTGGCGGAGATATGCAATGAACATAACGTTCGGTTTGACGGTCAGTGGATCAATGAGGATTGGAGAGCAGATTCCGGCTCGTTTGAATCTGATGGGGACGCGCTGTATGTATATCCGGACGAGACAGAAGAGCAGGCACGCGAACGTTGCAAAGATCTGCTGAACTGGGATCCGATTGAAGATGAAAATTAAAATGGAGGAAAATAAAATGCCGAATCATGTTATGAGCGAGATCGTGTTTTACGGGGACAACGACGATATCAAGAAGGTCATGTCGATCATCGGGGGAGATGAAGAATGCTCGATTGATTTCAACCGGATCATACCGATGCCGGATGAACTGAATGTCGAAGATGGAAGTGGCTTATATGAAGCAATGGATGTTTATCTGACGCTGGTAAACCCGGACGTCGTGACGTGGCATCGGGGGCTTGAAAAGCTGGACGACTGCGACTTCACGGAAATTATGCGCCAATATCGACGTGTGGCTAAGTATACGTATGGTAATGTTACGATGACGGCGAGCGAAGTTGATGCAATGGTTGAGAGGTTAACCGATAACAACGATTTTGATGCTGTGATAAACAGAGGTCGACAGGGTATAAACAATCTCATGAAGTATGGCGCGGTCTCGTGGTATGACTGGCGTTGTAGCCACTGGGGAACGAAATGGAATGCCTACGAACAGGACACAATAGATGACGATTCGATAAAATTCTGTACAGCATGGTCGATGCCTGAGCCGATCTACAGGAAGCTCGCCGAGATTTGCGATGAGTATGGAGTTTACTTCATGGGTCAGTGGTGTAACGAAGACTGGAGAAACGATTCCGGTTGCTTTGAATCGGATGGATCTGAACTGTGGGTATATCGGGACGAGACTGATGATGAAGCAGCGGAAAGGTACAGGCTTCTTTGGGAATATGATCCGCTGGAGGAGGAAGATGATGAGGAAAATTCAGAGGAGGATAATTAAAATGAAAACCGAGAAAAGAGCCACCGTTTACACTGATGTTTATATTGCCAATGATGGCAAAGAGTTTACGAGCAAGGATGATTGCATGCGTCACGAAGAGGCAGTGCGAGAATTGTGCGCAAAGAGCGATAATGTGATCGAGGCGGTTCGCGCACTGAATTTACGTTCGTATGGACTCGGGGCTGATGACTCACGGACGTATCGCTGGTTCTTTATTAAGAACGAACGCGGACTCGAAGAGTTCATCGCAATGATCGGAGATTGCGGATACGATAACGAGGAACAGCACAAATGGATCGGGCAGTGGATCTGCGCCGAGTGTGAATGCGATGACTTCGGCGATACATGGATTTACACTCTGGCGGAGACCGAGAAGGAACATAAGATGCTGCTCGACATACTCGACGACGCACAGCACGAAACCGAAACAGTTACCGAACTTTGCCCGGAGTGCGACCGCGAAGTGACGCTCGTCTGGAACCCACGAAAGCAGGGTTTCAAGGCGTTCTGCCCGCACTGCGGAGCGAGATTGATGCTATGCGATGAGTGCCAGCACCGGACAGGCGGCGGATGTACTGAGGACTGCGATTATGATTTGAATACCGATACATGCCGGTTTAACAGACCGGAAGCCAAATAAGGAGGAAGAGAAAATGGATCTGACAACGATGCTGACGATTTCGACGGCGCATATCGGACCGGTGACGGCTCATATGCTCGACGCAGAGGATACGACCGGTGATATGGGAGTGACCGTGTATATTATGGGCGATGGCTATGAGGCGGATAGCTGGCTGATTTATGTGGATCCGAATGCAGAGGGTAATGTCCCGGAGGATCTCCAGAGATTGATGGAGTTCTGCGCCGGGAAGGGTATCGATTGGCTGAGGCTCAACGGCGACGGTGAGATATTGCCGGAGCTTCCGACCTACGAATGGTGAGGTAAAATTTATGAGGTTCAGTCAGGAATACGCACGGCGGCTGTACGCGAAAACAGAACGGCTCGATGCCCGCTGTAAAGTCTACAGCGAGAAGATCGAGTCGCAGGAGAAGGATATAGAGTTCCTGAAGAAGTGCCTGTATATGGCATTGAGTAACAGGGCGATAGTGATCGGAAGGGATTTCGAGGAGCTGAAGGATCCGACGTTCAGATTCGACGAGAATCTGGAGGGAGATCCGATACTGAGGGCGAACCGGAAATGAGAATGATCACGAAAAAATCCGAAAATGCTTTGACAAACCGGCGAGCATAAGGTAGAATAATTACATAAAGCAATGGAAGCGGATAACCCGAACCGCAGAAGGAGAAAAACAATGAGAACAGCTAAAATCTATACCTGGTTTGATTTTATGGACGGCGGCAGGTACGCACCGTGCAGCGTCCGCCGATTTGACAAAGAGCATTTCGATCACTCCCGAGAGCAGGAACTCGGGCTGATCATCACGATCCCCGAGGGATACCGCCTCGGCGAGAACGAGAACGGTGACCCGCTGATCATCTCGGAGAGTGGTGGCGACAGCATCCTGCTCACCTACGACGTCTGGCACAATCGCATGATTGACTACGCGACCCACGCCCCGATCGGGGGAGTCAAGATCGCCGAGCAAACGTCCTACTACGACTAACCGCTCCTGAGCCGTCGAGCGAACCGGCGACGAAATCAAGAATTTTAGCATAAACAAAAGCTGACCTACCGGCTCGACGGGGAGAAGGAGAACAAAAATGAGCACCATCAGAATTATGACAAGCCACAGCGACCGCACCGGGACAGATTATTACCGTGAGTTCGACCTCCTCGATTACGGCGACCTCCTCCCAGAGGGTGCAGCCGTCGAAGTAAAGGCGGATCCGGATGATCATAATGATGTCTGGAACGAATACCCGAGACTCGTTCTGTGGAAGATCGTCGAGCCGGACGGCGGAGCGCGTTATGTCGCACGTCCCGAAGGACGCTATCAGGTGTGCGCTGACACCGCAACAGCGTATGGAATAATAGAGCTGTATGACAGCCTTGCCGACGCGAAAGCGGCTTATGAAAAATATGCTGCCGCCAAGGAGGGCGAGTGTTCTCTTTATGACCAGAAACAACACGAAATGATTGACTCGTATGACCCGGAGGAAGAATAATGGCAAGAGCAACAGTACACTGTGTCTGCGCGACATGCGGAAAAGAATTTACTCATATCAAGGATTGCTTCAATCGCAAAGAGGCGGACAGCTACGAGGAATGGGCATCGGTGAACATTGATGAGTGCCCGGAGTGCCGACGCGCGAGATTGAAGCGTGAGAACGCCGAAAGAGCTGCCGCGCTCATTGAGAGGTATGGTTTTCCGGAGATAACCGGCGTATCCGAAAAGCAGATCGGTTACGCGAATGACCTCAGAAATAAGTATCTCTGTAAGGACTATACTGTCCGTGAAATCGAGATTTACGACAAAATCATGAGAGGAATGGACGATCCGGAAATGATGGGGAAGTTCAGGGAACTCGCTGACAGAAAGTTTGAAGGCAGTATCGAGAACATGCTCAAAGACACCTTCGATAAGTATGGTCTTAATGAAATCAGCGCGATCAGACACGAGAGTAACGCTTCGAAGATCATTGACGCGCTGAGGGACTGCTGACAGAGGGATCATAGAGCTGAGAAATAACAAAAGCCGAGGATCATGTAAAATATATTGTGTAAACTCCCAAAGTATGGTACAATAGATATAGGAGATGAAGCACATGAAAAAAGAGAAACGGAATCCGCGGAGTCACGAGCTGATTCGTGAAATGATCGAGCTGTACCACCCGCAGTCGATAAAGGACATACAGGAAATGCTGAAGGATATGTTCGCCGACACAATGGAGGATATGCTGAAAGCGGAGCTTGACACAGAGCTGGGCTACAGCAAAAACAGTCAGGCAGCGAAAACGACTGAAAACCGCCGCAACGGAAGCTACCCGAAAACGGTGACTTCAAGTATGGGAGAAATCGAACTCAATATTCCTCGTGACCGCATGGGAGAATACGATCCGGAGCTTATCCCCAAGGGAACAAAAGACGTCAGCGCGCTTGAGGAAAAGGTACTGTCGCTCTATGCCAAAGGAACGAGTGACAGGGATATTTCCGATGTGATCAATGAAATCTACGGCTTCTCACTCAGTCACGAAACGATCTCGAATATTGTTGATCGGGTTCAGCCACGTGTCATCGAGTGGCAGAACAGAAGACTCGATAAGGTATACCCATTCGTATACATGGACGCTCTTATGGTAAGCATGAAATCAGAGAAAAAAGCCGGAAAATATGCGGTTTACAGCATGATAGGCGTCAACTGCGAGGGTAAAAAGGACTGCTTTGGTTTCTGGATCGGTGAAAATGAGGGAACTCACCGCTGGCTTGGCATCTTCGATGAGCTGAAGTCCCGGGGAGTTGAGAAACTCGGATTTGTCTGCATCGACGGACTTTCAGGTCTTGAAGAGGCGATAACGAACACGTTCCCGACAGCTGTTGTCTGTCGTTGTATGGTGCATCTGGTCAGGAACAGTACAAAGTACATACCGACGAAGCACAGGAAGGAGTTCTGCTCCGACCTCAGAGCTATATATGGTGCTGTCAGTATAGGCGAAGCTGAGAATGCGCTTGCCGTATTGAATGAGAAGTGGGGAAAGCAGTACCCTTCTGCCGTCAGGGTCTGGAACGACAATTTTGTCTACGTCCAGAGGCTGTTCGAGTACCCTGCCGAGATACGGAAGATGATATACACTACCAACGCTATCGAGAGCTTCAATTCGGCACTTCGCAAGGTCACAGACCGTAAGGCTGCTTTTCCAAATGAGATGGCTGTTATGAAGATACTATATCTTCGCACGCTGGATGTGATTAAAAAATGGACAATGCCATATCCGAACTGGAGCGTTATTCGTGGAAAACTCGACTTCCTTTGGGGCATGGGATGGGATTTATGATTTAGTTTTTGATATGTTTACACAATCAGGTTGACAGGGTCAAGCCGAGGGAATAAACCCTCGGTTTTGTTATCCGCTGTAATGATGGTGAGCCATTGGAGATTCGAACTCCAGACCCTTTGATTAAAAGTCAAATGCTCTGCCTGCTGAGCTAATGGCTCGTGCTCAGTACCTATATATTATATCATTTTTTTTTTGTCAAGCCCTTTTTGATAAAAACTTCGGGAAAATGATTGACGCAAAATGGATATATTGCATAAGGAGAATATAAATGAAACTGAGGATTTATGATTACGAGAATCGTCCGGTGGATATTGAGCTTCCGGACAAGCCGATACACAGCATTATCGTGCTGATATTGTCGGGGGATGAGACCGGACAGGTTGAGTTCGAGGACGGCGAAACGTTCAGCTTTGACGCTGATGCCCCGGATTCGCCGGGCGGACGAGGGATTGATTATTGCGACGGTTATTATACGGTCGACGGAGATATGATCCCGCGATGGATGGCGTACCGACCGCACGTGAGCGACCCGGAGACGGCGGCGTATAAGCGTCGCGACTGGTTCAGAAAACAGAAAGAAAGCAGGAAACAGGATGACAATAAAAATGATCAGGCAGAATAAAACGACATGGACGTCGCTTGACGATGAGGTGTGTCAGTATCTCCGGAGGAACGGTAATGATATCGAGATCATCCAGTTCGTGTGGCTTGATACGACGCCGGAGGACATAGAGCGCGGCTGTCATCCGTATGTGGTGGTGCATGGGAGAGTCGGTCTTGATGATATTACCGACGAGGATCGCGAGCTTGAGAGGCATTCGCTTGGGTATAGCGATGATGATGAGGTCGATATCGATGACGATATGGTAGCGGTTGGTGTGTTCGTCAGGACGATCGGTGATGATTGCGTGATTTTCCGGACAGATACCGAGGAGGAAGCGGTTCGGTTTATCGAACGGTATGTGAGGGAGAACTAATGAAAATATACACGGTGTTCTATTACCTGAAAATGAATAAGAGGGAATATCTGCGGGAGTTGGAGAGGCTTCCGGCATATGTGATTCAGCTCAAGCCGGAAACGATCGCGAAGATTAAAAACGCTTCAAACGCTTGACAAACAAACGGAAAAGTGATATAATATGGGTAGGTAAATTGTTCCTACCTATATAGGCGAGAGCCCGAATTGAGGGCGGAAAGTGAGAATAATTATGAAAAACACGCAGGATATAATCAGGGCGAAGGTCAATACGTATGGCGCGGAGTCGCGTCATGGCAATGAACCGGCGGACGTGCTGGACGTCACGATACCGGGTGAGGCTTGCTTTAATGGGACGGAGTATATGCTGTCGGCGGAGGTTGTGTGTGATCCGCTGCATTTGCTCCACGAGGATTATGAGCGGATGAAGTGGCTGTATGAGAGGCATAACGCGGGAGTGCTGACCACGGACGAGAATGATGAGTTCTTCCGGGAGTGTTCCCGTCTGGGATTACGTCCGGAGAATATGGATGATATCGCGGTTTATGATGAGTGCGAGAATTACCCGGCGCTCAGTGAGATGATCCGGACGGTGATGGAGTCGACGATTGCGCACAGGCTGACGAAAGCGGTGCTGATTCCGCTCAGTGAATGGTGCGGAGGCGAGGATATTTTGATTGAGCCTTCGGAGCCGTCGGATGAGAGTGATCATGATGGCGAGCGGGAGATCATTAAGGACGTTGTTGTTGAGTCGTGAGCGGGGATAAGAGGAGGAGAGCGGAGAATGGTTGTGTCGTTGCCGCCGCTTCGGGCGGCGCAGGAGACCGGTCGGCGGTATCCGGATATATGGAAACAGATTGATGAGGTTCGCGGGATCGGCGTTGAGTTTGGGTATCGATGGGATGAGAACATATGTTATTGTCCGATAACGATCGCGATCGGGGCGCTGACCGGGCGGCAGGGGATGTCGAGGGCGGACGCGTCGGGACTCGGGGGCTTGGTCGCGGCTTTGGCGGCATGGCGCAGGGAGAAGCGGGTGTACCGGTTCGATCCGGATCTGGCGGAAGAGGTGATGGCGTCTGCGGATGATCTGGTGATTCCGACAGAGGTGCTTCGGCAGATGCCCGCGTCGTGTTTGTATATACAGGCGGGCAGGGTGGACGAGAGCGGTTCGGACGGGTTCTTTGCGTGGGTTGAGCAGGACGTTGAGAATGACCGGCAGGAGCTCAGGCTGTTGTTTCTGGACGCGGACGGGAGAATGGTTGCACAGTATATGGTGCATCTGATGTCGGGCGGAACGATAAAGGACGGCGTGGACGCGGCACAGAGGGAGATGCGCAGGAATGCTTCGGCGCTTGAGAGCGAAGGAGTGGATCGGTCGATGTTGGAGCTGGCGATTTCCGGCTCGGATGAGGCACGTGGAGCGATAGTCCGCGCTGTTCAGTTGGTGCTGTATATCTGCGCCGAGAACGCGGATATCAGGGAGAACGAGGAGCAGAAGCGGGTGTACCGGAAAGGTGTGTCGGTATCGGATAAGTTCCGTGAGGTGCGCAAATGGGACGTGGGCGATGATCTCGGCGGGCAGATCAGGATGATCCGGAGCCGGAGGTCGTCCCGAACCGGGAACGATCCGGTGAATTTGACAGAGACTGAAGCAGGAGATTCCGAAATCGGTTTGGGATCACCGCGAAGATATAAGAACCGTCCGCATCTGCGCCGTGCGCATTGGCATCATTATTGGGTCGGCGAGGGACGTCGTAAGATTGTGCTTAAATGGATTAACACTATGATTATCAACGCGGAAGACGGCGAGACGGGCGTGACGGTGCGGATTGTTGAAAAGGAGGAGGAGCAAAAATGATTCTGATTGCAGCGATTTTCATGACGATTTTGGGGTTTAGTATGCTTTTCACCGGTGAGGGGTACATGAAGGCATATTGTCTGTATTGTTGGATGATTGCGTTTTTTCTGTGGATGATTCTGCTGAGAAGGCATGACATCTGAGTGACAGGTAAATATAAATAGCAAACTATACCCGACCGGGTACAAAAGCGCGTAAGAATGTGCGAATGTACCTGATCGGGTATAATTATTGCACGCAGTTAAAAATGATTGCGTGCATTTTTTTGTCCGAATTTCAATTTCTGCCGTTCGGTGGGAATATAAAATGGGAAGGATGTGGTGCCTATGTTGGTGATGATGTGATGAACGCAAGCAACTCCAATATAATAATGAAAGGATTTTGAAAAATGAGCACAACAACACAGAACGAATTAATGACGCGTGAGATGAGGGATTCTCTCGCGGCAAGAACCGACGTCCTCGAGCAGGTGAAGCATCTGCTCCTTCTGCCGGGAATCGAGATGATGACCGCGAATCAGGTTGCGGAGTATTTCGGGGTAACTCCAGACGTTCTTCGTATGGTTTATAAGACGAACAAAGAAGAAATCGAGAGCGATGGTGTGATCCTGATGAGACCAGATGACTTTAGGCGTAAAAACTTTTTACGCCTAAAGACAGGCAAGCGTGGAGTATCTGTATTCCAACTCGAGGATGGCACAATCATCGAGGTTCAGAACTTCGGCGTCCGTTGTTTCTCCGCCCGTGCGATTCTCCGCATAGCGATGCTCCTGCGTGACAGCGAGGTCGCAAAGGAAGTCCGCACGCAGCTGCTGAACGTGGTCGAGAAGGTCGAGCCGGAGCAGAGAGTGGTAGAGATCAACAACGAGCTCGACCTTGGGCGGGCGATCGGCGACGCATACTCGAAGGGCGATATGAACGCGTTGTTGTCGGCTTGTATGTCGTATAATACATACCTTAACCGGCATATTGACGCGCTTGAGAGCGAGAATGATCTGCTGGCACAGGGAATCGGCAAATGGGGATTCTCGAAGATCCTTAACGCGATGATCCGGGCGTATGGCAGCTACGCGATGGGCGGCAATTTCCAACTGGCATGGAATACGTTCTTCAAGGAGCTGTATTCGGCATATGGGATAGGACTGAAGATGAGAGACCCGAAGGGACCGACGATAATTTCGAGGCTCAGACCGGAGGAAGAACCGATGGCGCTGAAGGTCGCGACGGCGATGTGTCTGAGGAAGAACATCAATCTGGAAAGTGTCATCAATGAAGTGAACGCGAAGGAATTGCAGATAGGTCAGTAAAAGAAAATGGTCCCGAAATTTTTTCGGGACCTATACTAAAACGGTTGTAACCGGAAAATATTACCAAGAAAAATTATGCCGAACCCACTTGAAATTTGTTGTCGAGTGTGTTATAATGTAACCAATAAATGCCAAAAGGAGAATGATCGTATGACTAATCCGCCACCAGAATATGAATATGACCGTGCAGAATCGATATGGGAAACGAGGTATGGCGTCGTGACATTGCATGGAGTTGTTGGTGCCCCGAAGAACGTGATCGGTTATTGCGAGCGACATCATGGTTATATCACGAAGAACGAGGCGAAGCAGCATAGGTGCGAGGCGAAGGAGTGTTATCATCTTCGCCGGATGACAAGGGAGGAGGTCGAGGCTGTGTCGCATAATATACGTTTGGACGACATGGAGCCTGTCGATTGAGAACATATATACAAAATTTCCGTAATCCTATTGACAAAAGACCGTTCGAGTGGTATAATAGATACATTAAAACACTCGTTCGGGAAAGGATGAATAAATGAACAAGGCGAGAAGAAAGCAGTTGGCTGAGTTGAAGTCTCAGCTCGAAATGATCAGGTCGGATCTGGAGGACGTGATTTCCGATGAGGAGATGGCGAACGACAGTATGATAGATGGGTCTCCCCGGCGCGATGAATCGGATGACGCGATTGACGCGATGGAAGACGCGGTGAGCGCGATTGAGTCGGCGATGGATGAGATCGAGGACGCGATGGATTATCTGAGCGACGCTGCGGGAGGCAAGATATGACCAGACTCGAGGGGATCAGGAAGAGGATAGAGGATGCGGCGGCGGTGGTGAATGCCGTCGCGACGAGGGATTATATTAACTCGCATGACGATGACGAGATCAGGGATACATATAATGAGGGTGTGTTTGATCTGTTCCGTGCGGCGTATGACTATATGGATGCCGGAGGAGTTGTGAAGATTCGGTGCGTCCGGGAGCTGTATTATGCGGATATATTCGGGACGGTCGAGAATATTCACGGGGTGGTTGTGCAATTTCTGACTTGACAATTACTCGATAGTGTGGTATAATATACTTATCATCCGATACATATATTAAGGGGTGATAAGTATATATGAAAGAAAAAAAGATGAAACTGACAGTGGAGCGCGTTGCGGACAACCAGTATGTATCGTTGATGACGGTCGCGGATATCGGACGGTATTTCGCGGATGGCATGATGGTGCCGTATCAATCGCATATGAGAGAGCGGCGTGCTCCTGTCTCCACTGCTAAGAATTATACGGCTGGACCCGTAAATGTGCGGGACATTATGACACGGATGGTTGATCATAAATATTATTATGACAGCCTGTATTGTGTTGCGTCTGATAATGACGTTGTGCTGGAGGGCAGTCGGCTGACGCTTGATGGTTTACAGGTTGTGCGGGGCGTTGATCTTGCCGAGGCTTGCGGATATGTGAGCGTTACAGCGAAGGATGACGATGAACTGATGAACAGCAGGTTTGTTGTTCATATTGTTGTGGGCGATCGAGACGCTAAGATCGAGGCTATCAGACAATGGTCGGCTGTTAAGGCTGACATTGTCCGGGACGTGCGACAAGTGCGTGGCGATGTGGTTACGGATATGATTGTGGACGCGTTCGCCCAGAATCGTGTACTTCGTGGTTTGATCGGCGATGATCAGACATATCCGATCCGGACGACGGTTATGAGGAGTTATCTCCCTACATTTTTTGAGAAAAAGTACGTAAGCGGCGAAAGTCAAAATGATCTGGTGGATTACCTGACGATGTTCTACGAGGTTGTGGTTGACTATTATAATGAAGACTTCGTCGATGAGGCTGAGTCGCGGGAACGTGGGTGCATCATTACTACTCCGGAAGGAGAGTATATGCTTTTGTATCTCGCTTCGATAATGATTAAGTCGCGTGACAGCGATGCGTTTCGTGATAACTTGCGCGAAATACTCGGCAGACTTGATGTTTCCGCGTTAGAGGACGTCAGAGGTAAAAATATTCACCGAACTAAGCTGTCGTATTATTCGACGGTATTAATGAAAAGGGTTGCGAAGGCGGCGAACCCTGACGCGAAGAGCGCTCTCGAGACGTATTGTGCTGCAAAAATGCTTGAGTACAGCGGACAAGAAAAGAGTCCATATGTTGATAAGGCATTGACATTGTATCGGAACATGAATGATTTGGTGGCGAAGGCTGAGTCGGCTGTCGGTGTTGAGCTCGCAAGCGCCGACGCTGATTCGGCGTTGCGTATTGTAGAGAGAGCGGTTGGCGGTCTTAGTTCTTCTGCGATGGAAAGAATGCTCGCCGCGATTAAGCAGTATATGACTTGGTGTACTGCTAATGCTGGACCAAAGTACGGACGCTATTTTATTGACGGATTATCTGTTGATGAATTTCGCAATAAATACATTACAAATCGGTATTTTGCGTCGATTGAGGATTTGCGCAGAGTGCTTGGTGATGTCGCTCCTGAACCAACGGGACTTGGTGTTGATGAAACGACGATCGGTGCATACGATAGAATAATCGCACAGCTGACGTGGTTCGGATGGGAACCTGCCGAGGCAACGGTGCTTCCGTATGATTCGATGGGCGATGATCGTATGATTCGCGCGTTCGGCAAAACGATCGGTATTGACGATGTCTTGTATAATGAGATTGTTAGTTACCGTGAAAAGGATTATATTCCGAGGACGTTGGCTCGCGGGATTCAGCGTGTCCCGATAAATCGGACGGCGGCACTTGTAGCGACAGGGGCGAAGAAGATCGACGGCGGCAGGTTGGCATCAAGAGTTCAGGAACGATTCACTGATTCTTGTGCCAATAAAGAACGATTCGTGTCGCTGCACGATGTATGGTTGTCCGGAGTATTCGCTCGTGCGAAAGACAGCGGAGCGCTGTTGGATTTTGTGACAGGACAGGCGATAACAGCGACGTATGCTAAGGACTTCGAAATTTACAAACGAATCAATCAGTAGGAAAATGATAAACAGTCGTGCTCTGGTGCGGCTGTTTTTATTTTACAAAACTTTTGTAGAAAAAGTTAAATTAATTTTAGCAAAAGGTATTGACAAGGGCAATCTTATGTGGTATAATTAAATTACTAAAGGAAAGGAGTAATTATCATGGTGGCACGCGGAGACATACTGCTGGTGAATTTCGGGAATCCGACAGGTTCCGAACAGGGCGGAGTACGTCCGGCGATTGTGGTGCAGAACGATAAGGGCAATAAGTACAGCCCGACTGTGCAGGTCGCGCCGATTACATCGAAAATGAAGAAGAGAATTCCGACTCATATTAATATAGGAAGGGAGTGCGGACTGTTGACCGAAAGCACTGTGCTGTATGAGCAGATGCGTGCGATTGATAAGAGCCGCATTATAAACTCGCTTGGTCATCGCGATATGACTGCGAGGGATGACATTGCGATAGCGATATCGCTTGGATGCGCTTCTTTTCTCAGCGAGTCGGATCAGAGGCTGATTCATGCTTAAGGAGGTTACAATGGAGAAGAGTTTCAGATTTATCTTTCAGGATACCGACGCATTCGATATTCCGGTGAAAATGGTCAAGGAATTTGAGATGGGCGGGATTCCGAAATGGAAGATGAGGATATCCGGAAATGGCGATGAGATGTACGCGCCGTTCGGGGTGCTTCCGCCGATAAGAAAGTTCTGGTCGCTCAGGAATAAGAACCTGACACAGCTCAGGATTCCGGAGTGCGTCATTGATGGTGTTCGCTATCTCGCGAACGCTATCGATACATATGATAATGATCAATGTGATTGGCGGAATATACCGCAGGAGACACGGGAGATCGGACATGATCTGGTGATAGGTGTCGGACGGGCGGTGAGAACAGGCTGATGACGGCGGAAGAGAAAATGATCGTGTCGCGTTATGCGTATCTGATAGATGAGGTGATCGGGTCGTTTGAGGATGGGCTGGATCATGATGAGTGGTATGGCGCGGCGGCGGTGGCTTTGTGTGAGGCGGTGATAAGCGGGTGCTCCGATTCGGGAAGCATCCGAGAATGCATGATCTGGGCGTTGTGTGACGAGCTGACGCGAAGGGAAGAGCGCGGAGATATGTATGATGTGCTGACAAAGGTCAGAACGATTCGATAAAACGATACTTCACGCATTAGCAATAGGTATTAACAAGGGAAAACAGTTTGAAAAGCTGAGATATATAATACAGAGAGATTGCTGAATATATGCTGACTGCGCGATTTGCAACAGAAGAAATCGGCGCGTGAAAATCAATAAAAGGAGGATCTCAGAATGAGATTATTACTTAAACCGAGCATACTTGTGGCGGCGATGCTGTCGCTGACGGCGTTGACCGCCTGCGGACAACCGCGAGGAAGAGTGATTGCCCCGATAAAACCGGTGATAGTGTCGGTATTGGCGGCGGAACCGGCGGCGAGAGCGGAGCCAGTGCTGGCGTGTGACGAGGAGGACGCGAACGGGATTGAGATACCGTCGGCGGCGTATTGTTCGGCGGAGACTGAACCTGATAATGATCAGGTGAATGTTCCGGAGCCGGAGCCTGAGGAGCCGCCGGAGCAGTGGAATGAGGACCTTGACGCGTACCTCGGCGATCTTTGCAAGAAGTATAAGGTCGATAAGAAGTTAGCGCTCGCGATTATAGAATGTGAGTCGGCGTTTCAGCCGGACGTGATAAGCGAGACTGATGACTATGGTCTGATGCAGATCAATAAATGTAATCACGAGTGGTTGAGTGAGGAGCTTGGCATTTCGGATTATCTGGATCCGAGAGAGAATATGCTCGCCGGAGTGTATATGCTGTCGTACCTCAAACAGTTCGCGGACACCGAGGAAAAACTGATTATGTGTTACGCACACGGCGTGAACGGCGCACGGGCAAAATGGTCGGATGGAATTGTCAGCACGAGTTATACGCAGAAGGTGCTGAAGGTTAAGAACGGAGGATAATATGAGCGTTGATGTAGAAGCGTCCATAATAGTTGGACTATGGCTTCCTGAGGAGCTGTGGGATATCCAGTATGAGGAGTGTGCGCAGGATCTGTTCGGCAAGTGTCTGTTCTGGGGCGGATATCCTGATAATGACGACGGAATGATCGTGGGCAAGCAGCTTTACAGAGTCAAAGACGACGAGAATGCGGTCAGGCTTAGCGAAGATATCATCTGTGAGGGTTCGGCAAGGGTGTTGTTCGAGCAAGACGTTTTGCCGATGATCGAGGCAACCGGCTATGAGCCGTTAATAGATTACATAAAGAACCATATGGACGATGTGGATCGGTATCTGCTCGTCAGATGGTGTTGAGGCGGAGCGATGACAATAAATCAGTTGATTAAAGAGCTCCGAAAGACCAGCTGGGGTCGGTCGGTAAACGAGACAGACGCGCTGATGCGCGAGGCGGCAGGTTGCATTGAAACGCTGCTCGAAGCGGCGGTAATTATAATGGAGGAGAAGGAAAATGTTCCAGGTAAATGATAGAATCAAAATGATCGGCACCGATCAGACCGGTGTGATCACGAGCGTGCTCGATAGCAGCAGGTATGTGGTCAAGATTGATGGAGAGAAGTTCTCACAGATAGTGACCCGCAATCAGATCTATCTGACAGAGAGAACGGGATGGATATTCAAGACTGGCGATAAGGTTCGCATCAAGAATGATCAGGGATTCGATGGTGTGGTTGGCTTCGTTCAGCGTCTGTCCGAGGACAGCGGCATACCTTGCTATGTGGTAAAAATAATCGGAAGTCATGGTTCCGGTTCCATGTCGTTCACGGAAAAAGATCTTGCGATAGTGAGCATAGAGCAGAGCGATTGGGCGGTTATGATCACCGGACATGGAGATGAGACGGATGCGTTCTTAAGACTCGGCGACAGGGATTTCAAGCTTGTGCCAATACATCTGCGTCGATGCGTGACTGATGATTATGATATCGGCGTCGCGACATACGAGGCGGTCAAGAAGGTGTTCGGCATCGAGGTTGAGACGAAATCCGCCGAAAAGGCAGGCGCAACTCAGAAATGGTCGGGTAAAATCGTCTGCGTTAAATCGAACGATGAGAATTCGTTTGAGGTCGGACATGTTTACACGGTCGAGAACGGTAGGGTTACATATAAGGACGGAAGCAGATCGATCGCGACATATAACAATCTGTATGAGTTCCAGAGTCTGACAAAGATGGGCGAGTTCGTTGAGCTGAAAGAAGGCGCAAAATGAGAACGTGCGCGACCTGCCGGAATCTCGGCGATTATTATCACGGATACTTCATGCGTGACCCGCATTACGAGTGCGAGCTCGAGTGGCATCTTACCGGATGGGAGAAAAGGCTGAAGGATATTTCGAAAGTCCCGGATGATTGTCCCATTAAGAAGTACGGGCTCGAGAACATCTACAAGGATGACGAGTAATGGATGGATTGTGGATCATTAACGTTAATCCTCCGGTGCAATGTCCGGATGCGACTTGGTTCGTTTTGGGCGGCATGGCAGTTGTGTTCGCGATAGTGGTTATTTGGGGTGTTCAGGATTATGTATGGCCATTGGATGGAGATGAATGGCTCGTGGTAATAGCGACCGGCGCACTGATGTCGATATTGGGTGCAATATTGGGAGGCGTAATTTGGTCTGGTGTTTCGGACGACGCGAAAAGATCAACGACCACATACGACGTCCTGATATCCGATGAGGTCAAAATGAACGAATTCAACGAGAAATACGAGATTGTAAGTCAGAACGGTAATATCTACACCATAAAGGAAAGGGAGAAATGATGCAGCATGCGCACGAGGAACTGATTCAGCTTCAGGAGCTGCCGCTTGAAGCCAATGGCGACGAATCAGATATTGTGGCATAACACAAAGACCGACCCGCCGAAGAGAAACGGTCAGTACGCGGTGGTGTTTCACGCATCGCTATGCTGCCCGTGGGAGCGTCATACATACGAGGACGGTGAATGGCGTGATGAACTCGGGTACGTAATGAAGCCGGACGATCTTTATTTTCCAACGATGTGGGCGGACATAATCACGCCTGACGAATGGGATAAGATCTGACCATCGTCCAATGATCAGGTAAATTTTTTAAGGAGGCAACACACAATGCTTAACGAAATGAACAAGATGTTCGGAAAAATCGAGCCGGGAATGTGCCGACTCACAATGAACGGCGGCATCGCCGTCAAGACCGCGAACGGTTACAGAAGCTATAACGTCAAGACCGGACGCCTCACCAACTGCGAGAACTTCGTCTTCAACATCGGCGAGGAATTCTTCTTCCTGATCCCGACGAACAAGGTCGCGAAGGGCGACATCATCCTCGTGTCCGGCAAGCCGAAGTGCGTTATCGAGGTCAACAAGGACAAGATCACGGTCGTGAGCTACGAGGACTCGACGATCGAAACGATCATCCCGGAACGCCATATGTTCATGGGGAACACCTATTTCTACGGCAAGATCGTCTCGATGTTCGGCGGCGACATCCTGAAGGGCAAGGGCGGCACGAAGAACATTATGAAGTACATGATGCTCTCCGAGATGATGAAGGGCGGCAACGGCGGCTCGATGAGCAATATGCTCCCGCTCATGATAATGGGCGGCGGAATGTCGGATATGTTCGGCGACCTGCTCGACTTCGATGATGACGACACCGATGAGGAAGAGACTAATAACGAAAGCGAGGCGGAATAAATGGGCGGCGGATCTTGGACCAAAGACGCGTTTACAAGCTACTCAAACTCGGTCGGACGCAGCGTCGGACTGGACGGCACGATGACCTCAATGGACACGAGCGCACAACAGATGTTCAGGCGCAGAGGTATCGACCCCGCGCTCAAACCCTATAACGCAATGCGGGAGTGCCGCGATACCAAGGAGCATCCGAACACGATTCCGGTAATTCTCGCGCTCGACGTTACCGGCTCGATGGGCAGCGCAGCAATGGCTGTCGCGAAGAAGCTGAACGTCATCATGACCGACCTTTACAATAAGGTCAAGGACGTGGAGTTCATGGTCATGGGTATCGGGGACCTCGCGTATGACGGCGCGCCGATTCAGGCATCGCAGTTCGAATCGGATATACGCATCGCCGAACAGCTCGACAAGATTTACTTCGAGGGCGGCGGAGGCGGCAATGGGTTCGAGTCCTACACGGCGGCATGGTATTTCGGACTCCATCACACCGACCTTGACTGCTGTAAACGCGGCAAAAAGGGAATCATCATCACGATGGGCGATGAACCGATGAACCCATACCTCCCGAGCCGCGAGCTTGCAGTCGCAACCGGAGACTCATTGCAGGCGGACATCGAGACATCCGCACTCTACGAAGAAGCGTCAGAGAAGTTCGACATCTATCACCTCATGGTGGATGACAGCCACACCTGTCTCAGATCATACGCCGAAGCCGCGAGGGATTCATTCGGCAAGCATCTCGACGGACAGCACCTCATGAAGGTCACGCTTGACACTCTCGCAAAGACGATTGTCGACATAGTGGTCGCGTCATCGTCGAATGATTACGTGAATTTTCCGGAGACCGAAACCGGAAATGGCATCCGGTGGTGAAAATGACCGACGTAAAGATAGTTGTCGGAGCGAATTTCGGCGACGAAGGAAAGGGCTTGATGGCGGATTATTTCTGCCATCAGGCGGTCTCACAGGGCAAGAAATGCCTCAACGTCCTCACGAACGGCGGTGCACAGCGTGGACACACAGTGGTTACGCCGACAGGGAAGCGGCACGTCTTCAAACATTTTGGTTCAGGCACATTTGCCGGTGCGGATACATATTTACTGAAGTCGTTCATTCTCAACCCAATGGAGTTCATCCGTGAGCTGAACGAATTCCGCGCAAACGATTACCGCATCCCTGATGTATTCGTCGATCCCCGATGCCGATGGACAACACCGTATGATATGCTCATCAACCAGATTGTCGAGGAATGCCGCGACCAACAGCGGCACGGAAGCTGCGGCATGGGCATATGGGAGACGATTAAACGATGGGAAGGCAGGCGCAATGATCCATCGAATTTGTTCTTCGTTTTCGCGAGTCTTCCGTATGATGATCAGGTAAAGTACCTGAAGAGCGTCAGGAATCAGTATATGCCGGAGGTGCTGAAGACATACGGTATAAAGAACATACCATTATCTTGGCGATCGATCGTGAACGCTCCCGAGTTGATCGATCACTTCATCGCCGATGTCAGACAGATGTCAGGATACGTCAAGCAATACCCAGTGACGTTCGGCGGCATACACCAGCGATATGACACAGTGGTCTTCGAAAACGGTCAGGGCTTGCTTCTCGACCAGAACCGCATAGAGTACGGCGATCATACAACGCCGAGCTGCACAGGAGTGTGCGAGTTAAAAGAGCTGCTGACAGGTCTTCCGTTATCCGGAGTTTCCCTCGAAGCCTGCTACGTCACCCGCACATACATGACAAGGCACGGTGCGGGATTATTCAAAACGGAATGCGATAAGAGCAGCTTGTTCCATACAAGCGTCTCCGATGTGACGAACCAGACGAACCAGTTTCAGGGCGCGCTCAGATACGGCGAACTGCTCCTTAATCCGCTGATGAATCGCATCCGTATGGATTCGCTGCCATTACAGGGTTTGCCATGCGGCGTAAAGCTTTCGGTTGCCGTCACACACGCCGATGAACGACAGTTCGGCTACTTCGACTTGCACGAGATCGCGGATGCGATCTACATCTCAGATGGTCCATGCAGAACGAACATCTCAGTACACACGGAGAATGATTAAATGAAAAAGTACAAAATAATCAACGGCATCCTCGGGTGCCTGATGAACGCCCTCGCGATAGCGGCAATCCAGACTATCGGCTTCCCGTCGCTGAACGCCTTCGAGCGTCAGCTTTCAATCTCAATGGCGATTGACCAGATGTCCGGCTCCGCACAGTACATCGACTACGCCCCGATGATCCGCTGCGGAAGCGCAATCATGTGGGTGGCTCAGATAATCTGCGTACTGGGCATCATCGCTAAAATTATCGACATCGTAAATTATTATAAAGGAGAATCAAATGAAGAACATTAAAATTATTCTGCTCACGTTCACGCTCGCGCTTGTCGCGGCATCGTTCACAGGCTGTATCAAGCCCTACGATAAGCCCGAGCTTGTTACAATCGAGGCATCTCAGACGGCTTTCCTCGTCCCGCTTGTCGGCGACGCGACAGAGCAAGCATCCTTCCAGTCAGAGGAACTTCTCGCCCAGGCGATGGTCGCGACCAAGGAGGTGCAGATTCCGCACAGATGGTTGCAGACCGGGCGCATGGAATGGTCGGGTAAATGGATTCCGGCGGCGAAGCTTATTGTGGTCGAGAGAACGCCCGAGACCCGCGAATGGTCGACCGATAAGGATGTCGGAACGTCTTCGAAGAATCAGGCGATCTACGCTGAATCTTCCGAGTCAATCGGTTTTTCGGTCGGTATGAACTGCTCGGCTCAGATCTACACCGAAAATGATGCCGTGAAATTCCTCTATAGTTATAACAACAAAACGCTTGAGGAAATAATGGACGGCGAGATCAGAGCGCGTGTCGAGAGCAAGTTTGTCGAGGAGTGCGCGAAGTACACACTTAACGACATCCTTTCCGGTAAGGAAAAGATCATGTCGGCGGTCCGCGATGATGTGACTACATATTTCGCGACTAAGGGAATAACGATCACGGTTCTCGGTATGAAGGACGGTATCGACTATGATGACCCCGAGATTCAGAAGGCGATCAACGCAAAGTTCTCGTCCGAGCAGCTTCTCGTGACGCAGGAGAACAACAACAATGTCATTATCTCGAAGGCAAACGCCGAGGCTCAGGCAAAGCTGATTCAGGCGGAGGCAGAAGCCGATGCTAACCGTAAGCTCGCCGAGTCGCTGACACCCGAACTCATCGACATGAAGCAACTCGAAAAGTGGAACGGCGAACTGCCGCAGATTGTAAGCGACAGCACGGTAATCAAGGATTTTGTGGGGTAAGCATGAACCAGGCTTTATTGTCATCTAAAAATATGTCGTGGTGTACACCCCAAAACTTCTTCGATCGGCTTAATGAAGAGTTTCATTTCGTACTTGATGCTGCCGCAACTGACAAAACGGCGAAGTGTAAGAAGTATTTTACACCCGCCGATGACGGATTAGCACAGAACTGGAATTGTGGTGGTGCGGTGTTCTGCAATCCTCCATATGGTCGCCAAATTGGCAAATGGGTTGCGAAGGCGTATCATGAGTCTGTTGCGGGGGGGCAAACAATTGTGTTGTTAATCCCGGCGCGCACAGACACAAAATATTTCCACAACTACATATATGGAAAGGCGGACATACGGTTCCTGTCAGGGCGTTTGAAGTTCACGGATGAAAACGGCGTTGCGGGTGATGCCGCACCGTTCCCATCAATGTTAGTCATATACAACGGTCAAAGAAAGGACATAGTATAAAAATGAAACAGCGGGAATACGGCATCGGCTTTTCTGGTGCGCTTCAGACAGCAAGTTCAGAACGACAAGCGCGGACAGAACCGGCTGTATGTTCTGTATGTTCGGCGTTCAGCGAGAGAAGAGTCCGAATCGATTCGAGAGAATGCGTGAGACCCATCCGAAGCTGTACGATTATTGTATGCGACCCGCAAATGGGGGGGGGGCTTGGATTGGCTGAAGTCCTTGATTACATTGGGGTCGCCCATTAAGGAGAAGGTATGGATAGAATAGAAGTATTGAGACGCGCGGTCACGTTGATTGCAGACGAGTGCGGCAGACATCAGTTGAGCGCGGAGGGGTGCGATGGATGTCTGCTGTGCGATAAAGAGTCCGGAAACTGCCAGATTTACAGATGTGACGCACCGATTGAGTGGGACTTTGACGCGTGGATGAAAGAGCATAAAAATGGTTGAACAAAAGCCTCCGCTCGAATGTTTTGTCTCGTGTGATGATGTTGCTATGGTAATATGTGTCTTTACCCAGACACGTGGTGGCGGACGTATGCTTGTCAAGAAACTGTGTAAGATAGGCGCGACGCTGAGAGAAACGGGTGCGGCGCTATATGAGCTTAGTAAGAGTTATCGTTCCCGAGGGCGTGTGATCAGAATGTACGCACCATCGGCGATGTGGGAGCGAAGATTCGATTCCGGGTTTGCGCCTATAGATGTTGTGGCGGCGTATTTTGGTCCCAAGGAAGGTCGTATACATCGTATGTATAGCGACGATGAGGAGTGGTTTGGTGCGTATATTGAAAAGATCATCAATGAACACGAATCGACCACTATGATTCCGCCGTATGTGTATATCAACGAGCGTGTGCCACGTTACGATTCCGGTATGCCTGAGTATTGTAAGCACGAGATTCAGGAGTTTCTGCGAAAGACTGGATGCGGCGAGAAATTTGTCGAAGGGATTGATGATGATTTCTGCCGGGCGTTTGGTGTAACGGCGCGAGCGATAGGAAGGGATCTGGCAAGGGTGTACGGAGGTGCAGAATGAGGATTAATCGGTATGGCGACAGATGGAACATGGAACTGAGAAGGCAGAACGCATCGAACAGTGACGTAAAATGCTTCCGCTGCGGGTGCGAGTTTGACTTCAGCGAAAATGATGTCGAACAACAGCGTAGTCTGCTTTTGAAGCAGAAGCGTGGTGTCGTGTGTTGTCCATGCTGCGGCGAGGCGAATACGGTATGGAAGAGATACTGGTCATACTACGAGAGATAAAGGGAGGATCTATATGAAAAAGGAACTGTTTGTTCCGTTTGATGGCAAAGGAAACTTGCTTGACTATGTTTACAATGATATAACCGATGACGAGAAGGATGTTTGTCGAAGAAACGGAGTAGTCATCCGCGACAAGGGACTTTCGTGCATGATGTTCATGCCGAATTATGAGTTCAGCGACACCATGATATTCGATGGCTTTTCCAGAGGAAGGTCATCGGTCAAGGCACACTTTGTGAGCGAGACCACCGGACGTAAGTACGAGATGTTTGTCTCAGATCTGGGTGATGCGATAAGAGCCGATGGTCTTCATAATGCTCGGATTGACGGGAAGTTTACGTTCACCAAAAGGGGACAGAATTATGGGGTGAAACTGGTGGAGGCAAGCGATGGCGACAAGACTTAAACCCTGTCCGCACTGTCACGACGCGTGGATGTATGTCAGCAATGGCGACTATTACTCCGGCTATGAATCCTATGGCTACAGAGTCGAGTGTCGGTGTCACTGGGCGTGGAAGCAGATTGGATGGCAGAAGACGAAAGAAGAAGCTATCGAGAAATGGAATAGGAAGGTGAGTGAAAACGATGGCTGAATGCACAGTCGAAACTATGTGCACAAATTGCATACACATCAATGTATGTAAGTCGAAAGAGAAATTTTTGAAGCTTGTGCAAATGGTCAATGAGACCCAATTCAAGTATAGCGCCGACGTTGACAAGCCGATAAGGGTCGAATGCCGTGAGTGGCAGGCGCAGACCAAAACGCCACGAAGCGGAAATGCGATATCGTTAAATGCCAGGGGTTTTTCGGACTACTACGCCGACTATGATGTGTTACGCTGATTGCTCACTAAAATAGGAAGGTAAAGAACAATGGATAAGTGGATAAGCACTAAAGACCGGCTGCCGGAAGCGTCGCAAGAAGACAACGGCAAAACATTTGATATGCGTCATGAATACATCAGAAAGGTAGATGTAGTGGAGGCTCTGAACAAATTGTACAGTAAGCTTGGTCGACGTGCTGACAAACTTGTTGTACAAGAGATACTTTACGACGATATATTGCCTTATGGTCGTCAAGATTCTCGGAATGATGTGAAGAAGGTAGAACATGGGCACTGGATACCTATAGTCGGATACGACCCGCGTGACGCATGGGATAAGTGCTCCCGACGCCAGACAACAGTGAAGCATCCGGGAACGAAGTACTGCCCAGAGTGTGGCGCGAAAATGGATGAGGAGGTAGAAAATGTCTGAATACATTAACCGTAGGATGTTAATAGAACGGATAAAGAAGCTGCCCACATACTGGGCTGATGATGGCGGCACTTATGGTGGACAACAAAAATACCCCGATGGGATGTTTCGTCCCGAGGATGTTATTGCGTGCATCAAGAGCGTTTCTGTCGTAGAGATAAGGCATGGACATTGGATTCACGTATGCAATGGATCGTATGGAAACAAGCAAACATACTGTTCTGTATGCGGTGGAATTATCGAAGGGCAACTAACCCCGCCGTATTGTGCCAATTGTGGTGCAAGGCTTGACGGGAAGGAGACCTATGAATATGAGTGAGTACATCACGACGGTAGAGTATCCCGGCACGAAGTACTGTCCGGATTGTGGTTCGATAATGACAAATTAGGAGGACGAAAATGGACGCAGTCAAATGCTTTGAAGAGTACGACCGAATGTGCCGTCAAAATTTCGACTGTTTATGTCAAGGTTGTGGCATCAACGAAAAACGCAATGGAGATAGCTGTAATGATTACATAAAATCTCATCCCGAAGAAGCGGTCGGGATTATCGAACGGTGGTCTCTTGAACATCCGAGACCCAATCGGCAGAACAAGCTGTTGGAAGTATTCCCAAGCGCGAAGGTTGAATTAGGCGTACTCGCATTCTGCCCAGCAGAGATGGATACGAAATTTGAATGCCCGGCTATGGAGGAATTGTCTTGCTTTGATTGCCGTAAAAAATATTGGCTTGCGGAGGTGCATGAATAATGGACGCAGATAAATTCTTTGAAGAGTATAACAGAATGTGTAAGACATATATTTCACATTCTTGTGCGGGGTGCGGAATTCCGAATCGTATGAGGGATCGTGTGTCTTGCAGAGATTACATTTTCAAGCGCTCCGCCGACGCCGTCGAGATTGTTGAAAAATGGAGTAGGGAACACCCTCGTAAGACTCGGCAGAATGAGTTCTTAAGGTTGCACCCCGATGCTCGCGTTGTTCAAGGAACGTTGGCTATCAATCCATGTCAGATTGAGCTTTCGCGACTTAATACGGAAGAATGCCATGCGTACATGGATAATGAGGCAGGATGTCTTGCCTGTCGAGAGGAATACTGGAACGCGGAGGTGTCAGACAATGCAGATTGATCGTTATAATCGCCATTCGTTCAGCGATATAGTTGTTTCTGCGGCATTCTTCATTGTGATAGCGGTGTTTATAATCTTCGTCGTTGGCACCGTAGTCAACGAGATGTATCGCATAGACGAGGGAACGATCGTCGACCGGTACATAGTTTGGGATACGGTAAATAAGATCCCTCGTTCGTCATATGTATTCGTGATTGAAGGCGAAAAAGACGGCAAGACGGTTCGGTACTCGTGTTACGTGTCGGTGAAGGAATACGATACCTACAGAATCGGGGATTGGTACAAACGATGATTAAGATAATTAAGCCAAGTAAGATACCAGATACGACGAAGCGCTTCAAATGTTCCCGTTGTGGGTGTATTTTTGAGGCTGACAAAGGGGATTACGCTGATCGGGAGAATCAGGAGGAAGGCAATGCTGATACGAATTGATGGACCGGAATTCTATGTTACCTATGTGTTGAAGAAGGTAGGCGTCACTTATCAAAAGATAACATCCGTTTTCAAACTGAAGGGACCGGGTTATTTGGAGCGTCATGAGATGCTGGTGGCGAATATTGGAGCACTTCCAAAGTTCATGGAGGTTCTCAGAAAGATTCCGCAGTCGAATGTTCTGACGAGACAGCCTGATTTCGAGGCGCGACAGAAGTACAGCGATCTTGTAACAACGGAGAACCAGAAATACTATGAGCTGCCAATGATAATAACGACAATGGGAAAGAGGATGATCTGAACAATGGGCATGGCTAATGTTGTACGGTGCGCGGACTGTCAGTTCGGCGAAGATCTTCCTCGCGGTATAAAGAAGTATTGCCGCATCCATGATGTGACTATGCGACCGGACGATTATTGCAGTCGCGGAATGGATAAGGGGAGCATTTTCATCCCCTCAAATCCTGACGGTGGATGGCGGGGCGGACAGGCACTCGATCTGGCAAAGTATATAGTTACAAAATGTGCGCAAGATGAGAAACAGATCAGCAACTTGCATCTGTGTCACATCCTATACATTATTCAGCGCGAATCTCTGAGGCGACATGGTAAGCGTGCTTTTGATGATTGATTCGAGGCATGGGCATTCGGCGCTGTGATCGTAAATGTATATTATTATTTCTGCGGGAATGGTGCGATGCCAATTATAAGTACATATGATGTCAAACCTCCGAAAAACCAGTCCTTTATCGACGAGATTGTCGAAAAGACGCGAGAGATGGAGCTATGGACTCTGAACAAACTGGCATATCCTCGTCGGTGCGCATGGGAACTCACGTTTGACAAAGGCAGAGGAAACAGAAAAATAATCCCCGACGATTTGATACTGAGGTGTGGATGATGGATCGAGAGATAACATTCGATGATCTGCTGAATCAGATTGAAGCCGAAGGGGATTCGCGGGAAAAGCTTGCAATGCAGGTTGCTCGACTCAGCGCAGACATGGCAATGGAGATGATAAAGAATCTCGATATGGTAAGCGTTGTTCGCTGTAAGAACTGTATGCACGGCTCATGGAGATCGGGAGGCCACTTGCTTTGTATGTTAAACGATTATTACGTGCAGGAAGATGGCTTTTGCAGCGACGGATATCCTAAAGATGAGGAGTGATAAAAATGTCAGATTACATAGAGCGAGAGAAGCTTATTAAGGCTCTCGAACAACTCGGCACTCCAGAAATACTCGCTTTTCCGGAAGCGGATTGGCTGTACAGGCACGTCATGAAGGCGGTACGGTATTTCGCCGCAGCCGATGTCAAACCGGTTGTCCGGTGTTGGGCTTGTAAGTATTCGGAAGAAGCATTAAATCTTTCGAATGAGCCTTATATCTGGTGTCACAAGTACATGACACCACGGTGCCCGACAGATACGTGCGAATGCGCGGAGGGAGGGTTCCAAAATGATTAAGTGCTCGCCGGACGAAATTCCGTGCTGTGATTTCTGTATCCACTGCATTCACGCCACAGAAGAGGACGAGTATCACGCGCCCACGGAACCTATCGGATGTGGGCTGTATAACGACGAGAAACATAATAACGAAGCGCTTATGTGCGGATATTGCAATGACTTCCATTGCTTCCGCGCAGGAAAGGAATAACTTATGAAGAAAATAATGGAGAGATTTAAGGCAGGAGAAGCTCTGACAGAGAGCGACCGTATGTCACTTGCGTATGGTGACAATTACAAAGGATCCGAACTTGACGATGATTACGAAGAAGTCGAGACGGAAGAGGGCGAAGACGGCAGATGGACTCGCGGCATGGATACAATCTTCAAGCTCGGCGAAGACGAGTATTGGTGTATCCCGTGGCGTAAGGGATTGACTGAGTATCAGGAGGACGAGTTCTGGGACGATCCGTACCGCGTCGAAAAACGCGTTGAGACAGTTCAGATTGAGACGTGGGTGCCGTTGAAATGATCCGGTGGCTGCCGTATCCACTCGGGCATTGGCTGCTCGCATATCACCGGGATAAACTTGCCCCGATTATGATGGGACATTCCGAACTGTTCACAAAAGAGATGAAGCATGACTTCGAGGCATGGTGTCAGACCGAAGAGGGTCGGGAACACTGTCCGGGCGGCTCTAAATACAAAGAGACCGGGCTTAATTCTTCAAAGGGTTTCTGAAAAAAGTTTGGAACTATTTTAGCAAAAGGTATTGACATGGGATAACATATGTGGTATGATAGTATCACAGGAACGGAGCGGGTGGGTCCCGGACCGGAAATAAAACTTAGATTTTAAGGAGTATGAAAATGGCGAATACAGAAACAATGACCATACATAACGCTCTCGCCGAGCTGAAGGTGCTCGATAAGCGCATAACTTCGGCGATTGACGAGGCGGTCTATTGCAGGGCGAACGAGCGCTCAAACGCGAAGATCGCGGGAAAAACCCTGAATGAGTATCAGAATCAGATGAAATCGGATCTCGCTTCGATTCAGACGCTGATCGCGAGACGCCACGCAATAAGATCGGCGATGATTCAGTCAAACGCTGAGACTCACGTTAAGATCGCGGGCGAGGATTACACGGTCGCTCAGGCGATTGAGTTCAAGAGTCATGGACTTGAGCTTCTGATCAGACTTCGCGATCAGATGGCGTATCAGTACAGACAGCAGCGTGCTGTTGTCGAGACCGAGAACGGGCAGAAGCTCAGGGACGCCGCTCAGAAGTTCGTTCAGATGTACGGAGAGCAGAAGGACGCGAACAGTGAGAAATTGCTCGGTCTTATGAACTCGTATATGACTGACCATACATATGATCTGCTCGATCCGCTCGATATCAAGAAGTGCATCGATGGGATGACAAAGGAGATCGACGCGTTCAGAGCAGAGGTTGACGCGGCACTTGCGGTGAGCAACGCGCTGACGTCGATAACGGTCAACTACGAAGTCAAGTAATATCCGTCCGGTGGACGCCGGAACCCTCAAACCACAACACGGTATGTTTCTTACAGCTACATAAATCGTCATCAAATAAAGAAGCTGTTGATTTGCGTCATACGCAACGATGAAAAGCATCGGGCAAATGTGAACCATATATTATGTCGAAGAGACAATTCATGGTAAGTGTCCCGGCGAGCGGTTCGATTCCGCTGCTGTAAATGGGCTAAACGGTAAAGCTTAAAGATCAGGTATTAAAGTTTAACGCTTAATTTGATTTATCTCCCGGTTGTCCCCGAAAGGGCGTCCGGTTAAAGTTTACGTACTAAAGTTCAGGTCTTATTGTGTATGAAATCCGTGGATAACAGTAAGGTGTTGTTGTGATTGACCGGAGGGTGACTGCGCGGCAGGCGTTCACCGGGTATATATCGGTTCGTCAGATACCGGAACAATCTGACATATGGATGCTTGGTGCAATGGTCAGCATAAGGGTCTCCAAAACCTTTGATTGCGGTTCGAGTCCGTAAGCATCTGCCAGCAGTGCAGTTCGATTCTGCTCGTTTGTCGAGGATTGGTATGACGAGTTCCGGTTCGAATCCGGCTTGGTTTCGGGAGTTATGAATCCCGGAATGACCCTCTGGTAAAGGCATGGACATGGCGTCCGGGAAAGACCGGAGAATTGCACCGGAGCCTTCGGGTCAGACCGGACAGAGATTCGGTCGTGCCGGTGCTTATATGCGAGGCTTGGGAGTGGCGATGTTACCCCCGTCGCCGGACGGTTCGATTCCGTTCACTTGCAATCAGGGAAATCATATATGCGAATATGGGCGGTCTTGGTAGAATAGGGTCGTTATACTTCATGAGCGCGGAACCTGCTCCCATAGCTGAAGGGTTCTTATGGTTTCCTTTACGGAAGATTAAGTCATAATGGTATTGCGGCGGTTTGCTAAACCGTTCGTCGTGGAAACACGGCGTGCAGGTTCGAGTCCTGCATCTTCCGCCAGCGCAAAATACGCGTTAATTATAAGGAGTACCAAAAAAATGGAAATCAAGTATGAATGCCCGATCTGCCACCAGAAGTTCGAGTCGCGCCTTAACAGGGACAGGTGCGAGAATGTGCATATGGAGAAGCAGAGGGAGGAGAATGACAAGATCATGGACGCTTTTAAGAAGCTTTCCGATAAGTACATAGACCTCTACGCGAGGTATTGTGCTTCTCGCGATCTTTTCCTTGATACGTCCGACACTCTTCTGGAGTTTCTGAAAACCAACAAGAGCGAGATTCCGATTGAGGAGCAGCATAAGGTCATGGATCGTATCAGCGCGATCGATAGTCAGTATGACGAGGACGACGATGTTCTCAATGACGATCTTCTCGATGATGATGAGGACGAGGATGAGGACGGCGAGGAGATCGACGGCGAAGAAATTGTTCATGTTCTTTCCGATATCTTCGAACTGCTCGGTCCGCTCAGCCCGCTACTTCATGACAAGGACGAGAACGATGACAACGTATAAGGACGTGTTCAAATGTCTGCTTGACGCTTTCGAGACAGACGGGATGCGTGATTACTGCGCGGATATGATTGAGAAAATTCCTGCCTACATATTCGATATGCCGTCATCCACGACAGGAAAGTATCATAACGCAACGCAGTGTCAGCCGCATGGTCAGGTATATCATGTGATCATGTTCGGAACGATCATGAATCATCTGCTCCGTCTGAAATGCGTGACAGAGAAGTTCCCGGACGCGGAGAGACGCGATGAGATGCGCTGTGTGCCGATCTTTCACGACGCGCTGAAGTGCGGCGAGAAGGGTTCGCAGTATACGGTGTTCGAGCATCCGCTGCTCGCCGGGAAGTGGGTGCGCGAGACAAAGGTCGAGCATGACGTGTCCGCTGAGGTCAAGGAGCGTATCGCGAGGATGTGTGAGAGCCATTCGGGCGAGTGGACGACGAGCAAGCGCAGTACAGTTGTCCTCCCGGAGCCGCAGACGGATGAGGAAAAGCTCTGTCATATCTGTGATATTCTCTCGAGCAGAAATGACATTGATATGCAGCCTCCGGAGTATCTGAAAGCGGTGTTCGCCGAGCTTGAGGCAAAGAAAAATGGTCAGGCAAATTTTCTCGAGGAGAAAAAGGCACAGCTGATAGAGCTCGCGAAGCAGATGATAGCGAACGGCAAGGATCGTGACGCGATTTACGCCGTGATCATGGAGCATAACGGAGGCAAGAAGAACCCAGCGTCGATCGGGGATATAGAGACTATCGACAAAATCCTGAAAGGACTTGCAAAATTATAATGGATGCAATTATGGATAATGTAACGGTCACAACCGCGGATAATATAGCGACGAGCGGCGGTCCGTTTCTTGATGTTAACTACCTTACGACAGTACTCGGAAAGGATGCTTCGGCACCTCGTAAGTCATTCGGTGAAATATTCTATACGTGCAATTCGTTCGACGTGACTCCATACCTGAAGACGAAAATGGGAAACATAAAGTATCTCCCTTGGGCAAACTGCTGGACGATACTGGCTGGGCTATTTCCGAACTTCGTACACGAGGCAATTGAACCGATTGATCCGCAGACCGGAGAACCGAAGCTCTATTTCGTGATCGGTAACACCTGTTACGTAAAAACAAGATTGACAATTGAGGGATATACGATTTACGAAAAGCTCGCGATCATGGATGGTCGAAACAACGCGATTCCGGTCGAGAATGTCACGACACGAGACGCGCTTGACGCACAGCAGAGATGTTTTGTCAAGAACGCCGGACGTTTCGGTCTGGGGCTGAATCTCTGGGTCGGCGAGGATTACTCGGAGAACGCGAAGATCGAGAAGAAGAAGCGCGACGATAAGGCGGCTGAGGAAACGGCGGCGTTGAACGCTGCGTTGAACGCTGCGCATAAGAAGGTGCTTGATCTCTGTGTCGCGAAGAAGGAATCAGGCGTCGACGGCGACATGCTTTACAAAACGATTGAGCAGATTGCCGGAACGAGAAATCCAAATAAGATCAAGACTGTCGAAGAATGCGACAAGGTCTATGAAGCGATAAAGGCACTTGAGCCGGGAGGTGGAAAATAATGGCAAACTTTAACATGAACAAGGTAATTCTGGGCGGTCGCATGACGGCGGTTCCGGAAATGAAGACAACACAGAGCGGAGTGGCAATGGTGCAGTTCAACATAGCTGTGAACCGCTCGTACGCGGGCAAGGACGGGAGTGGATCGCAGGTCGATTTCATCACGTGTGTGGCGTGGAGAAAGACGGCGGAGTTCGTATCGAAGTACTTCACAAAGGGTTCTTCGATATGCGTGGTCGGCTCGATTCAGAACGACTCATACGAGAAGAACGGTGAGAAGAGGTATTCGACGAAGGTCATTGTCGATGAGGTGAATTTCGTTGATGGTAAGAATGATTCGCCGAATGCTTCCGCTCCGACTCAGGCAAATACTGCACCGGCGGCGCAGGCTCCCGCACCTGAAGCACCGGCAGGAACCCCCGAGGATCCGGACGTTCTTCCGTTCTGATTCCGAAATAATAACAGAGGCGCGGGCTCCGCGCCTTTTGTTGTTCCCAAATCAGGGAATACCTGTGTCCCGATATGATTTATCTAAAGGAATTGACAAGGGATAACATAACAGAAAGGAACAGAACATGGGACAAAATGATTTCATCCTCGACGGCATCAAGTGGTCGTTCTCGAGCGTGAACGCCTACGCGACTTGTCCGAGGATGTTCAAGCTGTCTTATATAGACGGCATAAAGAAGTCCGGCAATGGCTTCGCGGAATTCGGCACGTTCGTTCATCTGATTCTGGAGCGGTATTACACCGGGAAGCTTGATTTCTTCGATCTGGTGCGGTTCTACAAGGCGCATTACGCCGAGAACGTTAAGCTCAGTTTCCCGCCGAATCGCTTCGTTGATCTGGCGAAGAGTTATTATGATGGCGGACTGACATATTTTACAAATTTCGAGGATCCGTTCGAGGGCTACGAGAAGGTGGCGGCGGAGAAGAAGGTGATGATTCACGTCGGCGGATTCCCGTTCGTGGGCATCATCGACCTGATACTTCGGAATGATCAGGGTAATTACATAATTGTTGACCATAAGAGCCATAAATTCGCGAGCAAGAAAGAGGTCGCGGAGTACGCGAGACAGATGTATCTGTACGGAGAGTGCGTGAAGGAGCTGTACGGAGAGTATCCGGCAAAACTGATCTTCAACGCGTTCCGCGAGCAGAAGATGTATGAGATCGAATGGAACGATAAGGGACTCGAGGAAGCGAGGGAATGGTTCGTCGGAACGATCAGGTCGATTTATTCGGACGAGATTTTCGAGCCGAAGCCGGACGCGTTTTTCTGCGACAATATATGCAGCGTGAGGCACGTTTGCGACCGTTCGAGGGACTATATGCCGGAACCTCCGGAGGGAAGATAAATGCTGATAGAACCGGAAAAGATTCAGAAGGCGAAGGAACTGCTCGGGGACCGGAACGCCGCCCTTATCGCGGATATTCTGAACATTCAGAATTATGACGAGAAGAATATGAAGGCGTGCTGTCCGTTCCACGAGGAGAAAACGCCATCGTTTATATATAACAGAAAGTCTTTCTGCTTCCATTGCTTTGGTTCTTGTGGGCGGAACTATGATATTATCGACGCGTATATAGCGACCGGTTCGACATATGTCGAGGCGGTTCAGAAGCTGTTCGAGCTTGTGGATATGCCGTACAGCTTCGGTGAGAAAGGCGTCAAGACTGACCATACGTATTACTATCCGACGCCTGAGTATGACGACAATAATGATAAGGTCTACGATTATCTGGCGAAGCGCGGAATTTCCCGGGAAACGGTTGACCGGCTGGGATTGAGACAGGACAAGCATGGCGACGTTCTGATACAGTATTACGATACGAACGATGTCCTGACGATGGTTAAAGTTCGCCCGGCGCATAAAGTCGAAAAGGGTCACACAAAAATCTGGGCGTTGACTGACGCGAATAAGAAGGCGTTCAGCACATCGCCGATACTTTACAACATGAATCGCGTCAACACGAATTCTCCTCTTGTGATCACTTCCGGCGAGTTTGATTGCGCGGCAGCGATAGAAGCCGGATGGCACAACGCGGTTTCGATTCCGATGGGCGACGCGAATACCCAGTGGGTAGAGAAGTGCTGGGATTTTCTGGAACAGTTTCAGAGTATCATAATTGTTCCGGATAACGATGAATCCGGAGCGAAATACGCGAAGAATATAGTCCCGCGCCTTGGTTCTTGGCGATGCAAGATAGCGCACGTCCCGACGACGGTTGAGCGTCCTGATGGCACAATGATCAGGATAAAGGACTTGAATGAGGCTCTGGTGAGACTTGGCAAGGAAGCGACGCTCGAGATACTGACACACGCGGAGGACTCTCCGGTCGCGTCTGTAGATGATCTGTCCGACGTTGAGGATATCGATCTTGACGAGATGGACGGCGTTCCGACCGGAATACTGGGGCTTGACCGCGAGCTTATCCGGCTGTTCTATGGGACGCTGACGATAGTGTCCGGCACACCGGGAAGCGGCAAGACGTCGTTTCTGTATCAGTTGATATGCGAGGCGCTTGATCAGGATATAAATACGTGGCTGTTTTCGGCGGAGCTCCCGGAGTCGATGACCAAGAACTGGTTTAACTACATACTCGCGGGACGTCGGAATATCGATACCTTTACAACGAACAATGGCGATACTTATTATAAGGTCAGGAAAGACGCAAAAGCGGCAATAAACGACTATTATAAAGGCAGATGGTTCGTATATAAGGATGATTACGACAATAATTTGGACGCGCTTATAGATTCGATGACCGACGTTGTTCGAAAATACGGGGTGAAGTTCCTTATTCTGGATAACTTCATGTGCATTGATTCGAATGATGATAAGTACAAGGATGAGCTCAAGGCGCAGACTGACACGATCAAGAAGTTGATAGCGTTCAGCAAGAAATATGCGGTTGCGACAATCCTCGTGTGCCACCCGAGAAAGATGATGCCGGGCATGAACGTCGGAATCTACGATATCGCGGGAACTTCGAACGTGATAAATCTCGCGCACAGAACGATAGGGCTTCGCCGTGTGAAGCAGGAAGAAAAGGACAATCCGGAGAAGATGCCGAAGGGCAAGCGCTGGCAGGTCAATTATGATGTGATAGCGACGATTATAAAGGACAGAATGCGCGGACGGTCAGACAAGGATGTTGGTATATGGTACGACGTTCCGTCGAGACGATTCTACACAAATGACGATGAGTTTGATAGGCAGTACAGATGGGACACAAAGACATACGACACGGCGCTTCCACCGCCGCCACGTGACAATGATAACGAAGTTTTCGGGGAGGTTAAAGGGACGGCATGAGTAACATGGTACAGCTTCACGTACACTCCGACTTGAGCTTGTGTGACTCGGCGACGAAGTTCAAAAGCTATGTAGACCGGGCGGCGGAGCTCGGTCAGATGGCGATAGCGTCGACAGAGCATGGCAAGCCCATGCAGTGGGTCGAGAAAAAGACGTATTGTGATTCTAAAGGAATAAAGTTCATCTATGGCGTCGAGTGTTATCTGACGGCGACGCTTGATGAAAAGGTCAGGGATAATTACCATACCGTTCTGCTCGCGAGAAATATGGACGGCATCCGCGAGATAAACAGGGCGATAAGTGCGGCGACACAGCCGGATCATTTCTATTACGCACCGCGACTGACGTTTGATGAGTTTCTGAAACTTTCGAAGAATGTCATAGCGCTGAGTGGGTGTACGGCATCTCCGCTCAATCGACTGAACCGGAATGATCCGGTCTACGAAAAACTGCTTGCCCGGTATGATTATCTTGAGATCCAGCCGCATATCGCGCAGGATCAGAGGGACTATAACATCTATCTGGCGGCGCTCGCGAAGGAGCATAATAAACCGCTTGTGGCGACGACTGATGTTCATAGTCTTGATCAGTACAAGGCGGAATGCCGCGATATCCTGATCTGGGACAAGCATGGAAGCGGTTATGAAGACAGCGACGGCTATGATCTTACATATAAGTCGTATGACGAGATGGTGCACGCGTTCAGAGTCCAGAATTGTCTTCCGGAAAATATCTGGATGCAGGCGCTTGAAAATACAAACGTGATCGCCGATTCGGTCTCGAATTTCCAGATTGACCGGTCATTAAAGTATCCGATACTATATGGTACACGTGAAAATGATGAGGTAAAATTCCGGGAGCTCGTATACAATAAGTTCGAGGAAAAGCTCGAGACCGGCGTGATACCGCAGAGCCAGAAGGGCGCGTTTGATCTTGCGCTCGCCGAGGAGCTGCGAGTATTTCATAAGGTCGGCATGGAGGGTTTCATGCTATCTGAGGCGGAAACGATCTCGTGGGGAAAGGAGCAGGGCTATTCGGTTGGTCCGGGACGAGGAAGCGTCTGCGGAAGCCGTGTGGCATATGTCACTGACATAACTGACGTGAACCCTGAGACGTGGCATACGGTGTTCTCGCGTTTCTGCAATGAGGATCGCGTCGAGGTCGGAGATATTGACGTCGACGTCATCGAGTCAGAGCGTCCGCATTTCTTCGAGTATGTGATCAGCAGATTCGGTCAGGAGAGAACGGCGAGAGTACCGACGTTCGGGACCTTGCAGAATCACGCAGTGATTCAGTGTATTTGCCGGGGACTGAAAAACAAGCTCGGCGAAGAAGGCAAGAAGAAGTATACGCAGGACTATATGAAGAAGATAGTCGCGGACTTCGATGCCAACCCGGATGCCGCGAGAAAGAAGTATCCCGATGTTCTGAAATATTACGATGGTCTGGTCGATGTAAAGGTTTCGCAGTCGGTTCATGCCGCAGGAATTGTCATTTCCCCGATAACGCTCGCGGATAATTACGGCGTGTTCGAGAAGGATGGCGATCAGGTTATGATGATCGACATGGACGAGATTCATGACGTAGGTCTTGTCAAGTACGACTTCCTGATTCTCCGTAATGTCGCGATAATCCGTGACGCATACGCGATGCTTGGAAAACCGTTCCCGAAGTCGCATGAGGTTGATTGGGATGATCAGGCGGTCTGGAAGGATATGATAAAGTCCCCGATCGGGATATTCCAGATGGAAAGCCCATACGCATTCTCGCTGCTCAAAAAGTTTGAGCCGCATTCGATCTTTGATATGTCGCTTGTAACGGCGGCGGTCAGACCGGGTGGAAATTCATATCGTGATGAGCTTATGCAGCATATAGTCCATCATAATCCATCGAAAGTGATTGATGATCTGCTTGATGAAAGTCTTGGATATCTGGTCTATCAGGAACAGGTCATAAGCTTTCTCCAGAGTGTGTGCGGTCTGAGCGGTTCCGACGCGGACTCGGTCAGACGAGGAATCGCGAAGAAGAAAATGGACGTTCTGAATAAGTACCTGCCGATGATTCTTAGCGGATATTGTTCGAAGTCGGACAAGCCGAGAGCGACCGCGGAGCAGGAGGTCAATGAGTTCATTCAGGTCATAAGGGACAGTTCGGAATATATGTTCGGAAAGAATCATTCGATAGCGTATTGCCTGATTGGTTACATATGCGCGTATCTCAGATATTATCATCCGGGCGAGTTTATAGCGTCGCTTCTGAAGAACGCGGCAAATATGGATGATATCGCCGGGGCGACCGAGCTTGCCGCGTCCTTGAATATACCGATAATTTCGCCGGAATTCGGTTTGTCGCGCGGTGAATATTCCTACGATCCGGTCGAGAGGGTGATAGTGAAGGGGATTGGTTCGATAAAATCGCTGAACTCAAAAATCGGTGACGATCTGTATGAACTGGCACATAAAAATCATTACGACCATTTCGCGGACGTGCTTTTCACCATAAATGATCAGGTGAAAATAAACGCGGCACAGCTGAGAATTCTGATTGACCTCGATTATTTCCGGTGTTTCGGTAACGCGAACGAGCTTGTGGTGGTTGATACGGTTTACGAACAAATCAAGAACAAAAAGAGCATCAAGCGCGACGCGTATCCGGAAAGTTTGCTTGAAGTAATGCTCGGATCGTGCAAGACCTTGACGGCGGCTGGAAAACCGATGGTGTCCCCAACGATTGTGGACAGGCTCGGAATGCTGCGAGATGTCGAGGATTACGTGAAGACGCAGAATCTTCCGGACTACGATGTGAAGCGTAAGATGCAGATACAGAGGACATATCTCGGCTACATAGACTGCACCGGGAAGGTCGAGGACCGCAGGAAGCTGATAGTGGGCGAGGTAAAACCGTCGAAGCGAAAATCGGACGGTGCGGTCTGGGCGTATATGATCAGTACAACGAGCATGGGCTCGGGCAAGACGTCACAGCTGACGATTCTGAAGAAGATATACGACGAGAATCCGGTGTTTACCGATGATATAATCTATGCTGACTGTGTACAGCAGAACAAGAAGGGCTTCTGGAACCTGTTGGCATACCACAAAATAGCATGAGTGTAAAGGCTACCGCGAAACGCGGTAGCCTGGAAAGGAACTTTTATGGACGCGAAGGAATTTTTTAGTGAGGCGGGCAGACTCTGCGGCAGCGACGACGTAATGGACATGGATGAAGAAATGAAAGAGGATCTGTGGGCGCTGTTGGGTCTCCGTGCGGATGAGGGCAGATTCAAAAACGGATATGATGAGCTTATAGACTATGTTGAGAAATGGAGTAAGGATAACCCTCTGAAGACTCGTCAGGAGGTACTGGTAAAGCGTTTCCCGTACCAGCGATTGGATGCGGATGGACTTTCGCCCATATGTCCAAGGGATTTTGATACCCGTATAAAGCGTGATCGCTGTGACGACGATTGTCATGAATGCCGAAAGAAATACTGGACATCACCCGCCGACGAGGAGGATCAGGACGAATGAGTATCAGAACCGCGATTGAACACATAAAAGAGCTCCAGTCGGTGTCCGGATCGACGGCGAAGCTTGATATCCTCCGGAAGTACAGCGATGACGAGGATTTTAAGAAACTGCTGTACTACGCGCTGAACCCCATGCTGACATACAAGGTCTCCGAGAAAACTCTTCGTGGAGAGATAACGCCTCCGGATGAACCATTCCCCGATATTACGATCTACGATATCTGTCTTGCGCTGAACGCAAGATCCGCTCTTACGAATGATGATATCAAGGCTCTGCATCAGTTCCTCGTTCTTCAGCGTGAGGACGAGATGGAATTCTACATACAGCTGCTGTCAAAGACTCTGCGTCTCGGCGTGACATCGACAACGATCAACAAGATTTTCCCAGGTTTGATTCCGTCGTGGGAGGTTCAGCAGGCGTATCGTATTGACGACCATCCGGTAAAACCCGGAAAGAAGTTCTGGCTGACCCAAAAGCTCAACGGAGTCAGAGCTACCTATTATCGAGGGAAGATTTATGCCCGAAGCGGCGTTCCGTATGAGGGGCTTGCCCATATTGTCCGAGTTCTGAATGATCTGGTAGAACGTATGGAGGTCGAATTGGTGTTTGATGGAGAGCTTACGCTGTTCGACAAGGGCGATCTCTCGGACAACGAGGCTTTCCGCACATCGACCGGCATCATTAATTCCGACGCCACCGACAAGACAATGATCGGCTATACGATATTCGACGTTCTGACCGCCGACGAGTTTGACGCTGGCGGCGGAACAGTAAAGTATTCGGAGCGAAGAGAAAATCTTGACCTCATATCTTCGTGGCTGAGAAACGACTATCCGGACGCGCACGTGTCGGTGCTGCCGGAACTGTATCACGGCAAAGACGCGTTGGTTATAGATGGCTTCCTCGATCAGATGGTGCGCGAGGACAAAGAAGGGCTGATGCTGAACTATGACGTTCCGTACAAGCGCAAGCGTCATGGCGGCATTCTTAAGATAAAACGATTCTACACGATGGATCTTCGTATTATCGGAGCGGAGGAGGGAACCGGAAGACTCGCCGGGACGCTTGGCGCTTTGGTGCTTGACTACAAGGGCAACGAGGTGCGTGTCGGAACGGGATTCTCGGATGATCAGAGGACGAAAATGTGGAATGATCGGGATAAAATTATCGGAATGCTTTGCGAGGTTAAATATAAGGAGATATCCAGCGACAAGAAGACCGGGGCGGAGAGCTTGCAATTCCCGGTGTTTGTGTCAATGAGAAGCGATAAAGGAGAGGTGAGTTACTGGTGAACGATATTATGGAAGCGTTCCATAGAATGTGGAACAATCCGTTCGAGGACACCGGATGGTGCGAGAAGAGCGGAATTCGTAAGGCGTTCTGGAAATGCGTAGATAATGTGACTGACAAGGCAATTGCGACATTTAATGAAGAGGAGTGGTTCCGGAACTCCATACGAAAGAAGGTTATGCGTGAGATGGACAAGGACGCCAGGGACGCGAGACTACAATATATCGCGAGCGAGCGTCTTGAGAGACTGCGGAGAAAGGTGCGCAAAATGGTTACGCGCATTTTGTATGATTCCATTGTTCGGGTGCTGTCGGATGATGTGTTGAAAGCCGAGATAAGATGGCAGGACTATGTGGAGTGGGAGGATAAATGAGAGCGACAAAGAGTTTTGTGTGCCGCCCGGAGGCGGCGACATATGTATCGGACGATTTCAAGATTTACGCCTGCGAGGTGCGGGAGGATATGTATCCTGATATAAAGCCGAATGTTTACGGTTCGGTGACGATAAAGGGATCGTTCGGAGAACTGACGACGGGCGCGGATTACGAGGTGACAGCGGTCGAGATGTTTGACCCGCGCTATAAGTATTCGTATCAGGTGCAGTTCATTCAGCCGAAGAAGCTTGAGACGGCGGAGGACGCGAAGAGGTTTCTCGGCGCGATAATATCCGAAAAGAAAGCGGAAAATCTTCTGAGAGTTTATCCGGATATAATCGAGCGGATAGTCGCGGGCAAACCGGTGGATCTGAGCCTTGTGAAGGGCATAAAGCAGAAAACTTTTGATAAACTCCGGCAGAAGGTGATATCGCATTATTCGATGTACGGAGCGATTACGGAGTTTTCCGGAATCTTCACGTCAAGCGTTCTGAAGACACTCATGGACGTGTACGGTTCGACCGCGAGGATAAAGGAAGAACTCATCTATGACCCGTACAGATGCCTTATGGCTCTGCCGGGCGTCGGATATAAGCGGGTCGAGAATATCCTCGCCACAAAGACGGAAGCGCTCGAGGCTCTGCTCGGCAGGGATTATCTGTCGGAGCTCAGGGTATCTGGAAAGCGTCTGATGGCGTGCGCGAATGATGTTCTCGCGGACAACGAAACGGATGGCAGTACCCTGATCAGTGTTGATGATCTGTACCGCGGATGCGAGGAACGCTGCAATGAAGCGATAGGACACTTCAAGGAAATCTACAGTGACCCGAGATTTGTTTTTGTCGGCGAGAATATGATCATGCGCAAAGAGGCGTTCTGTGCCGAGGACGGAATTGTTCGACAGCTGAAGGCACTTAGAGAATCCGAGAATGATTGGTTGATTGATCCGGAACCGTACAGACAAGTTGATGATATTACGCTGACAGATGACCAGTTCAGTATGCTCAGGCTGATTCTGAACAACAATATCGTGATTCTGAATGGTTATGCCGGAGCGGGCAAGACGCAGTCTACGCGCGGGCTGATCCGTATGCTAAGGGATAACGATAAGTCGTTTATATGCCTCGCTCCGACCGGCAGAGCGGCAAAGGTTCTGTCGGGATATACGGGCGAGGACGCGATGACGATACATCGTGCTCTCGGATATCGCGGAGAGTGGGACCCGGACGCGAAATTGTCCGAGGACATAGTGATTCTCGACGAGGTCTCGATGGTCGATATCTACGCTTTCTATCATCTGTTGATGGCGATCGACCCGACAAAGACGAAGGTGCTTCTGATCGGAGACGACGCGCAGCTCGCTTCGGTTGGATGTGGGAACGTTCTGCATGATCTGCTCGGAAGCGGTGCGTTCGCAACTGTTACGCTCGACAAGATATTCAGGTATGGAAGGGGCGGATTGTCGACGGTCGCGACCGACATCCGGCGCGGCAAGCAGTATCTTCGCGGTATTGCTCCGGGCGAGGTGAAAATGGTCGGCTCGGACAATTCCTATGGGTTCATTCAGGTGGACAACAATGATATCGTGGCAACTGCGACGAATATGTATGTGAAACTGCTGACGTCCGGATATTCGATAGATGATATCTGCGTATTGTCTGCGTTTAACACAGGGAATATAGGAACGGTCGAGATAAACAGATCGATACAGGCGGCGGTGAATCACTCGAAGGAAGAATACTCGACCGGAGATAAGCTGTTTCGCGTCGGTGATCCGGTGATCAACACAAAAAACAACTATCACGCGCGGAGTTATGACAGCAAGTTCTCATATATCGGAGAGGATTTCATAGCGAACGGCGAGATCGGGCGTGTGGCGTTGATCGACAACAAGAGTCTGTACGTTGCTTTCGGCGATAAGATGATACTTTACACATCGTTCGAGAATCTGCTGCTTGCCTACGCGATAAGCTGTCATAAGTCGCAGGGCGGAGCGTTCAGGGCGGTAATTCTGTCGACACCGCAGAGACATCGGAGGATGCTGACATCGAATCTGTTGTATGTAGGTGTAACTCGCGCGTCGGAGAAGTGCTATCATATCGGAGACGCCGGAGCCGTAAATGACGCGGTGAAAATCAGGGAACAGATAAACCGCAAAACCTTTATGAAAATTGTTCTCAACGATTTTAGCAAAAGGTATTGACAAGGGAAATCTTATGTGGTATAATAATATCACAGCAAACGGCAATGACTATGAGTGGCGTCCATCCGGTGTTCGCGGAATAGAGTTCGGCATCACCGGACAGACGGCTATCTATGGTTTTGCCAAAGGTAATAACAAGGGATAGCAATTATCGAAAGGAAGAATGGTCAATGGTTGTCAAACTGCTGGCGAATACGCCGGATCCGGAAAAGCTTGTAGCAATGGCTGCGAAGCTTTGTTACTCGGAGTCCTCAATTGAGGATCTGTCAAGGTCGCTGACGCGGGATAAGATAGAGATATTCATAGAAAGACTTATGGATCTCGGTCATGAGTCCCCGCTCGAACACGTGTCGTTTACGTTCGGCATTGAAGGCGTCTCGAGGTCGCTCCTCGCGCAGATCACACGCCACCGTATCGCTTCGTTCTCGGTTCAGAGTCAGCGTTATGTCGCAATGGATGAGTTAAACTACACGACACCGCCAGAGATAGCGGCAATTCCGGATGCGGCGAAGGAGTTCGATGACGCGATGGAAGAGGATCTGAAGCATTATGATTCAATCAGATTAAAGCTTCTTAAAAAGCATTATCAGGACAATCTCGATGCCGGAATGGACAAGAAAAAGGCGTACACGGCGGCTGAGAAGAAGGCGAATGAAGACGCGCGGTTCGTTCTTCCGAACGCGTGCGACACGAAGATGATGGTCACGATGAACGCGAGGGAGCTGCTGAATTTCTTTTCGCTTCGCTGCTGCAACAGGGCGCAGTGGGAGATAAGGGAGCTTGCCGACGAGATGCTTCGTCAGGTCAGAATGATTTGCCCGAATCTTTTCTGCCTCGCCGGACCCGCGTGTGTAAGAGGTAAATGTTCGGAGGGCGCAATGGGTTGCGGTCATCCGAGAAAGAAAATAAATGAGGTGAAAGCATGAAAAAACACAATCTGATGCTCCTGCTGACCGGCAAGAGCGGGAGCGGCAAGACAACGATAGCGGACGAGCTTGAGAGGCAGTTCGGTCTGAGGGTTCTGAAAAGCTATACGACCAGACCGCCGAGAGAGAATGACACGAGCCATACGTTCGTAAGCGACGAGGAGTTCGACAAGCTTACCGACATTGTGGCGTATACCGAGTACAACGGTTATCGCTACTGCGCGACGGCGGAGCAGGTAGAGAACAGCGATGTTTACGTGATTGACCCGGCGGGAGTGGAGTTCTTCAAGGAGCATTATCACGGGGGGAAGAAGGTGATTGATCTTTACATCAAGGCGGGTTCGCGGACGAGAGCGCAGAGAATGTTTGACCGCGGAGACGAGCCGGATAAGATCGAGCGCAGACTTGACTATGATCAAGCGGCTTTCGCGAATTACATACCGTATGCTTACACCAGAAACGGGAAGCACGCGGAGATAGACGATGTCGTGTGGAAAATCGCGATGGCGTACAAGACTTGGAACGGTGGTTCGATATGATTGTCGCGATTGATCTCGACAATACACTGAACAATTTCGCGGACTTCTGGCGCAGACGTATAAATCAGAAATATGGTTACTACGTCCGGCAGGACGAGCTGAAGAATTATGACATGGCGGCGAACTTCCCGACGCTTGACAGGGAACAGGTTGAGGAGTTTCTGAACCGATACGACATTTGGCGGGATTTGACTCCGACAGATGGCGCTCAATCGGTAGTAAAGATGCTGAATATGACTGACGAGGTCTACATAGTGACCGCACGATGCGGATGGAATCAGTATTATCCGACGTTCACGTGGCTTCATCGGTACTTTCCGTTCATCTCTAAGAAACGTGTCATCTTCGCTCAGAACAAAGAACTGATCAGGTGCGATGTGCTGATAGATGACTGCCCGGCGAACCTTGTCCGCGACGATTGCGTAACCTTACAGTATAAGCAGCCGTGGAACAGCAACAGAGTGTGGGGAACGGCAATCGTGAATGATTGGCTGGATGTATATCGGAAGATCAGGGCAATAGGAGGAGCTAATGAGGAAACAAGCGGAATATCGGGATGAGGTGTTGCACGCGCTGCATTTGATAGAAAAACAGTTGGAGATTGTCAACAATCAGAACGATCGTATCATAGAAGCGATAGAGACGATCAGTGAAGTAAACGCCGATGCTCACGGTTACAAATTGAAGGCATACAACACATGGTCGCGATAATAGTATCGGCAATTTGCCGATTGATAGCCTATATATCGGTTCTGGCATTTGTCTTTGGTCTTGTGGCGATGAGCGGGAATTATGGTTACTTGTGGTTCCTTCTGCTGCTTGGAACCTGTGAGATCATACCGACCTATGGCTACACACGCAGAGTAGATGGAGATGAGAACGGAGGTAATGATGGAGAATAGCGCGTTATTATACAGTGGTTCGAGTGTCGTGAACGCGAAGATAAACGGTCAGATGTGTCTGATTCCGCTTGACAGGCTGTGGGTGCTCGCCGACGAAGACGAGTATCCCGAACATATCGAGCTTGACTGTGGAGACGGACTGACGCCGCTTATGAAGATTCAGAAGATTGACATTAAGGACAGTCCGGAGGTGTTCCGGCATTACTGCGACTGGAACCTGAAGCAGCACGTCGATTGGACGAATGCTTACCGTATTGACGCGACAGGAAATCCCTTTGTGATGAGGGACGGAATGATCAGGGCGTTTCACCCGACAACAATTTCGCGCTCGTGGTCGGTGTTCCGCGATGAGCGGTTCGCGCGCAGAGACGAGAGGGACGAGGTCTTTTTCGGGGCTCTGGTCGGCTTGATTGTCGGGTGCGGCAGAATCGAGGATGATCGCATAAATGTGATCATACCTCCGGAATGCAGTGTCCCTGATGATGGCATGGAATTCGTGCTGGAAAAGGGCGTCAGCATGAAGAAGCTCCGGGAGTTTCTGGACTATCAGCATATTGAGACGACCGGAATGCCGGAATGTCCGGATGATATGGGCTTCTCCGTGAGGGACGCGGTGTTTTGTAACACGTTGGTCGCCGAGATGTATATTGATACCGGAGATCACACAGCGTCTCTTCCGGAAAATTTGCTCATGTATAACGAGGAGTTCGCGTCGAGCGCCATCCAGACGGCAAGATGTTCATGGAGAGCGATTAACCCGAACAGCGTTCTACATAATCAGATTGTGTGGCTGTGTATGCCTTCAGGCAACGATGAGCGTACGTTCTCAGAAAACGACGTTCAATCAGAAGGTATTGACAAGGGCGAAATAGTCAAGTCATTATATCTGATACATACGCTCAATGGCAGGTTCCTGTGCAATGGCATAGACGCGAAGGCTTCAAACTATAAGGAGGACGAAATGACAAATGGCAGTAATTAAACGAAATGGCGAGAGGGTTGAGTTCTTCAACGGATGGGACGGCGAAAAACTCGAAGCTCTCGGAAAGGAGCGAGCAAAGCACAAATGCGCGCGCGAGCCGTTAGATGAATTCAGTTATCGGATTCACTACGACGATCACAAGAGGTGGGATTGCCGTGTTCACTTTTTAGGGAACTCAGTGATAACGGAACACTATTACAACGATCGTCTGGTAAAGAGAGAAACGACATGATGAAAGATTTATTTCAAGGAAAGGAGATGGCGACATGGACGGAATTTTTAACGCGCGAATCACCCATACGAAGCTGGGCTTTGAGGATCACGGCTGTTTAACCTTCATCCTTACGATCGAAGGTGGCGGATGGGGCGTTAATTACGGAACTTATTGCCTCGGTCATAGATGCGACAAGCCGGGCGAAAGTAAGAACATGGACGGCTACGGAGCGCTTATTCAGCTACTCAACACGTTGGAGGTTGATAACTGGGAAGACCTCAAGGGTACGTATGTCAGAGCGTCATTCGAGCACAACACAATGAAGAGCATCGGACATCTGATCAAAGACAAGTGGTTTGACTACGAGGAATACTATCAGATGGTCGAAGCCATAGCAGCGAACAGAGCGGAGTGATGAGTACAGAAATCAGAAAGGCATCAACTACGCCGATTCTCTACAACGGCGCAAATGCCGTTTACGCGGAAGTGACCACAATAAGGGGTGTTCAACGTCTGATCACCACAATCGACCGCCTGTGGGAATTGTCCAATCGCAATGATCACTTCATCAGAATCGAAGATCACGGACGGATGGTTGAATGCCACATTGAGCGTATGCACGAGAGGGCATTGAACTCATACACGCGGACTTGTGGATGGGTCGGTTATCCGGGAAAATGCGGTCCGGTGCTTGCGTCCGAAAATCCGAGCGTGATAAAGAATGGCGATATATCGTATTCCGTATCACCTCGCGCGTTCGATGGAACGTTGGTCATGCCAGATGATAGCGACTCTGCGCAGTGTGAGTTCGGGATGTGTATTGGACACATTATCGCAAGCGGCTCTATCGAAGATGAGTATATCGTCTATCCGTGCAGTGGTATGCCAACCTTATTCCCGGATTGGTATATTGATTCCGATATGGAAACCGTTGGCGGCAACGATGGAGAATACCGTATATACGGTAAGCGTTTACATCATTTCTGTACAACGAAATTCCCTATCGACACCAACCCGGACACAAAGATGCTGCCCGAGCGCATCCTTCATACCAACGTGCATTTTGCGCGAGGGCTGATAGATCAGCTCATAGCAGAGTACGATCATGGCGTGACATGGTATCCGAGATGCCTTATCAGTCAGATATACATGGTGAATAACATACTTAATGAGTGCTTCACAACGCCCAAATTCGCGTATGCGGTAAAGACAGATTCCGTGCTCGCGGAATCGCCACGCGATGATTACAGCTATCGCGTTTTCACTGAGTCCGGAACATTTGTGACGAACTCGGTTCTATGCAAGACGGAGAGATGACCAATGGAAGTTATCAAAAGAAACGGTTCGAGGGTCGGATTCGACCCTCACAAGATTGAGGTAGCGATCCTCAAGGCGTTCGCCGAGATCAGGTCGGAGCTGACCGATGACATTAACGAATGCGCAAAGAAAATTGCCGGAGAGATCGGATCGACCGGCAAGGATATGTCTGTCGAGGATATTCAGGATCTTGTCGAAAAGAAGCTGATGGCAACGAAGTATAAGGATGTCGCGAAGGCGTATGTCGAATATCGGTACAAGCACAAGCTTATCCGTGAGTTCAACACGACCGATAAGACCATCAAGGAATTGCTGTGCGGTGAATCGGATTACTGGAATAATGAGAATTCCAATAAGAATGCACGCGTCGTGACAACTCAGCGCGATTATATCGCGGGCATTACCAGTACAGACATTGCGAGACGACTGCTCCTTCCTGCCGATGTGGTTGAGGCGGATGACGAGGGCATTATACATTTCCATGATAAGGACTATTTCGCACAGCTCAGTCTCCATAACTGCGAGCTCGTAAATCTCGAGGATATGCTTCAAAACGGTACGGTATTAAACGGAGTGATGATCCGGAAACCTCACAGACTTCTGACGGCAACGACCATAGCGACACAGATTATCACGGCGGTTACATCATCGTCCTATGGAGGGTGTACGATAAACTTGTCTCACCTTGCGCCGTTTGTTCGCGACAGCTATAACGCTTATATCAAGAAGTATCGTGAGCGTGGACTTGATGAAGAAACGACGAAGGAATGGGCGGAGCTTGACACTCAAAAGGAAATCGCCGATTCGGTTCAGACCTTCAATTATCAGTGTAATTCAATGACCAACACAAATGGTCAGGCACCGTTCCTGTCGGTGTTCATGTATCTGAATGACGCGCCCGAATTTCAGAAGGAAACGGCAATGCTGATCGAGGAGTTTCTGAATCAGCGTCTGCTGGGCTTCCAGAATGAAACAGGACATTACGTGACCCCGGCGTTCCCGAAGCTGCTGTATGTGCTTGATGAGAATAATGTCACCGAAGGATCTGAGTACTGGTGCCTGACAGAGCTTGCCGCGAAGTGTACCGCGAAGCGTATGGTTCCGGACTACATATCGGCAAAGATTATGCGGCGCGATAAGATCGACAAAAACGGCAACGGTAATGTGTATGGTTGCATGGGATGTCGCTCTTTCCTGACACCTTATGTCGATAAAGACGGCAAGCCTAAATACTGGGGGCGCTTCAATCAGGGCGTCGTTACGATTAACTTGCCGGATATCGCGCTTTCATCAGGTGGCGATATGGAAAAATTCTGGAAGATATTTGACGAGCGGATGACGCTGTGCCATAAAGCGCTGCGGTGCCGTCATGAACGGCTCGCGCTGGCAACGTCGGATGTCGCGCCGATACTTTGGCAAAATGGAGCGTTAGCTCGACTTCCTAAAGGCTCTCCGATTCACCCGTTACTTCACGACGGATACAGCACATTGTCCCTTGGTTACGCCGGTCTCTATGAATGCGTGAAATATATGACAGGTGAGTCGCACTCACACGGCAAGGGCAAAGGGTTCGGGCTGAAGGTCATGCAGACCCTCAATGATTTCTGCAAAAAGTGGAAGGAAGAGGAGAGCATTGATTACTCGCTTTACGGAACGCCGATTGAATCCACTACGTATAAATTCGCAAAGTGTCTGAAGAAGCGTTTCGGAGTTATCGAGGGAATCACCGACAAGGATTACATTACGAACAGCTATCACATAAGCGTCCGCGAAAAGATTGACCCGTTTGAGAAGCTCGCAATTGAAGCGGAATATCAAAAGCTCTCGCCCGGTGGAGCGATCTCATATGTCGAGTGCGCCGACCTGACACAGAATCCGACAGCGGTTCTCGAGGTCATGCGGTTTATATATGACAATATCATGTATGCCGAATTGAACACAAAGAGCGATTACTGTCAGGTCTGCGGCTATGACGGCGAGATTCAGATTATCGACGAAAATGGTAAGCTGTCATGGCGGTGTCCGAACTGTGGCAATGAAGACCAGACAAAAATGAATGTCGCTCGCCGGACATGTGGTTACATCGGCACACAGTTCTGGAATCAGGGAAGAACGCAGGAAATAAAGGAGCGTTATGTTCACATCGATAATCACGAGGTGGACGAATGAGATACGCAAGTTTACGACGAATGGATATCTCAAATGGAGAGGGAATAAGGGTATCGCTGTTTGTGTCCGGTTGCAAGGCACGTTGTCCGGGATGCTTTAATCCTGATGCGTGGGATTATCAATATGGCAAGCCATACACAAAAGAGACAGAGAATGAGATTCTTGATCTAATTGTCAGGAACCCTCATATCGAGGGCTTATCGATTCTCGGCGGAGATCCGCTCTGGCAGGAATCCGACGATATGCGGGAACTGAAACGACTCGTTGATAAGGTTCATGACAAGAGCAAGACCGTCTGGATCTGGTCGGGCTTCACATGGGAATCGATTATGATAATCGAACCGGACGATAAATTAGAGGCAGTGCGACAGGAACTGATAAAGTCCTGCGACGTCTTCGTCGACGGACCGTTCATTGAAGAGAAAAAAGACCTCCGCCTGAAATGGCGAGGCTCATCAAATCAACGTGTGATCGACGTGAAGAAGAGCCTTGAGGCAGGACAGATTGTCCTGTATAAAGAAAAGAATACGATCTGACAAAAAAAAATATGCCGGTATGCGATCATAACGGTCGCATCCGGCGGATATGGAAAGGAATTTATGGAATATTCTGAGTTTCTGAAAAATAAGGAACGTTCGGTTCCGTGCTGTGGGTTTACCTTCTCGAAGGATGACATGAACCCGAAGCTGTTCGAGTGGCAGAAGGATATCGTGAGCTGGGCGCTGAAGAAGGGCAAGGCAGCAATGTTCGAGGACTGCGGTCTCGGTAAGTGCCACGGAGCCGGAACGCGTATCATGATGAGAAATGAGAACGGTCATCCCTATTTCAAGAATGTCGAGGACGTGCAGGTCGGCGAGTTCCTGATGGGTAACGACGGAACCCCGCGAAGGGTACTGTCTCTGGCTCACGGGCGCGATGAGATGTATCGGATAACGCTCGGTAACGGAGACAGCTACACCTGCAATTCGGAGCATATCGTCTCGTGTAAAATGGGCGAGGACCATGACGGTCATCTCAAGGGAGAGACCGTAAATATTCCGGTCTACGACCTCATTCGCAAGACCCCGGGCGAGCTTCGCCGATTTTATCTGGGATGGAAGTCAACTCTGGATTTTGATGCTCACGAAACCTCGATAGATTCGTATGTTCGTGGAGCCCGTGCTCCGAATGAAAGCGGGCTTTCAACGTTCGAATCCGACGACATAATATTTTCGGATAAAAGGACAAGAACCGAATTTCTGGCGGGGTTTCTTGACACATGGGGGGAGAGATGCCGTGACGGTCTGATACTTCCGATGGTCAATGACCGTGACGCGAGAATGATGAAGTTCCTGTGCCGGTCGCTCGGTTTCAGTGTTCGTGAGGAAATACTCGAGGGTCGTTTCGGATACACGCATAAGATTGTGATTGGCGGAGACCTGAGATCGATTCCATGCAGAACGAACGTGAACTTCATTCCGGGTTACAGAACGCCGGAGAATCCGCTGTGGTATTCGATGAAGATAGAGCCTCTGGGAATGGGTGATTACTACGGCTTCACCATCGACGGCAATCATCTTTATATGCTCGAGGACTTCACGGTGACTCATAATACGGCACAGCAGCTTGAGTTCGCCCGCATCGTATCTGAGCACACAGAACAGCCGACACTCATCCTCGCGCCGCTCGCGGTATCACGGCAGACCGTGAATGAAGGCAAGAAATTCGACTACAGCGTAAACATCTGCCGCAGTCAGAATGACGTCAAGCCCGGAATCAATATTACGAACTACGAAATGCTCGAGCACTTCGACCTGTCCCAGTTCGGCGGCATAGTGCTTGATGAGTCATCAATTCTGAAACACTACAACAGCAAGACAAGAACGCAGATAATCGAGAGCTGTCGCGGAGTGAAGTATAAGCTGTCCTGCACGGCGACACCGGCTCCGAATGACTTCATGGAGCTTGGCAATCAGTCTGAATTCCTGGGCGTGATGAACCGGACGGAAATGCTCGCGACGTTCTTTGTCCATGACGGCGGTGAAACAAGCAAATGGCGGCTTAAGGGTCACGCGGAGAAGGATTTCTGGGCATGGCTTGCCGGATGGGCGGTCGTGCTTACGACTCCGGCAGATCTCGGGTACGACGCGACCGGGTATGATCTCCCTCCGCTGAATATCCAGTATGTTGAGGTTCCGTCTGACAGACCTGTCGCGTCTACGCTGACCGAGAGAAGGGACGCGAGACGTGAAAGTCTTCCGGACAGGTGCAGAGCGGCGGCGGATCTGATACAGCAGGAGCCTGACGAGCAGTGGCTCATATGGTGCGATCTGAATGACGAGGCGGATGAACTGACGAGGATAATCGACGGGGCGGTCGAGGTCAGAGGCTCGGATAAGACGGAGCTGAAAGAGGAGCGGTTGACCGGATTTACGGAGGGAACCGTAAAGAGACTGGTCAGCAAGCCATCTATCGCCGGGCTCGGGCTTAATTGGCAGGGATGCCATAATATGATCTTCGTCGGGCTCTCGGACAGTTACGAGATGCTGTATCAGGCAATGAGACGCTGCTGGCGTTTCGGACAGGACAAGCCCGTGAATGTTTACATAGTGACATCAACGGCGGAAGGCGCGGTCAGAGACAACATTGACCGCAAAGATGAGCAGTGCAAGAGAATGACGGCGGAGATGGTTGAACATACAAAGGAAATTCTCGCGAAGGAGATAAGGCAGACGGTCCGGATGACAGAACCGTATGAGCCGAAGGTAGAAATGGTCATCCCGAAATGGTTAGTAACAGGAGGATATGCGGCATGAAGGTGCTCGATCAGGTACAAGGAAACAATTATACGCTTTATCAGGGAGATTCCTGCGAGGTTCTCGCGGGGATTCCGGAGAACAGCATTCACTATTCGGTGACGTCGATTCCGTTCGCGTCGCTCTATACATACTCGAACAGTGACAGAGACCTCGGAAACAGCAGGAACTACGCGGAGTTTGCGGAACACTACAGCTTTCTCGGGAAGGAATGGTTCAGAATCATGATGCCCGGACGTCTCGTGTCGATTCACTGCATGAATCTGCCGAGTATGAAGGAGAGGGACGGAGTGATCGGTCTGAAGGATTTCCGCGGAGACGTGATAAGGTGGATGCAGTCCTGCGGGTTCATCTTCCATAGCGAGGTTTGCATCTGGAAGAATCCGGTGACTGAGATGCAGAGAACGAAGGCACTTGGTCTGCTCCACAAACAGATCAAAAAGGATTCGGCGATGAGCCGCATGGGCATCCCGGATTATATAGTGACATTCAGAAAACCGGGCGAGAATCCGGAACCCGTCGAGCACACAAACGAGACGTATCCGGTCGGACATTGGCAGGAGGTCGCGTCTCCGGTCTGGGAGGAGTATCCGTCGCCGGTGTGGTGGGATATAAATCAGAGCAATACGCTCCAAAGAAAGAGCGCCAGAACGGATAAGGATGAACGGCATATCTGCCCTCTGCAATTATCTGTGATTGACCGCTGCATTGAGCTTTGGTCAAATCCGGGTGACGTGGTTCTCGATCCGTTTGATGGGATCGGTTCGGTCGGCTACGAAGCCATTAAGATGGGTCGCCGTCATGTCGGCGTCGAGCTCAAGAGAAGCTATTTCGAGCAGGCGGCACTGAATCTCGCAAACGCGGAGAATGAGGCGAACAAGGAGAATCAGCTGACGCTTGAGGAAGCAGCGCATAGTGGCGAGGTAGTGTAAATGTCAGAAGCAATAGCAGGCACAATAGCGGCATTAATGCTGATTGCACTCTTCGGTAGCGTAGCTATAATTATCGCATGGAGAGAGGAATTTAACTGCAATGAGAACGTAAGAGCGACATATCGTGAATTACGAACCATTTACACAAGTGATCCCGAAAAAGGAAGATGGGAGTTGTTCCGTAACAACGTGCGGTATACGCCTCACAAATCTGATCGTTATACCCGATGTATCGGATTTGAGTTTACGACTCCATGGGGAATGATCGCGTATTACTTCGGACTATATCGCCCCGAGACACGCAAACAACGAAATACTCAGCGCATAACGACGATACTCAAGATCACAGAGGATGTAAGAGACCGTGCCAAAACACACGCCGATGACGAACTCGCAAAAGCGCGTGCCGAGATAAAAGAACTCCGAGAAAAGCTCTCATCCTCTTCCATGTCACAAGACAAGGCGTGGCAGACCAGTGACGCGTATAATACAATACAGACCGCAAGATGGAATAAGCTGCACAACATGGCAGATGGCACCGCTGCGCAGAGGGAAAACAAATGAGACTACCCGACACAGAAGAAATTAATCTTGTCTGTCCGATCTGTGGCAAGGAGTTCACCCGGACAGACGACACGAAGTACATTACCCACGGAGCATACACGTGCTCGTGGGAGTGCTTCCTTAAAACGATCAAGGGAAACACCGATAAAGAAAATATTATAAACAAGAAAGGCAAACAAGATGGAATCGTACTTTGAAATTGTAAAACCGTTCGCACGCAAACACCCGGATACCGATATAACGCTCCCGGTCAGAGCGACCAGACACGCCGCCGCTTGTGATTTCTTCGCTCCGGCGGACGTGACAATCCCGCCGCATAAGATGGTGATGATTTGGACTGATCTGAAGGCAATCTTCGGAGAAAACGAGTGCCTTGAGCTTAACGTAAGAAGCTCGATGGGCAAGCAGCCCGTGATGCTCGCTAACACTCAGGGCTGGATTGACAGCGATTACGCAAACAATCCGGACAACGACGGCAACATCGGATTCAGGCTCTTTAACCTCGGCGATACCGACTATGTTATCAAGAAGGGCGACAGAATCGGACAAGGAAAACTGACTACCTATATACCGATCGGTGAAGAGAGCGGAAACGAGAGAACCGGCGGGTTCGGAAGCACCGGTAAATAACTATATGTCCGAACAGGAGAAGAACATGACGCAGGCGCACGATATTATTGCAGATAAATTGCAGCGATTATCGGCGCTTGTGCGCCAATATCCGGATTATATCCCCATAGATCAAGCTGCTGGATTCCTCAACACAGACGCTGAGTCGTTGCGCACCGCAATTGATCAAGGGAAATGTCCATTCGGATATTCTTGGAGGCGCGATGACAGAGGATATAGGGCGTTCAAGATTCCATCAACAACATTTTATCTTTGGTACACGGCTGGACACATTCAATAATTACATAAATTTTAAGGAGTGTAGCATATGAGCAAACAAAATCCAACCAGTCGGTATGAATCAAAGATAACCATCGGTCAGAACATAGACGGAACGCTGATACGCAAGAGCTTCTATAGCACCAAAAGCAAAGCGGACGCGCGCAAAAAGGCACAGAAGTGGCTTATTGAGCATAAGGCGCAGGACTATATCGGTATAGCCGAGAATAAACAGACTTCCGTGTCCATGCGTGTTTGGGCACAAAAATGGCTCGACGTTTACAAGTACAATAAAGTGAAGTCGACAACATACAAGAGCAGTTACGACCGACCGGTCCGGCTCTATATAGTTCCGTACTTTGGAGATAGACTTCTTGACGATATATTACCGGTCGATGTGCAGCAATTCATATCAAAACTTGAAGCAGAGAAGAGCAAATCACTTTGCGATAAGGTACTACTGTGCCTCGAGGGAATTTTTGAGACAGCACGCGACAATGAATTGTGCCGCAACAATCCATGCAGAAATATCAAGGTAACCAAGAAAAACGTTCTGAAAGAGAGAACCGTCAAACGAGTGTATACTCAGCAGCAGGTAAATGATATTCTGGCTTTTGCACACCACCATAAGTATGGTTTGCAGATGATGCTGCTTCTCGAAACAGGCATCCGTATATCTGAGATGCTTGGTCTGTTTTGGGAGGACATAGACATTGACCGAAAGACCGTGGCAGTACATCGTACCGTGACAGACGATAATGGACAGACGATAATTTCAGAGATTATGAAATCTGATACAAGTAATAGGGTGTTGCCAATCACTGATCAACTGGCGAATGCGGTATCGGAACGGCGCGGCAATAATGTTGGATTTATCACGCGGTCAACTAAACCGCCATATAAAGTACTTAACAATAAGGCGTTCACCCAGAAGCGATACGGGACGTTCTTTGAGGACTATCGCAATCATATCGGAAATCCGAGCTTTCCTATTCTGACGCCGCACGAACTCAGACATACATGTGGCACATTGCTTTACGAAAAGACGCATGACATTTATGCGGTTTCAAAGTTTCTGGGACACGCCAGCATAGATATCACCGTGAAATATTATATGCACAGCGATGTTGAACAGCTTCGAGACAGCTTGATGATGTGATTGATTTAGTTAGACACTCGAATAGTTGCAATATGCAACAGTGTCGTATTTGTGTCGTAATAAGTTAGGTACCAAACTATTTGACTATTACAAGCCTAAGGCTGCATAATATTAAGCATAAGTAACATATCATAGCAAAATATCACATGAATATTCTCTGTAATAACAACCGTTTCATCGAGATTCTACAATTGTCTTGACGACAAAAATACGACAGTAAGGTTCATAAGAGACTCCCCACAGACTCTATCCGCGATATTTCTCTGGTAATAAAATGGGAATCGAGTTTTATCTCAAAAGCCCGAAAACCCGCATAAATACTGGATTTTTTGAAAAAAGACAAAGAGAAAACCCCTCACATACGTGAGGGGTTCTGGCGGAGAAGGAGAGATTTGAACTCTTTTCAAAATGCCTTAAATGCTGGATTTTCCGCACTTTTACGACACCTTGACGACACCTTTGGAAATTCGTAAAAAATAGGGTCACATCACTATTGTGATGTGACCCTAAATTCACACATTGAGACTGAGCCCCTTATTTGCAACAACAACCGCCGATGTTCTTCCGTCGTCAGCAATAACCCCTCTGAGCTCTTCCGCAAAGACGCACTTGTTGTCAAAATCGGAATGCACAAGCAGCAGTTTCGAGTATTGAGCTTTCCCATAAATTTCCATAAGTTCCGACCTGCAAGCGTGTGAACTGAAGCTGTTGAGAATGGTAACTCCGCATTTGTTCGGCGTCAGCACTCCGTCGATTTTCAGAAACCGGTTGTTCTGTCCATCCTTGATGGCGGTCGCGATTGTGTCGACTGCGCTGTAGCCGCAGAACAAAATATGGTTATTGTCTCCGGGCAGCAGCGTCTTAACCCAAGACACGCTACGCCCATTGTTGCACATTCCGGACGAAGCAAGGATAACTGCCGGTTTGTCCGAATTCTGCCAGCTCTGCGAATCTGTGTAATCTATGGCAAAGTTCAGTCTGTCCCATGAGATGACGTCCAACCATTTTTCCTTGTCCCGGCTGATAATCTTTCCCCATATATCACAGACGCTTTCGCCGAGTGGAGTATCAACCAGCACTGGAACATCAAACCCGCACCGTTCAAAAACATCATACAGCACAGTCAGCAGAGTCTGAAGTCGGTCGAGCGCAAACACCGGAATGAGCACCTTTCCGCTGTTCTCGACGCAGGTATTCTGAATGATTGCCTCGATTTTTTCGACGTCCTTGTCACGGTCACGGACCGAATGGTTTCTGTTCTCCCCGGAATATGTGCATTCTCCTATAAGCAGATCACACTTGTCCGGAGCCTCAAAGGGCGATACATAATACTTTCCAATATACGGCGACCCGATATCTCCGGTGTAATGAATGCGTTTGATCAGCCCGTCAAAGTTGAATGTCAGCCGAATTTGCGCCGAGTTCACGATATGCCCGGCAGAAGTAAATTTGCATATGATCTCGTGACACAGACTGAACTCTTCGTCCATATCCCGTTCGAACATGAATGAGAGACACCGTTCGATTTCTTTCGGACCGTAGAGCGGACAAGCCTTGTCGTAGCCCTCGTTCGTCATTTTAATGACATCCGATTGCATGATCTTCGCGGAATCGTACAGCATGAGACGGATAAGGTCCTTGTTTCCCCGCGCGACGTAGATCGGAGCCGTGCATCCGCGCCCATAGAGGACGGGAAGGGCACCGCAGTGGTCAATGTTCGCGTGGGAGATCAGGATAAAGTCGATTTTCTTCGGACTTATCTCCTTGATGACCGAGTGATTGACCTTATAGCTCTCGACAAGGTCGGAACTCTGGTAGAGTCCGTAATCGAGAATGATCCGCCTGTCACCCGCGGTGAGCTGATAGATGCTCTGGGTAACTTCGGATGCCGCTCTGCCGAGACATTCGACTTTGATTTTGCCGGTCTGCTTTTTCATATGGACTCGCCTTTCTTGAAATCGGGTTATTCTGCTTCCGGAGCGTCGGCAGGAATCGGTACGCCGATATTCTCCGCGGCAACAGTGTTTTTCTCAAAATATTTTGTCATGTCCGAGACAGCCTGATCAATCATGTCGCTGATCTGATCCTCGGAAACGAAGAAGGACAGCCACGGATATTTGGCATAGAACGTGGCAATGACTTCCTTCTTTTTGATCTCGCCGGTCTTGGAACCGTATTCTTTCTCCGCTTTGACGCAGAGACTGTATAGAACGTTGTAAATGATCTTCTTTCTTGCGGCGGGCGGTGCTTTAATGAGGTTAACGATAAACGACACAAGCACGAATACGCCGAGCGCGGCAAAAACGATCTCGCCGAAATGATCTACGATAAATGTCATAAGTTCCTCCTGCGTCTGTTACTCTGCGCGAGTAGAGACGCTTTTTTCATATTCATCGGATGTTTCTTCCTCGGTTGAGCCTTCGTCCGGCTTCTTAAACCACGAGACAATGGTGTCCGCGACCTTGATACCCGCGAGACAGCCGCCCTCGACCTTAAAGAATCCGAAGAATTCCTGTACAAGAGTGTCCGGCACCGCGCCGGTGACGAGGTAAACGACAATCATTGTGATGGTAAAGAGGATCATCAGAATGAAAATGACCGCGATGATTTTCTTTGAAAACTTTATCGCGGCGTCGAGAAGCCACGTCATACCCTTTCGAGATATTTTGTTGCTACCCATGAGTTGATGCCTCCGAGAAGTGCGCACTCGACGTTATCAAATGTTGCGACAGAGATGACGTCGTATTGTTTTGTCCGGACGCCATACGGGACGTTCGCGCCTTCGGTGTATCTGGCTCCGGGCGCTTTGTATTTTGCCTGAGCTTTGATTTTGACCTTGGAGGATTTCTCAATGGTCTGCCCGATAAGCTTGTCCTCGTCGAAGTAGCCGTAGTTCGCGTCGAATTTGACGCCCCCGATTGTGACGGTGCCGTACTGCCAGATTTTCATGTTCTTGACCGCGAAGGGTTTGGAGACGCCCCAGTGAGCGAGCCAGATGTTGTCGCGGTCGAATGCGTTGTGGATGAACTTGTACTGGATATAGTTCGGGTTTGTGTAGAGCATGGTCTCAAACCCGGCGCTTTTGACTATCGACATGAATTTTCTGACGCGGTTCGTGAGAGTAGCCTTGTCAAGTTTGCCGCAGTAGGTCGGATCCTCGACATCGACAGCCGCCCAGAGTTTGATCAGATGCTTGTACGGCTTGATGGTGTTGATAAAATGGTTCGCCTCGGCAACGACCTCGTCGTCGCTCTGAGCGGTGAAGTAGTGATAAACGCCGATCTCAAGTCCTGCCTTGGAAGCACCGACGATATTTGTCTTGAATTTTGAGTCCGTGAAGCAGAACAGCTTGCTGTTAGACACGCTGTGCCCCTGGGTCGCTTTGATAATAGCAAACGAGTTGCCAGAATGTCTGACGGTCTGCCAGTTAATGTTGCCTTGAAAGACCGAGACGTCTACGCCTTTTTGCATTTTTTTCTCCTTTCTTGTGTCTATCGTACACAATATACAGTAATAAGCCTTTCTGAAAACAATCGCATCATTGCGGTTGAAATAAAATAGAAAGGAAAGCATAAATGCTTTATCTTATTGCTGCATCCAAAATTACTTGTGTAATATTGACAATTCATGGAATTGTTCAATTGGTCAACAGATTTGTCAACGAAATGCCCCATTTGTCAAACGGCTTTTATACAGATCTGGCATTCATGATTATTTCACTCATACTTTCAGTGATTGTTCCGGAGATATCAATGGCGATTGACATTATATTACTGATCATAAGATTTATACGCTACATAATCAAAGAATTTTCGTCAAGATAATTGCAGAACGGTAAGAAATGCCCGGCGGGATTTCCCGCCGGGCACATCATTTACGCCTCAGCCTCAGCGTCAGCAGTCCCACCGAACTCAGTGGGTACAAGCTCCGGCAGACCGGCGTCCTCGATGAGGATCTTCGCGACCTGCGGCTTGAGCTTCTTCGGGACCTGATCGAAAGAGGTTTTGCCAAGAATGACACGGCAAGCGAAAAGTTGAGCTAACATAGTTTGCTCCTCCTTAGAAAATAAAAAAAGAATCAAGAGCCTTTCGGCAATTGATCTTAACATAAGTTATCACCGCCTTTATGCGGGAAGAATGTCAGGCGTAGACTACGCCCGCCATTTCTACGATACACTCTTCAAGAGTGGAGTTTTGTGTTTCGAGAGCGGAGATCTGCGCGGTCATGCTCTTGACTTCGGTTTGCAAGATTTCAACGTCACTTTTAGGTACTGTTGTGACTTTTTTGATATAGGCTTTGCAGATTTCGTCCTCATCCGTCAGATTGTCGGGATTCGGAATCATGGAAATCGGCATACAGTCGATAATGCTTCCGTCTTCACGATAGAACAGATAGCTGTTCTCAGTAGCAAAAAGCGGGTTGTTCAGCTTTGCTTGTTCAGCAGTAACGTCATATATCGGCGACTGCTTGTCCCATTTTGAGTATGTCATTGTTTCCCTCCTCGATTAGAATGGCATCAGGTATACCGTTCCGATGAAGGTATAATTGCGACTGCCGAAAGATAGATTATTTCCCGAAATGGAGGCTGCGGTAGCATCTCCAATAGGAGTATGAGAACTTTGATGGGATGCGTAATTGCCATAGTCCAAGATGGTCTCACCGTACCAGTTTTGATAGCTGTCAGTCTCCTTGAGATGGTATGATAATATCATCGCATCATTTTTGTTAATACAGCCCCAGCTCACGCATGATGGTATATCATCATAGTTGGCGTTGATGCTTTTTAGGCTTCCGTTGAGAAAGTAGATGTACCTACTATATGTCAGCGGGATTGAGTATTTATTGCTCTTATAGCTTGCTGTCGTGATGTTGTAGACAAGAAATTCGCCGCTCGGGACGTCATCAATTGATAACGCCCCGATATTCGTCCGAGCCTGAGCTTTCTGTGTATCCGTGAGAGTCTGCTCAATAAACTCTACAGCAGTAGATTCGCGGGGGGTAAGATTAAAAATCATAGTTTATTCTCTCTTTCTTAACATATTAAGCATAGACGACGTTCGCGATCTCAACGATACACTCTTCAAGTGTACTGTCCTGTGTCTCAAGCGCGTCGACTTTTGCTTCAAGAACTGTCACCCTGTCGGCGGGCTTAGGCTCTTCCTTTGGCGGATTAATGAGTTCAAAGCCGCCGAATTCTTTGCCCGGGTGTTCCTTTTCCCATTCAGCCGCTATACTGACAGGCTTCGGCTTGTGCCGCTGCTCGTCTTGATATCTCGCCCACGATTCCGCGAGCCACGCGTGTCTGTGTTCTCTCATGACGTCTTCCGGAACCATGAGAGTCTCTTTGACTTTCTGCCTCGTATATCTCATAGTTGTCACTTCCCGATGATCACGATATTTGCCGTAAGGGAAGTTGTCGGTACACTCTTGCAAGTGAATGTCAGTTTGCCAGCCGCCTGCGAGGAGCACTTTACTCCGGCTTTGACCCACGCGTCCTCAGACGTGGTGGCGGGTGCGCAGATGATTGTGTCATTTACCGCGACTCCGCTGACGCTGACGGTCTGCGAGTTGCTTGACCATCCGGATGCCCTCAGGGTCGCCGTCGTGCTTATGACTTTTTTCTGCTTCTCATCGAGAGCAGCCTTGATTATTTTGTTTTGAACGCTCCTCGTACTTGTCGAGGAGAGAGCCGTATCTATGAGCGCTTCGTCGTCATAGGGAAGGGCGGTGAATTTTTTGGTTCCGTCGCCGGTTTTTGTCCTTATTTCGCCTGCGCTTGTCACCACGAGTATCCGCTCGCCGTCGAGCAGTACCGGGTTTTTGTTTGTCCAGTTTGACGCGGTGTCCTTCTTGAATTTGATCCGCGCGTTCAGCGTTGTTGTCGCCATGATTCCTCCTTTTGGCAGAAAGACCGCCCCGTCCGGAGACGAGGCGGCTTGCCTGAAAATTTATTTGGTTCAGATTACGGTCGAAGAGGTGCCGCAGTTGAAGATGATGTAGTCACCTGCGGTCTGGACAAGATCCTTCGCGTTACCGCTCTTTGCTACCACGTGGAGCTTGCCGATTTCGGTGTCGGCGTGGTCCTTCGCGTTCTTCTCGGCAGCGTCCCAGTTCGAGACCTTGGTCGCGGTGATGCCGTCGAGAACGGTCTTGTTGGCGTGGGTGTGCTTTGCGGTCTCAAGAGGCGTGACGCGATCGGCGAGAGCGGTCAGGTTTGCCGCGGTCGCGTAGTCGCCGATGTGGAGAGCGGCGATAGCAGCCTCGACATAAGCCTTTACGGTCGCGTACTCGGTGCCCTGAGCGTTCGTGCCGAGAGTAACCTTGGTCTGAAGAGCCTGAATAGCGGTCTTCATCGCGGACGCGTCGTCCGGATGATCCTGAATCCACGCCGCGATTTCCTGAAGTGTGTCGAGGCTGTCCTTTGCACCCTCCGGAATGAGCTGCTTTGCGAGCTCTTCGTTCGCGATGGTTCTCGCGGACTTGCCGGTATCGGTGCCGATAAGGGTATTGACCTTGTCACCTACGGGTTTGACCTGCTCGTCGGCGTACTTCTTCGCGCCCTTGATGGTGTCCTTGGACGAAGCGTCGCCAGCAGCACCGATGAGTGCCGTCTTCACACCATCAGCGGCACCGGCGGTGTCGTAAGCGTCAGCGTCGGTGAAAGCGGCGGAACCGAGACCATGCACAGCGACGTCGACGCCGTTGAACTTGACAGTACCGTTCTCGGTGCCCTCAACACAGGTGTAGGTGATGGTGATGGGATCCCCGACATCGGTCCACGCGGTCGCGTCCTTAGCCTTCGACTGGAGCTTGAAGGAGTGATCGTTAACCTTTACGACCTGGAACAGTGTATCGGTGTCCTTGATGGTCGTGTTGATGTAGTTCTCGAGCCCGGAGATCTCGTCAGCTGTATAGCTCGGCTTCTCGGCTGCTTTCGCCCATGC